TCACCTTCAGTAACATCTTCATCATCAATTGCTGCTTCAACTAGTGTATCACCTTCAGTAACATCTTCATCATCAATTGCTGCTTCAACTAGTGTATCACCTTCAGTAACATCTTCATCATCAATTAATGCTTCAACTAGCGTATCACCTTCAGTGACTCCTTCTGTAACAGTTTCAGTGACTCCTACTGTAACGGCTTCAATGATCGAGTCACCTTCAGCTGTTTCATCTTCATTAGTATTTTTGAATACACAAACAATATCCCCTTCTACATCTATTGAACGTTCCACTTCTTCAACGTACTCGGGCACTTATTTTCGTCCTCAAACAACTATTAATTCAGGTAATGAAGAAGCTGCTAAAGAAGCCTCTAAAGTATCTACTGGAACGGCATTGGCTGGTGCAGGTGCTGCTGTTGGCGCTATTAGCGTGGCTGTCGCAGTTGTTCAAAACTTAAGAAAACCCAATACTTCGGTTAATAATAATGATGCAGACGCTGATGACAACAGCGGCAGAAATACTGACAATGACGGCAACGACGATGACGACAACAACAAGCGTCGTGTGTCTGACAATAATAACGGCGATGACAACGGTGGTGACGAAGACAACCGTAAAACTTCTGACGAAAGCCGTGACATCAATAATAACGACGATGATGACTACAGAAGAAGAGAAGGAGAAGACGATTACAGAAGAGAAGGAGAAGATGATTACAGAAGAGAAGAAAAAGATAGCTTAGCCATCAAAATTAAAAAACCTTTAGAATCCACTAAACTGGAACTAAGTCCCGAAGACTTTGAACAGATTACTCAAATGCTTAGACAGAATAAGAAGGATTTTAAGATCTTGTAATATACTTCTGAAGTCTTGTAGTCAACTCTTCTGTTGAGATATCTGAAGTAATACGTTCAACATTCGCATGTAGGTCTAGCCATTCATGATGAGCTTCATCAAGATTTTCAAGATACTCCCGAGAAATGTTTTCTTCTCCAGGTCTTCCGCGAATCTTAATGCGGTCAACACATGTTTCTACGTCTGTCGTAAGCCAGAGAATACCGGCAACATCCATTGTTCCAAAGTTGTCAAACCACATGTTGTACAGCTGCATTTCCATATCATCAATAATTTTGTCTTTGTGAAGCATCTTTGCAAAGACAAACTTATCGGTCAGAATAGACCTTTCGGTAATATACAGTTTGTATCCAGGATTCTCCTTGATAGCTTTGTTGATATGAATAATTCGTGTCAAGATTGCTGCGTTCTGAAAAGTATACGCCCACCTACGCTGATCTTCGTAGAAGTGTTGGAGGATATTCTTTCCGTTTACATTGAACTGTTCCCATACACCTACGGGCTCTTCGATAACATACACATCAGGAATACACTTCAACTTTTTAAGAAGAGTAGTCTTTCCTGCACCAATGTTTCCGTCCAAAGAGATTACAGACATTTTAGTTGATAGTAAAAAATTTTGGATACCTAACCTGTATCCGTTTTGCTATTTTATATCAAAAGTCGTTTTGCTATTTAATTATGTTTATACGATGTAGTTTACAGTAGGAGTAGGAGTAAACATCTTCTTACTCTGATCGTATGTTAAAGGATTATTTTTGGTTTCATCATTAAACTTAACGACCTTAGAGTTCTTTGCAACCCTTCTGCGATGCTGAGCATATTTTGCTCCACCGACCACACCAACAACTGCGAGAATAGCACCAAACACTACAGCGATACCAGTGACAGCACCAAAGTTATTGCTTCCAGTATTTGAAGTAGTGATACCATCTCCAGAAGGAGCATTGGCTGCATTTGCAGACACATCTACAGATCCAGAACCTACGGAAGAAGCGAAGTCAATGATTGCAGGATCAGAAGCAATAGCCGCTTGAACAACAGTAGGATCTACAGTGAGAATTTCAGCAGTAGGATCAGTCATCGTATAGTCCACAACAATATCGCCATTAACAGACTGAAGCATACGTGCAAGAGCAGGCACAGGAGTATCAATCTTGTAACATCCAATCAGAGGAACTTCAACACTTGAAAGCTTTGAAATATCAATTGGAACGCTGTATTTTGTTCCGTTAATGTATCTTGCGATGGAAGTGATCGATACCTTTTCAACATCAACATGGAACATACATGCAAGATGTACCTGAAGTTCCTTCACCTTATCGATAGTTGTAATGGAAGCACGAGGGAAAGTAAGAGCACCGGTGATAGAAGTTCCGAAGAGAGGCTTCTTGGTCATGATAGGTGTGAACCAAGGGAATCTTGAGAATTTAGGAGAAGGACGAGGGCTCATGGGCGGAGACACTCTGCGAGAAGGAAAGGCAACAGTAATAGCAGCATCACTGATGGGAGAGCGATCGGGAGAAGAAGAAGGAACACTAGAACGGGATGCATCAATCTGCTTCTTATACGTCATGCTAGGCGTAGATGAAACAGAAGGGCATGGGATGTACTCTGCTTCAGCCTTAATGACGCATTTCGAACCGTCAAGAGTAAACCTTCTATCCTTGCACCAATATCTGATAGTAGAACCTCCACTCTGACCTTCAGGGGTATCGGGATAGTCAACAACCTCATATTCAGCATCAGTCTCATAGAAACAAATGGGAACCCTAGATTCTGCGGTTACAATGAGTTTGTATACAAATTCAAGGTCGATAGGACATACCCAATCTCCGCAAGGAGCATTTGAAGGGCTGGCAGAATATGTATCGTCCTCAACCTTAGGAGTCATAGAAGGACTGGCAGAGTATGTATCCTGCTGAACTTTAGGAGTCATGGATGGAGAAGAGCTCTCACGATTCACAATCTCTTTAGGAGTATTTGAAGCACTGGAACTGGGTACAATTCTGAGAGTCATAGAAGGGCTTGTAGAATATGTATCCTGCTGAACCTTAGCTGTCATTGAAGGAGTACGAGTAGAACTGGGATCAACCTTAGGAGTAGATGAAACAGAAGGGCAAGGAGTCCATACTGCATCAGTAAAACCCTCGCACCAATATTTCCGACTTTCAACAGCTCCTTGGATAGTAATCAACTTTGTGCCTTTGGGACAGTAGTAGTCATTCCAGAAACCACCTGTCTGACCTTCAGGACCGTCTGGAAGAGTAATCTGATTGTATTCTGCTGATTTGTAATATTTGCAAATTACCTTTCCATTTACATTGGTTACTTCATATTCAGCAGGGCATACCCAGATATTGCAGTCAGGTTTGCGAGTGTAAAGAGGTTCTACAGGACGGTTGGTATAGTCAATAACATCGACATTAGAAGGTCTGGCAGAAGGGCTTACAGTACGTTCAGTGTCAACAACCTTGGGAGTGTTGGAAGGGCTGGAACTGGGGACAATCTTAGGCGTCATTGAAGGAGAAGAACTCTCACGATTCACAATCTTAGGCGTCATTGAAGGAGAAGAACTCTCACGATTCACAATCTTAGGCGTCATTGAAGGAGACTGAGTACGTTCTACAGCAATAGTATCAACAACCTTGGGAGTCATAGAAGGAGAAGAGCTCTCACGATTGATCACAACCTCTTTAGGAGTATTCGAAGCACTAGAACTGGGTACAACTCTGAGAGTCATAGAAGCACTAGAGCTAGGGACAACCTTAGGAGTATTCGAAGCACTAGAACTGGGTACAACTCTGAGAGTCATAGAAGCACTAGAACTAGGTTCAACTTTAGGAGTCGTAGAAGGGCTAGAACTCTCACGATTGATCACAACCTCTTTAGGAGTATTCGAAGGGCTTTCACGAGTCTCTACAGATGAAGGAGAAGGTGAAGGTGAGCAAGACTGAGGTGAATACAGAGTAGTGTAGTCGTGTACGCATGTGTTATCCGAATGCAGAACATAGTTTGAATTACAAGTACCATTGATGGCATCTGTAACAATTCTGCACGAGATTGTCTTTGTCATAGAGTTGTATGCGTAAGGAATGCCTCCCTTTGTACAAGGATTGAAACAGAGTGAAGGGACTGTGGATGAATGATCATATGGGCAAGGTACATAACCGCACGCAGTCAAATCACCAGAAGCGCATCGTCTTGCAAGAATCATGCATTCGTCAGTTGCATCATTACAGCACTTGTTCGGAGTTGTTGAAGGAGAATGTTGTTCGAACACTTGTACAGGAGAAGGCGAAGCTGAAGGGCAGTCTGTAAAGAACTGAACAGCAGGGTACGACATCTCACATAATGCATTTACAGGATTAAAGATATATCCTGCAGGACACATACCATCTGCTGTCATAGGCACACTATCGATGCATTTTCCATTTACAAGACTTCCACCCTGAGGACAGGGATTGCAAGAGTCCACTACTACAGAAGGTGTTGATGAAGTGCAAGGAAGTATGCTACAGTAATATCTGTTTCCAGAAAGACAGAGCTTTGCATACTCTTCACACTGAACAGCCCCTGAACAACATGGGGCTGGAGTACTAAGAGCATTAAGCTGTCCGTTAACGGAAATCGCTGCAAAAGCTGCTAATGCTTTCAACATGTCAGGGTTTGTATTTCTCAACGAAAAAAATGTTCTTTATCCGTTTTTGTCTTTTCTTTTTTTGTATTTTTTGTATTATTTAGAAAGCTTCAATCGCATCAATCCATGGTCCCCAGTTAGCCTCAGGGATCCCAATCTCTCTCATATACGCCTTTGCACGCTCAACCTTGTTTCCTTCTGAATCCATAGCAATCGCTGAAATCTTGTTCTGCATCATCTCATGCTTTGAGACGGGCGGTGCAATGCCATCAATGTATCCGCTCAGAATGTTGCAGATCCTTGACAGATTGCCCTGTGAGCACATGCCCACGTTGTCTGTGAGCTCCTGTGTGACACGCTCATAGAGCTCGGTCCTTTCTGGGTGTTTTTCGACATATGCAACCACAGCATCGAGAGCCCTGGTATACGCCTTGTCAATCTCATAAATGTTTGCTTTTTCTGTATAGAACCTCACAGCCTGCATAGTGGCGGCATCAGAGAGGTTGCAGTTGGTCAGCACCAGCCCGAGTGTCTTCTGGTTGGCGGGCACCTCTATGGTCATCAGAGTATCGAAGATCTGCTTGATGTAGGATACAGTCGAGGTTCTGTGCACGTTCTGGCTATCGTTGCCGAATACCACCAGTTCCGCCTCTACCCTGACCATCAGACCTGTTGAGAGTGTATTGATGTGCACCTGACCAAGAAGGGTCAGGTTCCTGAAAGCTCTCATGAACTCCTCCTGCAGAGGAATGGTAAGTGCATTCCATCTGTTGGCGAGACCACGCCTCAATTCTCCTGTGACATGATCCTCATTGTAGAGATCATTGAGAGGTACAAACATGCCAGCCCTATCGAATCTCGCACGAAGATATTCGAACCAGTCGTGCATGAGAGGAATCTGATGCTTGAGCTGGTTAGGAACACGACCTTCAGCTCTCAATACACCTCCACGCTGGGAGTGGTATTCCTCGATCTCCTTCTTGAACTTTGCAGCGAACTGACCGAGATATCCAGGATAATCTTGACGGACCACTGCTTCCTGAGCTTCCACACGTTGGATGGCTCTTGTGATGATCTCCGGTGTACGAGGCATTGGTACTGCGAAGAGATTGACAGGGGTGATGATCCTGTGTCTGAAATCCATTGAAACAATGAAGTTCGCCCTATTTTGTAGAAACTGAAGAGCATTGGCATTATCAGAGTTCTTGTGCATTTTGCACTTGTCTGATCCGACCTTGGCTCTGTTGATACAACAGAATCCATGAGCGGTAATTGCGTTACACTTAAGCACTGGCATTTTGGGTTAGTCTGCACTCCTGCGACTAGGGTTTAACGAGTGATGTTCACTTTCTATACCTACTTATGAATCCGTTTTCATGAGTAAAAGACACAAAAATGGATTTAATATTTTGTTAGTTTTTGAAATATTAGTTAAAAATGGAGCGCGTTTTAAGGGGTCTTCAAGAATCTTTGGATGCACAAGTTCATCAACACGCTGAAAACAATCTGGATGCATTCAATTTCGGATTCTTCAGCGTTATAATGGCTGTTGCTGCCGTTGGTGTCTACTACAAAAAAGAGTTAGGTATTATTCGTGAAAGGTTTCAAAATTATGAAGAAATAGATTTAGTGTAGATACTTTCTGATAATCATTTCAGCTTCCTGATATGTAAGATTTCCAATCTCACACGCAACTTCACACAATCCTGTGTGGATTTTTTCCCATTCCGCATCATCCCAATTCAATCTTGTTTCACGCTTACTGTTACCGGGAAAACACTCCAACAGAACACCATCAATCTCGCCCTTCATCTTCATGTAGCATCTAAGCTGTACAAGATCATACGGAGGAGGCTCCTTCCAGAAACGCTTCCTATTTTTAGTCTCTAGAATAGCACCATCCTGCATTCCATCAATGTATCCGAAAAGCGTATATTCGGGGCACTCGAAGTATGCGCGATCGCCTCTGTTTGAAACCTCTTTTCCTGTAGAAGCAGCGTGTGCATCTTCAACAATGCTCTCCATACGTGTACCTCTCTGTTTCTGGATCTCTTGACTCATAAGATCCACAACAACAGTCTCTTGAAGCTTTTTGACTTCCTTTTCAACTGTTGTTTCCTTTCTCTGAATACGTTCGGCAGCAGCCTTGAATTCAGGAGTTGTGACTTCGCCATCAAGAGCACTTTTAAGAAGGGACTCTGATGCATCTTTCTTGAATGTCTTGATAGTATTGACGATATCAGTTTGTGTCGTAGAAGCCACAGCAGCAGTCACCGCCTTTTCCAAACACTGCTTGGCAACAACAGGCGCCGATTCCAAAATTTCACCTGCGGTCTGACCTCCTGTTTCCAGCTTAACAAACTGAATAAGAGGCTTGAACTTGTTGATCTTTGAAATAACACGAAAGATAGCCTCATCCTTCTCTTTGAACTTATTAAGTCCGAGAAGGGCAGCAACCTCTGATGCGTAGAACACTGGCATTTTATTGATGACTGCACAACCCTTCTAAACTTCAATCCGTTTTACTCAAAAAAATGTATTCTTTAGAACAAATGAACTTTACTATCGGTAACGTCTTACAAGGTTTAATCGGTGCGTTTTTAGTGTACACCGCAGTTCGTGCGTTAATGTACCACAGTAGAATACTCAAGACTGCAGGCAAGATCATAAGCGGTTTAATGATCGTGGCTGGTCTTTACATGTTATACAGTGCTTATAAGTCTGCTTCTACTCCTGAAGTCTTTTTTGGAGCTGGTCGCAGAAAGTATTAAACACTTTGAATGAACTCCCAAGAAAGATACTCGCAGATCTTCTTCCAGATTTGGTCGTGACTAATGAGTCTGTCTCTTGATTTAAGAAGAGTGAAATGTACCTTATATTCATCAAGTTCAAGGAGTTCCAAAAACTTGTAGATAATGTAGGCATAACTCAAAAAGTTTCTACGATCATCTGGACAGTAGAGCAAAAATGGTGCCTGAATCTCTTGGAACATTGCTCTGATCTTTTCTTCAATTTCAGCAGTGATTGTAGGTGGAGGGTTTCCATTCAAACGGCTAAGAATATGAGTAGCGTGTTCATAGTATCTGTTTCTTTCCAGTTTCTTCAAAATGTCCCTAATATCCTGTTCCGTAAGGGATGCGATATTATCGATACGTCTCTTTTTGATTTCACAGATGACTTCATTCATAACTTCATCTGGAATCTTTGTACTTTCCTTTGCCTGGAACTGATTCAAGATCTCATTCAAATGGTTCATCTTCTTGTACGCATAATTATTGCGCTCCTTTGGAGGATCTCTAAAACTAGGAGAATCAGAAACAACCAAAGAATACTCTTCCGATCCGCATTTGGGGCAAACCAATATACCTTCTGCAGTAAGCTCTTCGCGAGGCAAATTACACAAGCTACAGTGTTCAGCCATCTTCTTGAGTGTTTCCGCCGCCTCTGTAACAACCATTCCGTTCGACATTCCCATACGTTGAATGTATTCGTCAAAGATCTTCTTCTTCGTGGGTACTTCGCCACTTTCCGCAGGCTGAAAAAGCTTATCAAATGTTGTAAGCGATGCACCTGAAAACACGGCAGCTTTCGGAGCAGTAGTCTTCTTCTGTTGAGCATAATATTCCAACATAATGTCTCCGTTTTCAAGATAGTATTTAGTCAACTCATTTCCGCTTTTGTAATCTCGTATAGCTTTCTCTGTTTCAGCAATATCCTTCTCTAAAAGTGAGAGCTTCAAAACATGATCAAACTCAAATGAACCAGAAGGTATCTTCGACTGTTCAAGTTTCATCTTCTCTAGCTTTTCTTCTAGTTCTAGAATAGCTTCCGGATTCATCTTTTTTTTTAGAATCTCTACATGTGTTTGATGAAGAGAGTCCAAAGTGCCTTTTGTTTTTACATTCGTACTTCCAGATTCTCTAGCTTTTTTAACTTTGAAGACATCCGCCATTTACTTAAAGTTAATTACGTCTTTTGCTGAAAGTATGTTTTTCTTAGACTCTATTTTTTGCGAATACAACTCCTACTATTGCCAATACAGCTGCTCCAAGAAAGAAGTGAGGGGTCAAATCAGTATTGTTGGCAAATTTAAAAGGACGACTAGCATATTCTGAAGGCATGAACTGAGAGCTGAAAGATTCGATTGTTGATGCTTTTTCCATCTCTGTGTCGATGGTACAGTTGTCTATATGCGATTCAAATTCGGGTGTCACATACTTTGAAATATTTTGAGGATTCTGACCATTCGCATCCGTACAAGGACAGCTGTACGCTCTGCATGGAGGAACACCGTCCATCATAAGGGCGCGAATAGGCTTGACAGGATTTAAAGAAAGAAGATCTCCAAACATTCCAGGAATGATACCATCAAACTGATTCGCATCACCGCCAAGAGCATCTTTCAAACTCTGTGGAAGAATATCAGATCCCTGCATACGATTGTCAACATAAGACCATCTGGGTACTGTTTGTCCGTTAGGAGCTTTACACATTCCACCTGTCTCCACAAATGTAGCGTTACCTAAAAGAGGACCAGTCAAAAGCTGTTCAGTATATGTCGTGACCGCACTTGCATTCGTAAAAACTTGACCTATATCACCAGAAGAACCTACACCTAAACTTGCAGGACTTTGAATACCTTGAGTATAGTCGAAAGAAGGACCCAAAATACGGTTTGTCAAATCTGTAGAATCGCCGGTTTGAATATCATCCCAAAGAGAATTTCCACTAAGTTCTGCCATATTATGTTTAACCGCTCTTTTTTGCAAACTCAAATAACTGTTTCTGAAACGCCACATTAGTCAAGACACACGGTCTTTGAGATGCCATGGTCTGTACCACCTTTTCTACAGGAACTCCAAACTTTCGTACAATGTATCCTGCAGCAAGAGCAGCTGATCTGTTCATACCAGCTTGACAGTGCACATACACATTCTTGCATTCCGGATTTCTCAGATATTTGTCCATTGTTTCTTTAAATTCATCATACCATCTGTCATAGATATGAACATCAGTAGAGTCGATTGCATTCAAACATTTGTATCTATCCGGTGGTAGAATAACCCTGCACGCACTTTCATCCGCACAGTTCAGAACATGTGTTATACCAAAGGAATCCATATACTCACAGGTCAAACGCTGACCATCTCCAACGATTATACGAGAGAAGGGTGTTGTTACAGGATCTGCAAACGGACCTCGAGTTCGAGACCTGTATTTGGACAGGATTTCTCCAACAGGATTGTTCATACCACTACTTGGTACTCCGCTAACATACTGAAACCCCATTAATGAACACTCACAAAAACGATTTTGAATTAGAACACTAATGAAAACGGATTTAAAAGTACCCGAGGAAGTTGAATAGCACTCGTTAAACATTTAGTCGCAGGAGTGCAGACTAGTATAAGATGTCTACTTTCAAGCCTATGCTCGCTTCAAACGTCGAATTGGAATCCGTGATCTACCCCGTGTACGTCACCCCCAAGTATGATGGTATTCGTTGTGTTATCCGCGGTGGTAAAGCTCTCTCCAGAAAGCTCTTGCCCATCCCCAACAAACATGTTCAGAAAGTACTCGCAGAATGCCCAGACAACCTCGATGGAGAGTTGATCTGCCATGGCAAGACATTCAATCAGATCCAATCCGAGATTATGCGCGATGATGGAGAGCCCGAGTTCTCCTTCTATGTGTTTGATATCATCGACACAAAGGCACCCTATCTCGATCGTATGGAAAAGCTTGAAGATATGGAACTCCCTCCTTGCTGCAAGAAGGTGATCCCAAATGAAATCAACAATGAAGAAGAACTACTTGAGGCTGAGCGCGAAGCCGTTGAAGAGTATGATTTTGAAGGACTCATGATCCGCTCAGGCGACGGTCCTTACAAATATGGCAGAGCTACTGCTAAACAGGGCTATCTCAGCAAGCTCAAGAGATTCACAGATGCTGAGGCAACAATCATCGGATATGAGGAGCTTCAGCACAATACAAATGAACAGACCCGCGATGCTCTCGGACACGCAAAGAGATCTCACAAAAAAGAAGGTATGGTCCCTGCAGGTACGCTCGGTGCTTTCATCGTGCGTGATGGAGAGAAGACATTCAAAGTGGCAACAGGTATGACTGCTGCAGAAAGACAGGAATATTGGGACAACAGAGATGATATGATCGGTAAACTTGTAAAGTACAAATTTCAGGAATCAGGTGCAAAAGATTTACCTAGATTTCCTACATTCTTGGGCATCAGACATCCCGATGATCTTTAATGTCGAGCATACGCAAGACCAGCCATTCCATGCATGATTCTAATACAATTTAGATTTTTTGCATATACTGTAGTTGTATGTTTTTCACCTTCAGTATCGTAATGAAGATCAACATCATCTACTCTTGAAAGGTTCAACCCTTTTAGGTCGCAATGCCACAGATCTCCTACTTTGTGTAGACGAACACGACAATCAGATTTATTCATAAATTCGAGATACATATTTTTGGCTGAAGGTGCATCAGTATCAACCCAAATATCTGTAGTAGGATGATTGAAATCTAGTTCAATATGGGCACAACCTTTCATTTTCATCGTAACGCTCCGGTCATCGTAACAGTTAATCCAATACTCATGGGCGGTTCTGTGATAATACGGTTCAAACTTATGAACATCGTATGAAATGGTTGTAGGCTCACTACATGTTGTGATAATTTTAGAATGCTGAAACTGAAGGGCGGGGATAACACATTGCTGAAAACAAGCAAATGGATACTCTTCTTTTAGAACATACGGTCTAGTTTCATCGAAAACAGCAGCGCCAATGCTTAGTGTCATTTTTTCTACATTAGCAATGTCTGAAACGATACGCAAGTTTTTGTATCCATAATTATTTTCAGCATCATCCTTTTCAAATTTGTAAATAGTATGACCTGCAGGAAAAGTATAAGTACGCGTTTCTACGTATTCAGACTTGTCCTCTTCTTTGACTCTTCTTTTATATGAGTCATCTTGAATACCAGTAGCCACTGATTTTAGAGTATCCAGAAACTCATCTTCAGTCATTTTTATGAAACCTGTATGTCTTCTTTAAATTAGAGGTTGAAGAAGAGATTGCAGAATATAAATAGTAACGACACCTAGCGCTCCTAAGAATGCTGCTCCATATACAGAAACGATTCCAGATCCACTGTAGGCATTAGGGATATAACGAAGGATCAGAGACTGAACCTGGGTTAATGATAGAAGACCTACGCCCAAAAAGATAGCAACATAGGTCATGATATTCTTCAGGATACTCTTAACGGCAGGAGCAGGCAGTACACCACCCATAGGAGGGGGAGGAGAATAGGTCTGAGTTCCGGGAGTCATTACAGGAGTGTAAGTCGTGGCGGAAGGCAAAGGTGGTGCAGACTGTGAAGAACCTCCTGTGGGGAAAAGTGCGTCAAGCGGCGTAGAGTCCATTTATGTTACGAAACTGAAATTACCTAGAGGGTTCGGACGCATCCGTGATTCTGTACCTGTAACATTTCCCGTTAACTTTGTTGATAGAGTTCACAAGTTGATCAGCAGGTACAGCAGGAATAACATATTCTGAACGATTACGATGAAACAAAAGTATTGATAATCCAACGCCTATCACAAATGAAAAAAACATATTTGCTCTAGGATTTTTAACAACATCCGCAATAGTTATTTTCATTTGTCTAACATTGACATCAGATTTAACGAATCCACTTCGCCAGTACAAGGTACCTCGATAGATCTAACATTGAAAAATCCATTCTCTACCTTTGGATTTTTGAAGACTAAGTTGGGGCGAGCAGGGTCCGGCATCATCTTTTTGTGCATCGTAGGTGGAATAAAGACTGTTGTCACCAACATACCTATAAGAAAGCCTGCAAAAATATACCAGAGGTCAAACATTGTTCTATACCTCTATTTTTACGAATTCGCGAAGACTTTCATTTGGCTCCATTCTAAACCTTGCAGGTCTTGCTACCACTACAGGTCTTCCACGTCTCAAGAATAACACGTATTTTAGAAGACTAGGGTTGGGCTTCATTCTGAATGCAACAGGTCTAGACACAGCAACGACATTCACACGTCCATCTATGCGTTCTACTACATTTGAAGGTGTACTATCTACTTCTATCCTAAAATCGAATACCACATTAGGATCGTTCAGTGCTATTCTCACAACATCTTCCGTATTTCTAGGCTCATCTACAAATGTATCATACACTCCTTGACGTGTAAGAGAAGGCATTTCAACAGTGTATGGTCTATTTGTGTTCGTTATTGCAATCCTATTCAAGTATGAAACTAATGGTTGATATCTTTCAAGCTCTCCTTCAATATCTTCTATTTGAACACCGCTACTTCTAATAAAATTAGCCAATTCTCTAATGACATCTTCTCTGAAATTAGGTGTCACTGTCGATGTTCTAACAGTAGCTGCAGGCGCTGCTTCTCTTTCTCTTCTAGTAGGAACAGGAACTGTTTCACCATCTTCTACAGGTGTCTGTACCGGTTCTCTTCTAGTCGGGACAGGTATTGCTTCACCTTCACCTTCCTCAGCTGTCGGTGCTGCTTCTCTTCTAGCAGGGACAGGCACTGCTTCACCTTCACCTTCCTCAGCTGTCGGCACTCCTTCTCTTCTAGTCGTTACAGCTCGCTGAAGTGTTGCTGGTCCTGTAGGACCTGTAATAGTTTGTCCTTCTACACCTTCTACGGGCTGTGTAGTAACTTCTGCAGCGGCAGGTTGTCTTCTTACTCTTGAGGCTCTCTCGCGAGCTTGTCTTCTCATTCTTTCGGCTAAAGCTCTCTGCACCGATGAAGGTTCTCTAGCGCCTTCACCCTCTGGTATCTGTTCAGCTTCAGATAACCCTGGAACACCCTCTTCTTCAGATGAACCAGGGACACGCTCTTCTTCAGATGAACCAGGGACACGCTCTTCTTCAGGGACAGGTTCTGCTTCCTCAAAAAGTTCATCATATCCGTTTAATTCGATATCTCCAAGAGAAGGAGGTTCAACAGGCTGTTCTCTTCTCGGTACGTTCAAAATAGATGGATCAATAGGTCCAGGTATTGTTCCGCTTGGACGCTGCAGTATATTTGGATCCATAAAATCACGAGGCTGACCAACAGAACGAGATGGTATATTGTTCAAAATGTTTGGATCCATAAAATCACGAGGCTGACCAACAGGATGTGTAGGTACTTCAGGAAATTCTGGTAAGCCTCCATTACCTGGAGGAGGGGGAGGTAAACGTTTTAATCCTTCAGGAGTAGTAGTCCATCTTTCAGGCTTTCCTTCTTCATCAAAGTGAATAACGCCAAATTTGAGAGGAACAACCATTTCAAATCCAATAGGAAGTTTGACAACACGTGTATTGAATCCTGATCGTACAGCTATGTTCACAGGCTCCTGTAAGAAACCGTGTAAAGCTACGTTATGATGACCATCAAGAATGGGACCGGTAAAAAAACCTGCAAAACTTGCCCTTTGTTTATCTATGAATGTAACCGAAGGGTGATCTGACTTAAGATCGAAATCCTGATGATGATATGAAGTTAATGGTGAGGCATCACTTCTATTTTTGAGTTTAGAAAGATCCACAGACTGTTGAAGTATGTCTTTCATACTTTTTCCCTGATTTTCGAGAACATAGTATTTATCGGGATTGGCATACTGGAAAAAAGGTATATGCATAGCATCGTTATCGTCTAACTCAGCAATGACAGGAGTGTCTTTGGGTATTTCTATTTTAGAAAAAGCTTTATTTGCCTTGAGAACTGATCTCTTAGCACCAGGTTTTTCCTTTGTACGTCTTAGCTTGTCGATAGAAGGTCTTGCGGTAGAATTGGGTAGAAGACTCATAACAGAAACAATCCTGTCATGGATCTCGTCATGAAATGTTCCAAATTCATATACAAGCGCCTCTGGAGGGTCGTAGCTTGTAATATCACCCTCTGGTTGGAGATTGATTATTCCAAAGTCTGCCATTATGTTAAGTTAAGAAATGAGGTCGGTGCCTTTTCTTGTACTTAACAATGCCGCGAACCTTGTCTTTGTCGAACTTGTAGTATAATCTGTATGCCACTACTGGATTCTTTCGACGGTATTCTTCAGGCATTGCACATTTAGGTGGCGTGAACCCTACACTCTTTAGATTAAGAGGTTCCACAGCAGCAAGCCATTCAAGATGATCTTCGCATTTGTGTTTCTTATCGTATCTGAATTCATATTCAAGACACAGTTCATATGTGAGCTGAACAAGCCAACGATAGTTATCCAAACTCTCTCGTAACCATATACCGCATGGATGGTTCGCGTGTGTAGGTTTATATCCTCTGTTCGGCGCACAGTGTATGTACGGCGGCTCTGGCAGGTCTCCTGACATAATCCAATGACACGTGTACAGAAGTTGGCAGCTTTCTAATATCATTTTCACAACATGCTTGTCGCAATGCCATCTGGCACAACGACGAGGATTCGGGTGAAGGAAGAAGATATTCATTTGGTCAAGACCGATCTTTGAAGATCAATTCATGCATTCGTTTTTGCTACAGTTTGTTCTTCAAAACGGATTTGAGAGGCTGCTCGATCTTTGTTACGGTAAACCATATCGAGTTTGATCTTTAGCAGTTCAGTTCTATCGGGCATTTATATCAAATGGACAATAAAACTCCGGTTACTTACACAAGGCAAAAATTAAAGGAAATCGCTACCGAGCCTTTAATTACTATGATCGTCACACGCGTTTATGCTTCTGCAAGCGTGGGATGTGTTAGATGCGACTTTGCTATTCCTGACATTTATGGTCAGTTAAGCGTTCAAAATGTTATCAAAACACTTCAATCAAGATTAACAGATGTGTCATTCGAACAAACAGATGTCAGAACAATTGCGATTGATTGGTCATAAATTACATATCGATTCTGTTTCGAATAGAGTTATTCCAGATTAATTCAGTCTTAGGTATATTGACCGGCTGAAGTACATTTTTCGATGTATTGTACTGCGTGTACATAAACAGCAATGCCGAACCCACAATAACTAAAAGACATAGCACATTGAACCATATATTTCCGTGACCCGCACGAATGCTTCTGGACTCTGCTAGATTTACTTCTATTCTGCTTAGAATACCGTCGTCTAAGAGGTGCTCCATTGTTGTTGAAATCACATTATGAAGTTTCTGAACCAAACACAATGCAAGCAGTTATCGGTTCTATTGTTGCAGTGTCAGCTTTCGGTGCAGCATACGCAGCTAATGTAATGTTTCCAATACAACCTATAGCCGATGCAGATCTACTTTTGAATCAAAGCACCATGGGAACTGTCAATATATTCAGCAAAGATTCTCTAAAGCAGATCGCCCCCACGCCTCGAGAAATGATAGACCTGTATCTTAAAAAACAGGCAAATCTTGAAGATATATTGGATATTATCACCAGCAAACCCAATGCTAAAGATGCATACGAGTTTTTAAAGACTCAGGAACCCACAGTCGAAAACAAATTTTTGATTAAAGCCTGTGAAACACACTACGGATTTACACCTTCAACCAACATTGAAACCCAAGGATGAATATCCTGAGGAAGTTTGATTCTACTTTTTGCCAGAGGGTTCACTGTTAACGCCCTCACAACCTCTAACTGTTGACGCAGTGTGAGGTTGTGTGGTATTTCTATTTCTAGTCGACCGTATATTATTGAATTCACAACCTCTTCCATTGTTCAATGTCTATGCAATCTCTTTAAGCAACAGACGCCAAACTTTGAGTGTAAGGATTGTTTCTGAACGCATCCAAGATTCCAGAATCCATGCGAGAAACCTCGATATCCTGCTGAAGAGGCTCATTAAACTTCTGGGCTCCAATATGCTGCTGAGATGCTGCAGATGCCACTACATTCGCAGGATCCACAAACTGACGAATGTTAACCAACTGTTCTTCATCCTTGTTAGTCTTGGTCGCACCATACGCGTCTACACCTTTTCCTACAGCAATGTAGCCAGGAGCCTGATAGTTGGTAAGCACTGAAGCCTCACGACCAGGATTGGTATATGCTGCAAGATACTGATCCACAAGATAGTTTCCTTCAGGAGCACCACCCTGACCACCTCCGACACCGAACCATTCTCCTACAGTAAGCTTCATAAACTGTTCAAAAGGCTCAGTGAATGCACGCACATAACTGCTGAATGAGAATGAAGCACCTCCGGGTCCTAAATATTCGATATTAGTGGTCTCGCGCTCCTGCTCTTTCTGGATCTGAGCAGGGAAGGCTGCAGGGGCAACCTGAGCACCAGTAGTAGTCAAAAGGTAAGGCATATTTCCATCCTTATCGACCAAGACCTGGAAGGTATCGGGTCTGTTCTTATTCACAGGAGCCTGTAATCCAGGATTGGTAATGTAGTGAGAACCAGGAATGACAGGCATATCATAAGAAAGTTTAGGCTTATTCACTGTACGAATCTCATCAGTGGTACGAGGTTTGATAAACTCTTGAAGCTCATTGAACTGCTGGAAACCACCTGAAGGTTTATCAGTGTAACCATCGTTGATACCAGGTCCTACACGCTGTTTTTCAATAGGGAAAACATTGTTCATGCGCATACCTCCTACCATACGAGACTGGTAGAAGTCGCTCTCATTGGCATTACCGAAAGGAATACCCATACCAGGAGCAACATCGTATAAGCTTGCAATTTCACGTTTCTGGAAATGCTCTTTACCAGAACCGGCAAAGGTATCCAGAATACTGTTGTGCGAGTTTGCTACCATATTCTGAGTAACCTTTGCACCGAAAAAGGGGACCATATTACTGTGTCCCTTTGCAGCCTGAGACAGTTGGACACTATCATTATATTCGTCTGTGGGACGAGGAGATAAGAAGGTCTCCTTTGGATTAGGTGTACGCTTATACTGCGTTGAAAGTATATAGCCTAAGAGTCCGAGCCCTGTAAACAAAGCGAGCTGTATCATTGTTACTTTGATGGGGTAAAAAATAGAGTGGAAAACCTTTACTGTGAAGGGAAAGGATAAGATGCAGGTCCCGCAACATTTCCATTAGTCATCACACGAGAAGGGGCTCTGGTATTTTTGAAATATTCGAAAGGAGGGATAGCATGCTCCTGAGGCTTGTACAGAAGCCATTGGAAATTATTAGGCTGAAGACGCTCCTTTGCAAGAGGGACATTGAAGGCTCCAACATACGGAGTACGAGGAGGGGCATCTTGCGCATTCACCGGTGTCTGGAATGTCCAGCGCGACCACTGTGTTGTGGCATCATTCATCGTAAATGTACTCATTTTATGAAGAAGAGGGATTAGATTTAGCTGAAGATTGCTGATACACTCTCTCCGAGAGAACTGATAGCACTGTTTACACCTGTCGATACTTCATTTCCAAAAGATGTAATGCCCTGTAGTATATTTTCAGAAGCAGTGCTGATTCCGCTCTCTATTCCTCCTGCGCCAGATTCCAGTCCGCCTACAGCACCCTTCACAGTGTATTCTACACCCTCTCCAATGTCACGGAAACCTGAACCTATACCTCTTCCAACGCTACCGGCAGCAGATCCAATCTCTCCTTCTACACTTCTGAATCCCTGACCAAGAGATGAACCCAGAGCTTTTAATTCGGTCTCTGCGGAAACAATACCCTCAGAAACGTTGGTGTACTCGGACCACTCCTTCTTGTTGAAGGGATATACAGAGAACTTGCCTAACATGCCCTTAATACGAGCAACAGAAGCAGCAAACGCCTTATCCTCCATAGATGCACCCTTCTTGTGTTTGGGTCTGATACCATAGCAGTTCACACCGAACTTGGTCAAAGGATCGAAATATCCTCCATTGATACCGGGTCTACCACAAGCAATACGCTTAGAAGGCTGTACCTCTAACTGAAGCTTTCTCCAAGTCTCTTCCTGAGTAGGGAACAGAGCCATTCCACCGGCAGTCCAGCCGTATCCACACCATTCTCCACCACGACTGTAGGCATCTTCTACCTGAGAATATGTTGCAAGTTCAGCACCGTATGCCTTACATACAGAAGGAGCCTGGTCGTATGAGAAGATATTGTTCGACACATAAAACACTTCAGGCAACCTTGCTTCTGCAGATTGCTGAGGACTACCGTTTGCGGTTGTGGTGCTACCAGAAGGTGTGGGCGTGGGGCGATAGGTTATGTCCAATTCGTCGGGCTTGGTTGATGCACTCAGAAATCCAAACTGAGTAAGTACGAAAAAGAGTATTGCTATCAGTATTCCGAAAAGCAAAAATGATACAGGATCAGTAAAGAGGAAATAGAGGATAGAACCCACTAATAAGATTCCCAAGAATACTGCGAAGCTCTCCATTAGTTTTCAATTAGGAAATAAAGAAGGATTCTCATTGTTGAGACAACCGGCACTTTTTCAATCTGGCGAACATTCGTGTCATCCAATTCGAACCAATCAGAATCTTCCCGTCCGTATGACCACCAATGACCTCCGTTGAAACATATCACGGCGAACAGTTCATAACGCCTTTTGTTCAATATAAGCAGAGGTGTATACACTATCGGAGTACTAATAGATGACCTATGGATCATCAGAATCTTTGGAAATGTTCCAAATAGTGTCTGCGAAATACATGTTCTTTTCTCTTTACATTTGTCGCAATCCCAACCTTCTATCTCTGAAGGCTGTACATACTCTTTAAGAGCGTCGATTATAGGCATCTTTTTCACAGAAGGTATCAAACCAATCTCGATCGTCGATTCTTCTTTCAAAGTGTTATGTCCACACGTTTTACAAGTTAATCTGTTCGCCATTTTGAAACGCATTAATTCATCCAACCAAGGCATCTTATCGCACAAATGCACGATCAACTCATGGCTATCTCCGATATCGTGCCCTGCAGGAATATACGATGTTCGGATAAAATTGAATAGATCTAAAAGCCCACTTGAACCTTTAGATGTATACACTTCTGTAAAACTTTTATCTACAAGATTGCTTTCATCCGATGAATGATCTCTCACGGGAGGACATGCAAACAATCCCTGCAATGAAGCATTAACCCAACAGCTTCCACTGATATTTGGAAGACCGAACATCTTACTTCATAAATGCGTTAAAAGAATTTAAATATCCAACCGGTTCGTTTTCGCTAGAAAATGCATCTGAAAATGGTTTCTTTATTGCATCATCCTGTTCAGTACCACCAGGTCCGAACATACCTCCGCTTCCACCAGGAGTGAAGTTTCCATCATCACCTCCAGGCACTCTGCTTCCGCATTTTCCAGAAACACAGGGTACCAAAGAACTCTTCAGAACATATTTGTCTTCTGCCTGAATGCCCTGAGGACCAGGCTCATATACCTTGGGAGGAGGGATAGTCTTATTCAGAACCTTCTGATCTGTTCCAACATTCTGATTCATAGTACCCATCTGTTTGTTGGGAGGCATGGACTGAGAAGGTAATACTTTCACACCAGAAGGAACATTCGAATCAACGGTGGTAGGTGTCGGTACTCCGGGAAGGATGGGTTTAGGCGCGGCTGCAGGAGTGGGTACTCCAGGAAGGATAGCTGCATGTGTAGAAGTGGGTGTAGGTACTCCAGATAGAGTTTCAAATGTTTCCCTTCCACTCAAAAAATCAGAATACTCATACGGATTAGAAGTGGAGGTTGCCTGTTTACCCGTGCGTTCATCGATAGGAATCAAACCAGCAGGCATAGCAGGAGCATTAGTGTCGACATCAACGTCATGCCCCTCGGCATCCTTGAAACGCTCATATGTAGGGAGAAGGATGAAGGCGAGTGCTACTACAAGTCCTATCGTAGCATATAAAAGAACGTTATCACGGATCATTCTATTAAAAATTGTACATAAAAGATAATGCCGAAAACAAAGACTAAAAGACGTGGCACACGCAGAATCAAAAGAACACGTCGTGTGATGCCTAGACGCAAAAAGACCATGAAATCAAAGTTAAGAGGAGGATATGATCCCGCGACAAATGACAACTCTTTCTATCCCACAAGGATGAACGGATATCCTACCTTGTCGAACTATGCTTTACCTGATCCCCTGTACATCGATCACGTTACTGTAGATCGTTAATCGATGTATCCGAACATAAGTCTTCTAACTTTATAGATTATATCTTCAAGCTCTGGCGTCCTTTCAACAGGAGCCTTCAACGTTTTTGTCATCGTTGAAGCCTCTCTGAGTAATCTTGTACGTTCTTCATTACTCAAATGAGGATCCCTCAACGGCTTCAGCAGTTCATACGCCTCTTTCAAAATACGAATATGTTCCTCCATTCTGCTATTCAAAAATTTAGAAATACATCAATCCATTTTTATTAATCTAGATAGTAACCCTTGATATGTTTTGAAGCATAGCATTCTGGAGAATAATGCCCCTCCCTTCCACATCTATAACATGTTGGCTGCTTTGCATTAATTAATTCTGTTTTTGCATAACAGCTCTTTGCAAAATGACCTTCCCTTCCACACCTTGTACATCTATCTTCTGCCATTCTCATTTCACGTTCTAGCATTTCGATTTGGGTATCGTCCAATTCTTCTTCGATATACGATCCTCCTCTTACATTTTCGATCCCATACTTCACCATATACTCTTTTGTAAATTTATCCTCATCAAATGGACTTGCATTTTTGATTATTTTTTCAATCTTCAGAGGCTTATACTTTCTGGTCCATGCAGAACCATAACCTCGTAAGTGCTCTTCAAACCGCTTATGAGGATCCTCAGATTTTCCAACATAAAACTTGCTTCTTGAAAGACGAAGTACATAGATATTAGTTTTCACCATTTCCTACTCTCCAGTGGAAGATTTTAACGAGTGCTGTTCACTTTTCATGCATACTAATCAATCCATTTTTATACATATTTGAATGATCTTGCGAACATCTTTACCCTTTCACACATATCCGGAACATCAAGTTCGTCATAATTCTGAGCCATTTTGATGACATCCATCAAAAACTCTCCAATCTGTTCAAAATCCTTCTCACGACATCCTCGTGTGGTCATTGCAGGCGTTCCAATACGCACTCCTGTAGCCATTACCGGAGAATCTCCCGGAATAGTATTCTTGTTCAATGTTATTCCCACAGCATCACATACCTTCTGTAGCTTTCCACCAGTAAGTCCAAACGGCTTAAGATCAATCAGAATCAAATGATTGTCTGTTCCATCCGTTACGAGCTTTACTCCACGTTTTTTGAGATACGATGCTAGTGCATGTGCATTCTTCTTAACCTGAATACTGTACTCTTTGAACTCTGGGGTAGAAACCTCTTTCAATTGAGTAGCCAATCCTGCAATCTGATTCATATGAGGACCTCCCTGTAATCCCGGAAACACAGCAGAATTCACAGCATTCTCATATTCCTTTCTGAAGAAGATCATACCCGATCTTGGTCCTCTCAAACTCTTGTGTGTAGTAGTTGTCACAACATCGCACCATTCGAAAGGAGATATAGCCTGTCCTGTAGCAACCAATCCTGAAATATGTGCGATATCAGCCATCAAATATGCTCCCACAGAGTCTGCAATAGCCCTAAACTTTGAGTAATCCCATTCGCGAGGATATGCAGAACCTCCGCAGATTAGAAGCCTGGGTCTAAAAATACTCACACGCTTCTGAATATCTTCATAGTCTAGAAGACCTGTTTTAGTATCGACAGAATACGGCATACTTTCAAAAAACAGGCTTGAAGCAGAAATGCATTTCTTTGTGAGTTTTCCATCAACCTTTACTAATGCTGAAAAACCGTGTGTCAAATGACCACCTGCAGGAAGATCAAGACCCATAATACGATCATGGGGTTTTAGAAGGGCAGTGTATACAGCCATATTGGCAGGAGAACCTGAATAAGATTGAACATTAACACCCCATTTTGTGCTGTCCAGTCCAAATGCTTTTAGTGCACGCTGCTGACAGATAGTTTCAATCTTGTCTACGAACTCTGTACCGCCGTAATAACGAGCTCCAGGCAATCCTTCTGCATATTTGTTTGTCAAACATGATCCCAAACATTCTTTCACAGCTTCTGAAGTGAAATTCTCAGAGGCAATGAGTTCAATACATTCGCGTTGACGTGTTTGTTCTGACTGAATAAGGTCAAAAATCTCGCTATCCACTTCTTCGAGCATCTTATGTACTAGCAAAACGTCTATCGTTTAACTTAAAATCGTTTCCAAGAGAAGGCACGTTTGCACCACCTTTGATATCCTGAGCTTTGTAGAAAAATACTTCTTCTTGGGAATACTTTCCCTTATCCAGCTCTTTCTGAGTTTCTAGCTGACCCAGCCAATACGGGGACATAGCACTGTATTTGCTCTGCTGAACAGTGTTTCTGGGTAAGAATTCCATGAAACCTGTAGGAGGTGTTTGAGTAGTTGTTTCATAGCCTCTGGGTGCTACAGGAACAGAAACATCGGGACATACCCTTCCAGATTTAGAAAGATTGTCAAGGTACTGTTTGTAATCGGACAAAGACTGGAACATCCTGACTTGTCCAGTGGAAGATTTTCCAATCCACCCTTCTCCAACAGGATACACTGTCGAAAGACACTCTACGTTAGCAAATTGAGCCATTATATTTTAAGGTTATATACTTCTTTCAAATAGAATGTCCGATGAAGGCTGGATCTACTGTATGTCGAACCAATGGATGCCTGATCTTGTAAAGGTGGGTCAGACAGGCGGAAATCCGTATGAAAGAGCAGCTCAACTTTATACCACAGGTGTTCCCTGCGAGTTTAGAGTAGAATTTGCAAAAAAGGTTAAGAATTACGTTGAAAGAGAAAAACAGCTCCACGTTCTTTTGGAGAAACATTTTGAGAGACCAAATAAAAATAGAGAGTTCTTCAAATGCTCTTCCGCAGACGTCCACGAATTCTTCGAGCTTATAGATGGAGAATACCTAGACAAAGCTGATAAACCTGATCCATACAACTTAAGAAGATTTGCAAGAGCTTAAGCATCAGGTGTAATTTATATGCAAATGGAGGTCACACTTTTGGATACATTTGGCGATGATTTGACTGTAGTGAATGCTGCTCGTGTTTCATTCGCAAAAGAGTCTGCAGAGATGTGTGTTCAAGACGAAAAGCTTATTAAATATCTTGCAAAACACAACCATGTAACGCCCTTCTTCCATCCTCAGCTTCGTTTTAGGTTGAAGATGCCTATCTTTATTGCTCGCGAATGGTACCGTCATCAGATTGGGTTTGCACGTAATGAAGTGTCTCGCAGATATGTGGATACTCTTCCTGAAATCTGGGGACCTTCTATGTTGAGAGAGAGGGATACAAATAAGAAACAGGGATCAAAGGATACGGCTATTGAGCATAATGAAGAGTGTATGAATATGATTAAGAGTCATTCTGATTCTACGCTGGAGTTGTATAATACTCTACTTTCAAAGGGTGTGTGTCCTGAACAGGCGCGTATTGTGCTTCCTCAGAGTATGTTGACAGAGTTTATCGAGACTGGAAGTTTGGCAGCATATGCGCGGTTGTACAAGCTAAGGTCTGATCCTACAGCTCAGCGTGAGATTCAAGAGATGGCTGAAATGGTTGGGAAGCTTATTGAAGAAAAGTTCCCTGTGAGTTGGAAGGCTCTCACAGCAGAATAACTGACATAAATATAAATGGTGAAGAAGAGAAGCTATATCAAAGAGAAGGATAAACCCAAGGTCAAACAAGAATTGGAAAACAGTTCTCCTATTATTGTTCGATTTTACAAGGCGACATGTCCTGCATGTCAGATGTCTAAAGGTGCGTGGGATTCGTATGCAGAAAGCATGTCAGCATCACCTTACAGAATGATTGAAGTGGAAGAAAATGCAATACCTGAAGATGTTATGATGGGTATTTCAGCATTCCCTACATATGCCAAGCATGATCAGAAGGGAAGTGCACATACTGTTGGCGCAATATTAGAGCCTGCAGAGATAGGAAAAAGACTCTCTATTGGCGGTAAGAGCCAGTAATCATTCGAACAGATTTATTGCCTTCATCTGCAATGTACATTGATATACCTTTTATGAAGATCGACACAGGATTACAGAATGTGGATTCTTGAAGTGTTAAGCCATTTGATTTACCATAAGCACCAGAACCAGCAAAAAGGGTAACCATTCCAGAGGAGTCTATTCTTTTAATTTGATTATTCGTATAGTCGCATATAAACATATTACCGAAACCATCAAGATCTACATCGGTTGGTTCGTTAAAACATGCGTCTTCTTTGATAACCTTATAAATGTTTCTCTGATATGACCCTCCGGCGTATTTAGAAACAGTGTTTGTTTCCAAGTCTATTTTGGAGATACAATTGTTCCCTTTATCTGCAATGTACAAACACTTTGCAGATTTGTCGTGAGCGATACCCCAAGGTTTGTTAAAATCTCCAGAAGGGAATCCGTTCCCTGCTAATTTTGTAAGAAATTTACCTGAAATGTTTGTTTTATAGACGGAAGACATGCTTTCGGAAGTGAAATAGATGTCACCATTCTCGTTATCTAAAACCATACCGTAGACGTTTCCTCCGTGAATAGACGTGAGTGGAAACACTGTGAGCGCTGTAGAAGAAAGCTCGAGTTTATGGAGTTTTCCAAGATTATAGAAGTACATATTCTGAGAGGATGAGTCTAGAACGAAATCGCTGTAAGCATTTTTAGGAAAAACAAAGATATCTGTAATGATGTAGGTTTCTTTGTCTTTTTTGCGTATTTTGCCATTTTCTGTCCAATAAATATTGTTATCAATATCTATGGCGATATTCATTCTATATTGTTTAGAGAACTGTAGAAATAGAGTTCCATTCGAACGTACCCATAGAGTCTAAATAGACCATATCTGTGTTACAAGTGGGACCTTTGCATCCAGGGAGGACGATGCGTTTGTTGTGTGTAACAAGCTTGGAACCCTGTTTGAAGCTAATGAGTTTCTCTTCATCTAGAGGAAAAATAGGGTGAGGGGTAGCACCGTTCAAAGCATTTGCAGAGTAGCGGTCCCTCTTGTGTCTGGTTAACTGACTGCTGTCCATTTAGTTATTATTCATACTATTTTTAGATTAAACTACTACTCCTGTTTTTTTGTATTTTGCAAGATATGCTGTCGAACCTTGTTCATCAATTATTGGCAATGTACCGTAAACTATAGTGTTTATAGGATTAGTAGATGGGACAGTTGTTTGATAACTACGGAAAACTAATGGTTCACTGTACTTCCCACAAATAATTATATCGTCAGCCGAATCAGTAGATATTGAAAATGAAGTAGGAGTAGTTAATACCGAAGTTGATGGATTTTCATCTAAATAAGTAGCCCATTGAACTTGACCACTAAACCCTTCATATTTTATGATAAAAATTTTGCGTACGGGACCACTTGTAGAGAGTGTACCGAATGGAGCTAATAGTATATTTAGACCTGAATCAATACCATTATAACTATTTACAGTCATTGATGGATCTGTTGATTCTCCTGTAACAATAACATTATTAAAACTATCTGTTGCAAGAGAGTAACCTCGTGAAATTTGTGTAGTACCTGCAAAAGTTGTAGCCCATAATAAATCACCATTCAATTTCTTATATTTTATAATAAATCCTGCTAAAGGTCCATTCGGAGGTAATATACCTACTGTAATGGGTGTTGGACCTGTACTTAAAATATTATACGAAGCAAGTGAGGGTGTCGAATAAAACCCAGTTATACAAACACCATCCGAAGATGCAGATACAGAAGCTACTTGTCCTTGATTATTTGATGTTCCATCGACTCTAAGACCCCATTGAAACTCTAGGTTAGCATTGTATTTTGCTAAGAATGGTTGTGTATTTGTAAAATCTTGAAGAGTTCCTGTTGCTGTTAAGTTTATAGAGGCGGGTATTGGAAAAATATTAATTGTAAGAGGGGGGGTAAAATCGTAAAACTGTAAAGTGGTCGAGGTAGAACTGCCTCCTCTGAATGAAATACCTGATACAAATATATCTGTACCATCTGAATCAATACATGTTACAGTAGTTCTATGTCCTCCATTTCCTCCTCCTCCGCCTATAGCTGTAGCACCTTGAGCCAGACCATTAACATCATATTTTGCTATAAATCCAATATTGTTCAATGGAGTTGCTCCAGGAGGCTGAAGTGTCGCATAGGGTGTAAGTGTAATTGTTGGTGTTAATGGATCTGCACTATTTATTAGTGTGTTATTGCGGAAGGTACCAGAAACATATATATTATCAGATGAATCTATCGTTAAACTACTCTCAAATTCTGTTTCTCCTCCTGGATTATTTGCGATATTTCCTATAGATGTTACCCATTGAAGCTGTCCAGTGCTATTATATTTTATAAGAATAATATCACTATCAAGAGACTGGCTATTTAATAATGTAAGTGTACCTACAGGTTGAGGTGATGTATTAATTGTTCCAGCTGTAACATTCACAAAATCATAAAAATCAATATCATTTGTTTGAGGTCCACCTGAAAAAAACACATCCAAAGTTACGTAGACATCGCCTATAGAATCTGTCTTTATACTTCTTGCTTTCGTCGATGAATCACCATTATTCATTTTCATATATGTAGCCCAGACTGCATCGCCGTTCGTATCATATTTTGCAATATATTCTAATACGAACGTATCAGAAATAGTGAAAGGGGGGACGTCTATAAACCCGAATGAGGATGTATTGATAATTCCAGCTGTAACATTGTCATGATTTCTGACATCTAATGCATCTACACCTGTACTATTTTGTGCTGTAAAATTGCCTGTTACATAAATAAAATTTCCATTGATTTTATCTACAGTTACAGATTGAGCTGTTGTATCATTACTTCCATCAATATTTGTAACCCACCCATTTTGAAGAATAGGGGGTTCAACTTGAGTACCTTCATCTATTATACAAGTGGGTGCTTGACAATTGGGTAAGATGGTTCTTTTATCGAACATAACTTTTCTTCCACCTAAAAAGATATTCAATGCTGATTGAGCACTCATCTGAGTTATCTTGTTAGCTGGCTTTGTAGTTTTCTGACCGTTGTTACTATTCGCCTCTGTTCGATTACGACGAAACTTGGTCAGCTCACTGCTGTCCATTTATTAATTATGGCATTAATTTTATTATAATCCAACCTGACCATTTCGTTTATATTTTACAATAAATGCATCTGATCCACCCACTACAGGTAACTTACCCCATAATGTTGTAGTTACTGGTGGTGGTACTAAAGGAAGAGGATTAGGGGGAACGGGCACTGGATCGGCATTATTATTAAATAATAATTCTCGAGTTTGTAACCCTGTTATAATTATTTGCCCGGCTCTATTATCGGATGAAATATCAGAAACATCTGGACCACCAGTTTGTTGGTCAATGGATGTTGCCCATTGTAATTGACAATTAATATCAAATTGTATCATAAATATATTATTAAAAGGACCTACTGTATATGGTAAAATACGCATAGGTGATGTGAGTATTTGACCGGAAGGTTGTCCTATATTTTGTGTCTGTAGATATTTATCTATTACTAATGGTCCTTCATACTTTCCAACTATAGTTAATTTATCTAAGAAAAAGTTAGGTGGGAAAAGACGGTCCATAGTCATTGCTTTTGGTATTGGTGGCTGAAAGGGGGGAGATGATGGATTATATATTTGAGTTGATAACTTTGCTATTCCTAAATTGTCATATTTTAATACAAACATAGCACCTGTAGCGGTAGGTGACACTGGTCTAGCCATCGTAGCAAAAAATGAAACGTTGATATCATAGAAATCGGGTGGACCGGGTGTATTGAGTGTATTATTCAACCAACTAAATAATTGAATATTTTCACCACTATAAGAACCTGTTACATATATACCATCTCCATATCTGTCGATTACAATATCAGCTCCTTGAATTTGGGTTCCGGTGAATTGACCAGCTTTTATATAATTACTCCATTGAAACAGTCCATCTACATCATATTTTGCTATATACATGCTACCAGTAGAAAATATAGAGGAGGGAGGTACAAAACTATACGCGTCACCAACAGAAATCTGACTTCCAAGAGGAGATGGTGGAATTTGTGTTGCATTGTAATATGTTAAAAGTGGATCACTACTTACCATGGTAATTAGAACATATGTTGCATGATTTGGAGCGGGTATAAACGGCTGATAAGCATTTGAGATATTTTTGGATAAGCGAGTGGGAATATTCTGAGCAGGAGTAGAACCAGTGGTATCAATTTCTACGTATGTTGCCCATTTTATTAGACCATTTTCGTCATACTTCACTATAAATCCTGAGTTTATTACCGCAGCCTCTAAATATCCGTATATTGTTGGTGTAATTATACCACCGAGCGAGGGCGACGTTCCTGCATTATATAAATACACTTGGTATGGAGGAGTTAACGGATATGCTGTTTGGGGAGGGAGTTGATTAGCACTGGGAGCAGTTACTGCCCCAAATCTACCTGTTAATACAATATCTTGGGGAGGTGTTGGTGAATTTGAAAATGGTTGTATCAAAGAAAGGCTCTGATAATCTATTCCTTGATATTTACCATTTCCAGCATTATTCATATTTTGAAGCTTTGTAACCCATTGACATTGTCCATTTGTATCGTATTTAACCAATATTCCATAAAATTCAGGTTCCCATGGCACTGACGGCACTGGCTGAGTGGGACTTGGTTGAAAGGGTGCTTGAAGTCTTCCATAGGGTGTATTTTGGTCACTTACATGAAAGAAGTTTAAATACAATGGGGTGGAGCTGTTAGTTCCGGTACTTTTCAAAGATACATATACATATCCATTTTCGTCTACAGATATAGCCTCTGGATATGTCCTCATCTGATCTGATAATATTTTTGTAGCCCATATTACATCTCCGAATTCATCGTATTTGGTAAGATATACATTAAACGCACTAGTTCCTCCAGTTAGTGTACCGAGACCAACAGTTGTTTGCACTATTCCATTTGTATCCAAAAAATCAAAATCGTATAGTTCTAATGGATTATCTGGTGTGGGGGAAGGAGCTGTAGTTTGATTAAATGGACCTACTACGTATATATTTCCGAATTTATCTGTTGCGTTGAATGTGAATTCACCTTCATTTCCATTGCTATTACCAATGTTTGTTGCCCACCCTTCAACAATAGGAGGAGGAGGACCAGAACAGGTTCCCGGCTGAACACTAATCTGGACGGTTGTAATAATGTTACCGTTTAGCGTGTATGTAATTAGATAATCACCTCCTCCACTAAATGGTGTAGGCGAAGTCAACTCACCTGTAACCGCATTAATAGATAAACTATCTCCACCAGAGACAATGGCTACAGAATATGTGCCACCCAAAGGAAGATTTTGGGAAATTACGGATGAAGTAGTACCTGACTCAAAAATAGCTACCCCAGAATCTTGGTCGATACATGGAAATGCATAATTAATAGATGGAGTATCATCACCATTACCATTACCATTATTAGTACCCAAATCGGTATCACACAAAGGTGGTTGACAAAATGGTAATACTAAATATTTGTTATGACTTACAAGACGACTACCAAGTCTATAACTTGATAAGACTTGAGAGTTCATCGTAATATTTGAGTGGGGTCGAGCGATTCCTCCTCCACTCAAACTGTTCGCTGTCACGCGGTTACGCTTATTTTTCGTAAGCTCACTACTGTCCATTTAGTTACTCTTCATACTATTTTTAATATTAAACAGCTGTACCGTCTTTAGTATATTTTATAAGGAATGCATCTGAATCTCCAGTATTCGGTAAATTACCATAAAGTGTAGTATTTATTGGATTAGTATTTGGCAATGGTCCTACACTGTCAAAATTATAAACACTTAATGATGCACCATAGTTTCCACAAATAACTATACTATCATATGAATCGGTAGACACTGAAAAAGACACATCTATTCCAGTACTACCTGCATAGGTAGCCCAAATTATTTTGCCATCACTATTATATTTTATAATAAAAACATCTTGATTTCCATTATTTGGTATTTGACCATATGGTACCATTATTATATTTCCTGAACTGGTGGTACTGTAATTTTTAATAAGTACTGATGAACTATCAGTTTGTCCTATAACGATAAGATTACCAGAACTATCGGTTGTGACGTATCTACCTTCAACAGCTGATGTGCTTGTAAAATTTGTAGCCCATTGTACTATACCGTTGGTGTCATATTTTACAATATATCCACTTCCCACTAATGGACTTGAAGGTAATGTAGCTGCAACGAATCCTCCAGAATTTAAAAACTCAAATGGTGAGGGAGAAAGGTAAAATCCAGTAACATAGACTCCACCTGATGGATCAGCAGTTATAGCATTTGAACTGCTAACACCAGCTGTATTTGTATCTATTCTAACAGCCCATGGTACACTGAGTCCATCACCCTTTATTTTTGCAACAAATGGGTGCTGATTTGAATAATTCGGAATTGTTTGTCCAAGAGTTAAACCTATTGCACCTCCAGCAATAGGTTGAGATGAACAATAGTAAAATGATAAAGAACTTACACCAATATAGCTATCTGATACACCTGTTATAAATACATCTGTTCCGTCTGAATCAATATAATTAAGAGACATATTCGTATTCTGCGTTCCAGTAACAATTGTAGCCCACTGTGCTATACCATTTGGATTATACTTCGCTATAAATCCAGTAAAATCATTTAATGTAGGAGATGGTGATGTTAGTGTTCCATATGATATTAGTGATATTATTGGAGCTATTGGAGTTGCATTATATATTATTGTTTGGTTCTGAAAGTTACCAGATATGTATATATTATTTGTAGAATCTATTGTTAGACAACTTTTGTATTCTAGTTCACTACCTACTGGAACTGCAACATTTCCTATAGATGTTACCCATACTACGTTACCGTTTGAAGTATCGTATTTAACGAGAATAATGTCACCTTCATTGAAAGCCCCATTAGGAAAATCTAATGTACCTGCTATAGATGTATTTATTGTCTTTATTGGACCGAGTGTTGTTACATCGACAAAATTATAAAAATCAACAGAATAAGGTGCTGAAGGTGCGCTAAAAATAACAGATGCTGATACATATACAAATCCAAGTGTATCTGTTATTATAGACTCTGTTGTAATGGCGCAGCTATTTCCTTTTATATTTGTAGCCCACTGTGCTTGACCATTTGTATCATATTTTGCAACATATCCATCTGATTCGAATGTAGTATTATTAATTACACCAAATGATGATGTATTTATTGTAGAACCTGTAACATTCAGGTGATTCCTAACATCTAAATCATTTGAACTAAAAGTACCAGTTACGTACACATTATTATTGGTATCGATAGTAACTGCTCTGCCTTCTTCTACAGCAGATCCATTAATACTGGTAACCCATCCATGTTGTAGAATAGAAACAGGTTCATCATCATCAGTATTGCATAAAGGAGCCTTACATGGAGGGAATATTTGTCTTTTGTTGAAATCTATATACTTTCCTCCAAGTCTATAACTTGACAAAACTTCAGAGTTCATTGTAATATTTGAGTGGGGTCGAGCAATTCCTCCTCCACTCAAACTGTTAGCTGTGACACGATTACGCTTATTTTTAGTAAGCTCACTACTGTCCATTTAGTCTTTAAATATATTTTTAACAGGGTCCAATAATTATGCTCACCTGTGTCTGACCACATGCAGTGGTATATGTTACTGTCCATACAGCATTAGGTGGCTGTAGATCAGCTGGGACTGTTAGTGTCCCTGATGTTGCATCAACTGTTGCAATTGGTGGTAGGTATGGGGGCTGTGGAAATGGATTAGTATCAGTAGGAACCTGTGTAGGATTACCCATAGAAAATGTACCATTCGTTGGTGTTCCTGGACCAAATATAACATTAAAAGTGTATACTGGCAAATCATTTGTTATACAAAACTGTCCATTGGAAATATTATATGGGAAACCCTGATTAGAATTTAGATAACTTATTGATAGAACCTGAGGACAATCGGGAGGCAATAATGTTCCATCATCCAGAATATCCTGAGTACATCCTTCACCTATCTTACCTGCACAATTTGGTAAGACAGGTTTTTTGTCGAATATAACCCTTCTTCCACCTAAAAAGATATTCAATGCTGATTGAGCACTCATCTGAGTTATCTTGTTAGCTGGTTTAGTAGCTTTCTGACCGTTATTACTATTCGCTTCCGTTCTATTTCTGCGAAACTTGGTTAGCTCACTACTGTCCATTAATTATATTTAATAGTAATATTTGAGTAGCATCAACGGTAAATGAGTTAATGCAGGTAAACCACCATAATTGTTATTTGTACCAACCAAAATCTGAGTAGGTCCTACACTTGGCAAAATTGGAGCTGATGGTACTTTGCATAAACACATGGGACTTACTAAATTAGCAGAATTAGCGGCTACTAAACTGTAAGGAGGTGCTCCTGATGGCGGTGTTAGACTTGTTGTAGCATTTGTTTCTCCGAGAGCAGGTCTATTTGCAGGAGGAGAAAGAGGTAGAGGAGGTTGATTAACCAATGGAGGATTATTAAAATTACCATTGAATGGGTACTGAAGAGGATCACAACCTGCAAACAACTTTACAGTATTTGAACTTGCTGTAGTATCTGAAACTAAAGTCATCTGAAGAACTCTACTGTTCCTTCCATCAGCTATATACATTATAGGTCCACTAGCGGTGTCTACTATTTCAATATCCTGAGGATCGAACTCTGCTGTATCGGCAGGGACACCAGGAGGTGCAGGTAAAGCTGATGAAGGATATGCAGGTACAGTTCCACTACTATTTTGAAGACCTGCAACAATATTGATTGGACTGAGAGGAGGAGTTAGTGAAAGATCAAAAACACAATTTACAGTAGTATCATACTGATTAGTAAAGTAAAGATTATTATTATAAACTCTCATTCCTGTTATCGCAGATGCAGAGTTCTGTGTACCTGTAGTTATAGTTCCAGTAACATTCGTAGATATTGCACTTCCACCTGCAGAAGGATTAATTAATTTAAATATAGGTTGATTTGGTGCATTTGGATCTTTCAAATAATAAATATCTGTACCATCGGTAGCCAATGTCGAACCTAAAACATAATTAGAAGGTGAAGGAGGAGTAGGATTTGAAAATGTTGCAGGATAAAATATAATACCCGGGCTTGTTATTGTTAACATCGTTGGTGAATTAACTGGCATTGAAATAAGATATAACCCTGAAAGCGGGAGTGTTGCTGGAACTGGATTTACATAATAATCGTATGTATATAATCTACCATTAAGATATACAATTGTACCAGGAGTTACATATGCGTTGTATTTATAGTATTGACCTGTTGGTCCATTTGGAGGTATTGAGAAAAAGTTACCTGTAGGTGCTATTTGAGTGGATCCTGAAGGAATATAAGATGATTTGAGTATAAATTTATTCACATCAGTAGGAACTAATGCATTTCCATCAACCATGAAAATATTGTTATTGGTTTGATCTATTGTAATAGATAATGGTCTAAGATTAAAAATATCTGTCAATACTGAAGCAGCCCAGAATGGGAAAAAGTTATTGGGAGGCTCTAATATCACTTCTCCATCATCTTCTACTATAAGATCCTGATTACATCCTGCACCATTTGTTCCTCCACAATTGGGTAAGATGGTAGTGTTTCCATTCACAACCCTTCTTGAACCCATAACGAGATCCATTAACAAACTTGAACTCATCTGAGTTATTTTGTTAGCGGGTCTGGTAGCTTTCTGTCCATTATGGCTGTTCGACGCTACCCTGTTTCTTTTAAACTTAGTAAGGTCACTACTGTCCATTTAGTTTATTCTTAATACTATTAATTTATGCATTTAATATTGAACCTGTATTTTTCATATATTTAGCAATAAATGAATCTGATGCTGTTGCTAGAGTTGTTGGTGCTAAATAACCAAATAATGTTGTATTAACAACTAAAGCTGACACATTTGCATAATCTTCAACATTCAAGTTTCCAAAATATGCTCCACAAACCACTACATTCCCGTCTGAATCTGTTGTCACTCCAGTTCCTTCATCGCTACCTGTAACACCTCTATCAGCAGTAGCCCATACTGTATCTCCGCCTACTGTATATTTTGCAAGAAGTGCATCACCACTAGTAACACTACCCGCCAAAGAACCATAAGGTGTTGTTTGAATAGCGGTTCCAATAAATCCAGAAAAATTATTAATAACTATGCCATCAGATGGTAAAATACCTGTAAGAGCTATAAAGTTAGGAGAACTTGATTTATCTATAGTAAGAGTAGGAGGGCTTTTCAAATTTGCAATCGTTGTAGCCCAATCTAAGTTTATTGTTTCAGTGGGAGTAGTAGTAGTAGTATATTTTATTAAAAATCCGTCAGGAGTTCCAGCACTAACAGGTGCTAATATACCCGAATTTCCTGAAGGTGGTGGAGGACCACTATTAGTGATACTCAACGTTCCAGTGTAAACTCCTGTAATATATACGCTTCCTGCAATATCTACATCAATAGAATTGCTAATTATACTAGTTGTTGATCCTATAAGCACATGGTTGTTGAATACACATGCAGAATCATACCAAGCTATAAAGTTAGTATTAATTCCTGTTGATGGAGATATGGTACTTGATGTTGCAGAAACTGTTAATGTAAATGGAGGTGGGGGTGATGAACAGCTATTAAATTTTATAGTATATGGTGATGGTGGATTAGAAGAATTATTAACACTGCCTACTACAAATACACCACTTCCATATGATGCTATACCCCTTATTCGAACATCTGTGAGCGTTTCTTCTATTCCAATACTTGTAACAGCTTCTAAAGTTGTTAAGTCTTGGCTATATTTTGCTATAAACCCATTTCTACCATTTCTTAATAAAGATTGTATTGTTGAAAGAGTTATGAGTTGATTAGGAGTAACTGGACTGACAGAACTAAATGTATAGAAACTAGTCGTGCTTGTATAACTTCCTGATATCCATGGATAATCATTCGAATCTATAGTTATACTTGTTTTAGTCTGAGCCTGATATGCATTTGAAGTGGCATTATTTCCTATTAATGTTGCACGCTGAACAATTCCATCTTTATTGTATTTAACCAAAAATGTGTCAGTCTTAGGAAAAACTATTGGTGATATACCACTAGCAGAAGTAGATAAACGAATAGATCCATACAGTGATGGCGTTATTATACCAGAAACTGGAGGTGAACTGTTAAAAAATCTTACATAATATACATCAGCTATCGAATTCTGAGTTATTCTTCCAGAAACATACACATTACCTGCTGAATCTGTTTTTATAGAATCGGTTAGAACATTGGTGTCTCCCTGTTCAGACCCTTCTATCTTAGTAGCCCATTCAGCATGACCATTCGTATTATCATATTTTACAATATACCCTCTTTGTCTTTCAGTTTCATTGATAGATCCAAATAAAGTTGTTTCTATTTCTGTTGTACTATTATTAAGCTGATCGTAATCGTTTATTTTCAAATTGGTTGATCGGTATATGCCAGTAACCAGTACATAATCCTTTCCATCTCCATAAGAATCAGATTTATCCATAGTAATATCAGTAGCTCGATCACCTAGAGATCCACCAATGCTTGTAACCCATCCTGCAGGAATAATGATATCAGGAGGGTCTAGAACACCATCTATTAGATCCTGATTACATCCTGCTCCATTCGTACCTCCACAATTGGGTAAGATGGTTCTTTTATCGAACATAACTTTTCTTCCACCTAAAAAGATATTCAATGCTGATTGAGCACTCATCTGAGTTATCTTGTTAGCTGGTTTGGTAGCTTTTTGACCATTGTTACTATTCGCTTCCGTACGATTACGACGGAACTTAGTAAGCTCACTACTGTCCATTTATACGTTTCAAGGATAATAAATAAGACGTCTCATATTCGGTAACGGATCTAAAGGATTACTGTTTTGTATAAACTTGTCTGCAATATAAATGATATTTGGATTTGAAGGCAAAGAAGCAATCGCTGTTACACGACTGAATGTTGTTAAAGGATTTGAAAGAGGTCCGTCCACTTTTTGATTTGCATTTAAAGCTGCAAGAATAATAGGATATCCTCCTATAGTTGAGACTGAACTTGAAGCCACATCTATCAGCCTAAATAAATTATTGCCTGAATCTGATATTAATATGTTACCTCCAGGACCATATGTTATTCCACTAGGTCCATAAAATCTAGCAGTCGTTATTGCTCCGTCATTTGATCCAGATGTAGGGGGAGGAGGGGGAGGAGGAGGAGGAGGAGGAAGAGGACCAGCATACGTAGTTACTACAGTTACAACCGGTTCATTCTCTATAGAACGAATTACATTATTACCTGCATCTGTTACAAATAAATCATCATTACCTATAGAGCCATTTTTAGGTAATATATAACTATATATACTGGGTAATATTGTAAGATTTATAGGAATAAACTGTGCATTTGTTGCAGTACCATTTTGATAACCTGGACTACCACTTCCAACCATTAATGTATATGTTACAGTAGAAGTACTTAGTACAGATGTTTTTATATAATCAAAATTTAAACCAAAATATACAATTGTATTCAATCCAGTTGTTCCAGGTTTTATTATAATAGAACCAGTACCCCCTAATGAATAAGGAACACTGGAATTATATACTGTATCTACTACAGCTATATTAGATGGATTACTTAAATCTATAGAAAGCTTTGTTAATTTGATTCCAGCTAATCCTATCGCATCAAAAGTATATATGTAATCTATTCCAGTATTTGTTCTATCAATAGCTATAGAAGGCATGGCATCCATAATAATATTATAAACATATTGGTATATTTGTATTACACTTCCATCAGTATTAATTCTATAAATAAAAATACCAAGAATACCTGGACCATTTTGAAACTTATAACCTGCGTAATATACGTTTCCTGCACTATCGAAATCTATTGAAGTAGGATAGAAATCAGGTATACTCGCTACTGTTTCTACAAACCATCCTTGTTTTGAAGGAGGATACAGACCTCCTGCTGCTGTAACATCCTGACTACATGTGGGACCACCGCATGCAGGTAAAACTATTGTTCCATTCTCCAACGAAACTTCTTGCACCCCACGTTTGATATCAATCAAATCCTGTGAACTCAAACGTGGCATCTTATTCGGATACTCTGTTTCCTTCTGATTGTTATAGTTATTCGCCTTGATACGATCACGACGACTACTTAGAAGGTCACTGCTGTCCATTATCTGTTATTACATACTTCCTTTTGCTACAACATACGTTTCGGAATTCTCTTTACGAGATACATTATCCTTATTCAAAAACTTTTGAAATCCATCAAGATCATTAGGAATAGTGGTGGCTGCCTGTGTCACAAAATTACGGGCAGACTGCGACAAAGCATATTTGTCAGAAGTATCCATGAACAGATCATGTGTTTCTGCAAAAGCCTCGTCGATGCTCTCTTTTACGCCTTCATTCGTGATATCGGGAGGTGCAGCAGAACGTTCAGGGTTATCCACATAATCCGTGAAGAGAACGTTCATGAAAGGATTATTGGACTGAGGAGTGGCATACTTTCCTTTATTCAAGAATGTCTCTTTCATCACCTGAGTCCTGGGATATAAACGAGCCAAAAAGATGGTCACCAGCATTACCACGGGTACAAACAGAAGGTAGTTTGTGTTGGCAGTAACGATGGTTAGCATAAAAGAAAAATAGATGCTAAATCTTACAACAGCATTCAAAGCCTCTGGAACAGTCATATCATTTGTTGGAACGAAATGTGTCCAATTGTCTTTTGTAAAAAGATTAGCAGGATCATTTAACCAGAAAGTTTCCCTCTCCATTGTTTCTTATTGTCATACTGTGCTTATTTTCCTGACTGACGTTCGCGATGTTTGCGCTGAAGACGTGCCAACATACGGGCACGACGAGCATCAGGTGAGGATGAAAGCAAAACTTCTGCTTGATGTGTTGATCCACGAGGCGCCTCTCCAAAAATACCTTCCTGGAAAATCTTTCCGAGAGAATGCTTGAACTTTTCTCTGATAGACTCCATCTCATAGATCAACTGCTCCTTCTTCAGATTACCGCTTCTGATTTTAGCTTCCACGAAATTGTGTACAACACTCATAGCCCTCTGCATGATAGGATTCTCGGGATCCTTCAATAGCTCAATGATCTTTGCGGGGTCGGTGAAATCCAGTCCATCAATTCCAAACTGATCAAGGGTAAGAGACTCAAGCATTTCCATACCAAGCTTGAAGATACGCGTCTCCTTGAAATACTCAAAAAGCTCTTCAATATTACTCTTGGTCTTATCATCTTTCAGAATATCCGAAATTTCATCAGAATCCTTTCCAGTATACTTTGACCAAAGATCCTTGATAGTCTTCATCCAATCCTCACCCAGATAAGAAGCTACCAATCCCGATCTTAGAAAATCCCATACAGTAGTTTTATGTCTTGCAGGAAGATCACCATAGAATGATGAGAAATCGATACCTCTCAGAAAGAAACGGGGCTCCTTAAAAATATCCTCGTTCTTCTTGATGAAATCCATGGCGAGGGGGCGGTAAGTCTCGACGAAAAAAGCAGTCTCTTTATCACTATCGATAGTTGAGTACTCGGCATCGATAAGAGGTACAAGATCAGGTTTAGCTTTTTTCAGAACATCCAAAAATTCACCTAACACTTTTTCTACTTTCAGATCCTCCATTTTGTACTTCTTGCTAAAGTTAATCGTAAGTGTTTTACTCAATGTCTGGGCGATGCTCTTCCACAAGAATCTCTTCCCCGATCTGAATGGACTTAGGGACCCAGATATGATGCTTATCGTTAAGCTTGAAACGGTCTACATTCTTTGGTACGCTGTTGCTTCCAATGATGAAGTTCGCAGTCCATCCGTTAACCCTTTTGGAAGGTGGTGCCATTCCAAGCCAACGTCCCTTGATACTGTTCTTCGCATAATCTACTTCTTCAATAGCGCATCTGTAGAGAAGACGTCCGTCGTTCGCTACAAATGTTCCAACCTGAGGAGACTGTAGAATAGCCCGCATACGAATACCGGCGTTCAAAGGAATAGCAGAATATACGTTATACCTCATTTTGTGATATTACTCTTGGTAATACTTCTAACCAATCCGTTTTACATAGGAATGCGGTTACCTCCGCGAGTTAACCACTGACGCTCCTCTTCTTTGGTAGGGCATAAGCAGCCGATATCAGAAGTGATAGAAGAAGGGCAGCACTCAGGAGTGAACTTGGACTCCTGATACTGGAAGAGCTGGTTATCATCGGCATTCTCATAGGGCTTGAGGGGAGTGGGTTTGGGAGTGCTTGCCCACATATTTCCTTCACTGTTCAAATCGATACCATCGTAGGGTCCCATACCTGCACCATCAACGGGCATGCCCACAGTCTGCTGGGCGAAACCTTCCTTCTTTGAGGGAAGAAGATTCATCAATATTCCAAGTACTAAGGCTGCAAATACAGTAGCAACTAAAATGGTTGTCTTGTCCTTCATTTGTTGTTATGATTACACTACTTTTTTACGCATTGGTTCAATGTGAACAGGACGATGTTCTGAATCTCTTCCATTTTTTCTATATCGTGCGAATCGGGATAATCTCTCACCACAACACGATCATTCACCATGAAAAATCCGTCTTCATTGTCCAAAAATACTTGAATAGCATATGCAGGTTTCTTGCCGAACAAGGGTAGTCCCAAATCTTTTGCCAATGTTACAAACCCATTTCTCTTAATAGGCTGCGATCCTAGCATTGTAACGCCATCCACAACATACCAGTTTGTGTCTGCTCCATCTAAAACAACAAGACCCGTAACAGTACCTTCTACGAGTTTATCGCCAAGTTTTAGCTGATCTATAGGTCCAACAGCACCGGTTGAATAACGTATGCTTGTAGAAGGATGTAACCCTGTTGTCCCTTCTGCATTAACATATCTTCCGAATATCAGACGTTCGATTGCGCGTACAGAATCTGGATTGTCTATTTCTTCATAATCGCTGAAGATAGAAGTACCGATCCTGATCTGATTATCTTCTGTGTTCAAACACACGAGATATGATGGTCTTTCGCCTGTGTACAAAGGAGCACCGGTCTCTCTCACATATTTGTGAACGCCATCATGTAAAACAATATGACGACCGGACACGATGGTTCCATTGTACGTGTAAAGATCTATAGAAGAGTGGCAGTCAAAGATGAACTTGCCAGTAACCTTCGACCCATTCAGGATGTCTCCTGGCTTTATAAATTTAATCTGAATATTCCCCCTATTCGTAGATACGACTGTATCAGGGTGAAAGCAGTAACTAACACCCATTAATGCACCCAGAGGGATCACAAATGCAAGAATGACAGGGTAAAAGAGAGCTAAAATAAAGCTCAATGCGAAAAGCATTATCACAACAGCCTTTATCATGGTCATCACAAAGCTGAAGAATGAGATAACAAAATCAACGATTGTGTTGATTGTGAAGGCGGCATAATACGCAGAGCTTGTTATTCTACCTACAACATCTCTCAGACTGCCAATCTGACTGTTGAATACTGAAAATGTGTTGAACAGTTTACCGAAAACGGTATCGGCGAATCCGAATACGAATTTATCCATACCTGCCAAGTATTTCAAATATTGGTTAATCTGGTTCATGAATGATTCGATAACATTCTGAAACATCTCAAAGAGTTTGTAGACCGGATCAGTAGCATAGCCGAATATCTCTTTGGCAAAAGCATTGGTACAGTATGAAAAATTGGCACCTGTATCTTCTCCAAACATCGAAGAGAATGGCATGTATGCTGGGTGACATCTGTATTGGACCCAGTTCTTCTTAACATTGTCGAGATTCTGGCGAGCATTCACATACAGAATTACTCCAACAATAAGAAGTGGACCTGCTGCCACGACCAACTTGTCTATCATTGTTTTAGGCTTCGATAACCTTCTTATCTCTCCTATCGTGGATATCTGATGAAGGTACTTCCTGGTCATCCAAGAATGTGAACTTCTTTCCATGAGCATCCACAGCAACAACAAGTGCGTTTTCTGTTAGAAGGTTCATTGCAAAAACACTATTAATCGTTGGCATATATTCATCTGCTGCAACAACGTCAACTTTATCGTCTAAAAACATCATGGTACCACCTGCAACTAATAGATCATCAGAAACCTTGAAATAAGGAAACACTGTCTTGTGAATAACATTACCGATAACCCTTCCACCTTCTGCAACATATTCTCCAATATTGATTCTGTTAATATCTTTGGTAGTTCCATCACTCATGAGTATCTTTGTATGGGCAGCATTGAATCCAGACTGGCGGTATTTGAATCGTAAAGGATTCACTACAGAGTTGTAGTATTCTGCAACATCCTTGTAGAACTCTTCTACATCATCTGTTTCTTCATAATCTTTGAAGACATTGTTACCTATAGTTATCGTATGTGTTGAAGTGTTCAAACACATGATTATAGGCAAAGAGTCTGTCTTTTCTGCAGAAGGGTGATCTTCACAGCGTATCCATTCGTCATTGTATTTGATTTTATGATTACCGGATACAGTAACACCATCTATGATAACCATAGGTGTCCCAGAACCGTCGAACCTTAGTATCGATTCAATACGTTCACCAGAAGAAAGAACATCGTTTAGTCTGATATCTTTCAACATTTGACCGTCGATAACGGTGTTTGGATCAAAGCATAAAAAGCGTCCAACAGTACCAACAGGACCATTGTTGATAGATTCTCCGGTTGAAACACCTGTCGTGGCAACGTGTACCATGACAACGAAAACAGCGATGATTCTGTTAATGATTGTTCTCATTCTACCGAAGAGTTGAGCGGTGATGCCCAGAGTGTTTTGAATCTTTCCGAAGACAGAGCTTATGATGGAGAGGAAAGCATTGCTTGTTCCGGCGATCTTTTGACGTATGAACTGCATACTGTTCAAAATATATCCAAACATGTCTTGAAGGTCTTTGAAGGCGTTGAAGATAGGATCCATGATGAACCCTGCATAGGACTGAACGCTCTGCATGGTACAGTGAGTAAAGTTGGACATTACGTCGGACCCCACGGCGCCCGCAATGGGCATATAGATTGGGTTGCATCGGTACTGAACCCAGTTCTGTTTAATCTCGTTTAAGTGTGCAACACCGTAAGCGTAGAACCCTGCCACGATAGCTGTCAACGTGACAATGGAAACTACAAGTATTGAAACCAGATCCATTATTAAAGAGTTGTCAAAAACGGATTCGGGAGTCTGCATGGAAATGGATTAGTATCAGATAACGGAAATGATGATGAACATCGAGTCTATGTCTCTTGTAGAGTTGAAGCAGCTTGCTAAGACTAAAAAGATCAAACAATATTACATCATGAAGCGTACGGATTTAATTGAAATCCTTACAATGAAAGAGTTGCCTTTCAAGTACAGACTTGAGAAGATGACAATCACGGAGATGCGCATGCTTGCAAAAGAAAGAGGTATGCGCGGGTTTTGGAGCCTATCGAAGAGTCAGTTATCTGAGAAGCTATTTGCCTCTGACGATAAGGAGAAGGATAACAGCGAGACATGCGAACATGAGGATCCAGAGGACGAGAACTCCTACTAAATACGGGTAAAGACTCCGTATGACACGTTCAAGCAAAGGTCTGATAATGTGCTTTTCTAAGAAATCATGTGTTTCAGGTCGCGCCACATATGTTAAGATGTCTTGAATGAAAAGATCGAAAAAACCCTTTTTCTCTGTCATTACACCCCTCTGCGTTATTTTGAATCTTCATGTGGACGAGCCAAAAGAAGAATGGCTCGTATTTTTATCGCCAAAGGAATATAAATTAGCATGAAGTTTCCTCAGAAGAATGTTCTCCGCCTCGGCGCAATCATCATGGGACTTGTTGTTCTAGTAGCTGTGGTAAATGCATACTCCGGTGCTAAAGGTGCACATGGAGAAGGTTATGAAGTGGGTGGTCTTGAGCCCCAGGGTCCTCTTTCTAATGATCAGTCTATGAATCCCTTCCCTGCCAACAGCCATGTTGCCGGTGGTAATGCCGCCTCATCTCTTGCTCAGGAGAGTCGTCACCCTACCGATCAGCAGACTTATTCTCAGTCTGTTCTCTCCCCTGAGGAGCTCCTCCCCAAGGGCGGTCTTGGTGCTTCTTGGGCTGCTACTAACCCTGTCGGTCTTGCTGATTTAAAGGGTCAGACTGCCCTCTTATCCCCTGGTTACCATTATGGCATCAACACCGTGGGTCAGACTCTCAGAAACGCTAACCTCGATGTGCGTTCCGATCCTCCCAACCCTCGTAAGAATGTTGGTCCCTTCTTGAACTCTACTATCGAGCCCGACTTAATGCGTCGTCAGCTCGAAATCGGTGAGGCTTAAACAGTCTAATTGATCCCCAACAATTTTGAATTGTAAGGTTGTACAATCTTATACTTGAAGATATAATGAGCACACATTGGGTCGTTGTGGCGATAGCCATGATGAGTTACCTCCTCTACCAATACATTAACGGTGGACCAGGAAATCTGATAAGACTGAAAGCGTCTGATGGGCGTTACTATATGGTTCAAGACTTGCCTCACAAACAGGAAGCATCTGAACTGATGTCTCAGATACACACAAACCTATTGAAGGTTGTATCTTTCTACAAACAGGAAGAGTTTTTGTCTGACACTCCTGCTAGACTTCTTGTAGAACGTTTCAACCCTTCTGCTATTATGGAAAATAGCGTTACTTCTTCGGATACATCGTATTCTGAGAACAAAGGAGAAAAGATCGTTCTATGTTTGAGAGACAAGACAGCACCTCCAAACTATCCATTGGTTGATCTCAACACTGTAATGTTTGTGACATTGCACGAAATGGCGCATCTTATGACGGAGAGTCTGGATGCACACAAACATACAAGAGAGTTCTGGAGCAATTTTAGAAGACTTTTGGAAGATGCTTCTAAGATTGGAGTGTATACTCCTGTAAATTATTCAAAATCGCCTGTACCGTATTGTGGAATGTCTATAACCGATTCACCTCTTTAAAGAGGATCGGAAAGAGCTGCAAAAGTGGGTGGATTAGAAGACGAACCTGATGCACTTCCAGTGACAGTAGGACCACAGAAAACATACTTGTTGGTATCATTTGGAACATTGTATAATAAAACAGTATTTGCTATTGGTCTAAGTGGTATAGAAGGAATAGGTATAGGTAAATTATTATTTGGATATATTGATGAGTTTACAAATCTAAAATTTGTTATAAATCCATAGAACTGACCACTGGATGTTGCAACGTTATCTTCGTTACCTAATACTATATTTGTACCTCCAGCTGCACCACTGATAGATGTACCTGAAGTTGATGCAACATTTATACTATTAAGAAAAAATCGCATAGTTGTAGGGCTTCCAGGATAAAATACGATAGCAAAATGGCACCAATTTAATAGAACACTTGAACTTGGTAATGTGTATGTCATATATGTTCCATTACCTCCTGCAATAGTGATAAGACCTGTAGATGAAATACTTAACCATAAAGGTCCCGTACTTGCAGGTCCTATTGAAAATGGGTATACTGTAGAAGTAGGTAGACTACTCATTTTTTGGAACCATTCAATAGTGTAACCTAGACCCAATGTTCCTATATTTGTAAAATACGGTGTGCTCATAAAGCTTGTACCTCCACTAGGAGGGTTGAATGTAAGAGCACCAGTTATTGTTGAAGAAGGTAATGAAATTACAGGTTGAGAATTGAAGAAACAGTCAACAAAAGGGTACGTATTTAAGGAAGGTGGTGTAGTAGTATTAGCTCCAGAACTTTGAGTGAATATTGGAGAGCTATTTACAGTTATCGAAGTAATAGTAAAACCTGCACCTCCTAGATGATTACTCCATAATAATTCTAAAGGATAATATTGTCCGGCTATAAGCGTTACTGCAGAAGATGATACAGATGTATTTTGTATGTTAACGGCATTGATTACTAGCTGGTTATTTAAGCGCATTTGTAACCCATCATCTGTTTGAAATGTAAAAACATATGATCCCGAAATAGGTGCTCTATAATAACCTTTAACATATAACGCTATGTCATCAGATGAAGTATTTATGAAAACACCGTTACCGATATAATTTGTACTTACTAATGTAGATAACATGCTATCACTACGTTGTCCCCACGTTTGTGTATTAGTTATTGTAGGTAATGAAACTACACTGGAAGCCCCTCCATAAAATGTCCATTTAAATCCTGCAAATGTTAATCCTGGATAGTAAACTGTGGGTGGAATAATGGTTGGTACTGCGCCGTTATTCTGTGCATAAAATATGCTCTGAATACCGGCATTACGTCCCATAATAGAAGGTACTAACGATTCACTAGGGACCTTACGTTGTTTTGAATAATCGTCCCAATTTGCAGCCAATGTTGCGCGACGTTTCGCCTCTGTAACAGCACCCGCCGTCGCACCTGGCTTACGTTTATTATTGCCGAACGATGAGCTCATTTGTATTCCCTGTCATAAATAATATGTCCGAGAAAGTTGCGTATTCAGTCTACCTTCCTGGGAAGACTGCTTCTATTTCAACATTTCCAGACGATACCATCGAAACAGTGCGTATGCGTATTGGTATGGTCGCAGGTATGCATCCCGATCGTCTCAGAATATACGTTTCAGCAGAACTACCTGAAGACTATTACGCAAAAGACCCTCGCCGCTGGGAAAACGTCTTCCTTCGACTCTCTCCCGATGGCAAGGTTTTAAGAAAGGCATCCTTAGACATCTTTGCCGCTCATACCGATCCCGCTTGGACTCTCGATGCTCCAGAATATGATAAAGCCTCATGGATGCTTGTGGATCCTACTCGAAATTCATCTTTCATAGAACTCAGAATACTCGGAACACGTGAAGAAAAGGCTTGGTTCTTCCCTCAAGACAACACCACCGAACCTCCTTATGTTCCATCTGCTGCTCAGATCTCTATAGAATCAAAGGCTCTTTTCAATTCTGTTCATCCCTATCGTGTTACCGGTTTCAAGGTTATTCCTCATACCGATGATATTAAACCCAATCTTGAGCTGCTATACTTTCCGCTGTTACGTTCAGGTTCTCCAGCCCTCGTACCCGACGAGATCTCACGCTCAATTGTGAAACAGGACGCTTTGCTAGAAGCATTGCTTGAGCGCGATAGTCCTGCTCCCACCCGTTCAAACGTTTTGAGGGCGAGGTGGAAGATACCTTTGGTAGACACTGATCTTGGCTCTGCTCCTCGTAATCGTTTCGAACAGATCTTTTACGGCACGAGTTCAACCAAGACAACACCAGCGATATCATTCTTTGGTAGCAGGCAAGAACAATCTAGGCACAAATTTTTCACAGAGAATCCAACAGACAAGAAACCGTTTGTCGATCTTCGTACTTGGCAGTACTGGTGGACAGCGACGAAGCCCACAAAGAATAAACCTTCTGTTTTGTTTTTTAAAGGCTCTGCTCGCTTTGTATACGACAGAATCACAATCAATCCTACCGAGATCACTGTTTCAGCAAATCGTTTAGAAGACTCTGAAGACTCTATCGAAACTATTCAAAATCAGTTGAAAGAGTGGATTCTCTCTATCGACGGATTGTCCGCTTTTGTAGAACCATCCGATCTAGATTTTAGCAGATGGGTTCCCCAGGATATTTCGCTGTCTCTCAAATATTCCAAAGAACTCAAAGAAGGGGACTTCAGACGTTTCGGATGTTTGAGGGGTATTTTTGAGATCATTGATCACGATAAACTTTTGTTCAAACTTTTAAGAGCAGACCAAGCAGATCTAGGATTGAATCCTCTTGAACTCCGTATTGTTCAAATGCTGAAAGAGAGTGAGTTCACCACTCCTTCTGATGTATCTGACGATCTTGGTATCGATATGGAAGAAGCTGTGGAAACATTGACGGCTGTAAGAGAAAAACTTGAAGACAACCCCGATCTTTTGGATAAACAGTATTCAAATCTCCCTACATTCAGATTCTCTGCATCTTCTGCAGTGGTGACGTATGCGATAGATGTTAGAAGGATTACAAAATATATCAGTATTTTGCGTGAGATTTTGATGAATCCTAGTGCTTCTGATATTGATGAAGTGTGTCCTGCAAGAATGGAAACAATAGAGACTGCCACCACTGAAGTAATACCTCTTGTCCAGCAAGAAGAGGATGACAGTCTTGATTTTTTGGATGAACTTTTGGGAGAAATAGCAGAAGCAAACGCCGTTACTGCACCCGAAGTAACCGTTGCTGTCCCTTCTGCAAAACCTTCTAAAAGGGTGGCTACAAAAGGTTCAACAACATCTCTTGCGACATATCTTTTAACCCAATTAAGAGATTTCGATCCTCAGACGTATGATCCCGATGATCCCCAGATTCTACGTAAATGCGATAGACCCCGTCAGCCTATTCTTCTGACACCTGCTGATATGGCTAATCTGAACGGTACTGAATACGATCCTAAAAATGAAAAAGCTGCTGTTCTTGATCTTTCTGATCCAGATGGTCATGTTATCTGTCCTGCATATTGGTGCACATATGATAGAATACCTCTGACAGAACAACAGTTGGGAGAGGATAAGGTCTGTCCCGTATGCGGTGGAAAGGTGCGCTCAAACGATAAGGCTGAAGAGAAGAAGCAGAATATCATAGAGTATCCTGTTATTCAGCGCGATCCTTCAATAGTGTTCCCTGGATATGTAAAATATAAATCAAAGAAGAATGGAAGAGCTATTCCTTGCTGTTTCACAACGGCTCAGACAACAAAAGTGAGCGCACCTAAATCTGATACCATGAGTACAGCAGAAGCATTCTATGTACTGGGTGAAACAAAATCAAAGCTTGGTCCTCTTCGTATAGGGTACATTCCCCGTATTGTAGGCAAGGCTATTGGTATAACTTTGAACTACAAAGACACCCTTGCAGCAGGTAACAGAATACAGGCAGGTCAATCTGGATTTTATAGAGTAGGTGTTGGTCGTGCTTCTGAGACTCTTCCTCAGGTTATTGGTTTCACTGGTGCAATAAGAACACCAATTCAGAATGTAGATGCTACTATGAGATGCTCTTTCTTCAGAACATGGAGAGGAGCAGATGAGGATGCAGATGAAGACATCATACCTGAAAACTATACATACAGATACAGATTAGCAGGACGTGTTGCTTCGATTGATAAGGCTTACAAAGATAAGATGTTAACACCTCTTCAAGAGTTAGAATACACTGCTCTTTCTTTGGACTGTCAGCTTTTCATAATGTATGTTACTCCTGACGATGTTCAGATAGGATGTTTCATGAATATAGGTGCTGTTAGAAGCGTTAACAGAGCTGTTGCTGTAATGATCGGAGATGCTGGAGATCCTGAATACATCTCCCATGTTGCAAGAATAACAACATCTCCTCAGTTCACTGCAAATCTGTATAAGAAACAGCTCTTCCCTGAAGGCATTCTCAAAAAGTTAATAGAGTTAAGACAGAAAGCATGTACTTCAGATGTCCCAACGGTTGATACAACTTTTGCTCTAATAAACTCATTGCCATCTCTGAAGTCTAGAATACCGGATTTGCGTGTTATTATGGATCCGTATGGAAGAGCGCAGGCTGTTTTTATACCAGAACTTGTGCTTCTACCATTCAAACCTACATCTCAGATCCCGACCTTTTTGACAGAAAAGATTACCGGATTCTCTGATATCTCGGAAGAAGATTTGCCTTACAAGGGGGATATGCTAGACTTTTTGGAAGAGGGTGTGAGATTTCATCCTGGTTTCAAATATGCTCATGATGTTGGTGATAGGGATGGAAAGGTTGTAGAACTCATCTTGACATCTGGTTTAAGAATACCTGTTCAGACTGATGAATATGTAAGAAACTCAAATGAGATTACTCAAACTGTGAGAGAGAATGGCGAGGATGCTCTTGTTTGGGGTGATCCTGATCCAAAGATGTCTAAAGATGCGCGTGCAATAACGTATGAAGCTGAAGTATTTGATTTCCTATTGTACCAGCTTTCATATGACATTCAGAATGGTGAAGATTACAGACCTTTAAGAATGGTTCTCGCAAAAGACAGACCAAGGGTTGAAGAAGTAAAGCCTATGTTGGATGAATGGTTCGACAGTACTGTTACATTTAGTGATGCTGATAAGCCTGCTAATTTTGTGCAGAAGATGAGATCGCCTTGTACGAAAGATGATTGTAGTGGAAATCTGTGTGCATGGGATGGTGCACAATGTAAAGTAGAAGTGCGTCAGGTAAGATCAGGATTGGATCGTGAAATATTAAAGAAGAGAATGCTTTCAACGCTTGTATCGAACGAAAAGATTAGAGATTTAGTTTGGCAGCATAAGACGTCCCCCTTTTTCAGCAGTATATTGTATCTTGAATTGCCTACAGAGCTTATAATGTCTGATGCTGATATTGCGAGACGCCTGAAGTAAAATAGTAAACAAAATATAAAATGAAAGTCACTGAATTGTTGATGTATCTTGCATTAGTCCTTATAGTAGTATTGCTAGTCATGCAGTTGCAGAAGCCTGTAGAAGAGACTGTGGTGTATGTACCTTCCCGTTGGGGGTATGGAGGTCGCGGATATGGTTGGGGCGGTTGGGGCGGATACGGTTGGGGTGGACGTGGAGGTTGGGGAGGACGTGGAGGTTGGGGTGGACGTGGAGGATGCGGTGGAGGACGTGGAGGATGTGGAGGCGGACGTGGAGGTCGTGGAGGATTTGGTGGTGGTATATAATAAAATTTTCGCGTTCCAGTAACAAATGGCTGATATCGCAACAGGAGGTGCTCATATGAGAAGAATCGGTTCTCGTGCTGAGGTTATGCACGGAACTGCCCATCACACCAGTGGTGGTTTAACCAAGAAGAACTTAAAGTACAATAAGCATGGTCGTATTGTGTCTATAACCAAGAGCAAGACCGCCAAGAGCAAGGGTCTTCTCAAGAAGTGGGAGAAGAAGACTGGTATCAAGTGGACTATCAAGAATGGAAAGCCCCACAAGATGACCCGTAAGCATTAAACAAGCTTAAATAAGCGCCCAGATATCTGGGGCAATATTTAACCTTAAATTGTCAAAATCTTGCTAGTACGTTCTTTACGTTTATAAGTGCGTACCTTCTTGGTCTTATGATTTACTTTTCCACCAGTAGCAGTTGCTTTCACAGGTGTAAGAGAGTACACCTTCTTAGTGGTTCCAGCAGTGCAATGATCCATGCTCACAAGATTGAGAGGTTGTCTATCGAGAGTGTAACTTCCATCTGTTGTGATAGCAGCCCTTCCTGCTGTAAATTCCAAAGTTTTTAGTTCAGAAAGTTGAAACAACTGATGATTTGATTCTAACACACTCATGAACTGATCCAATGGTACTAATAAATTACCTTGACCCGTCTTTATCCTGTAATATGGGGTATCCATGATAGCATCATTGGGAGTAACCATAAGACCCATCTGTTTAGGACATTGGTATACTATTGCAGTACCATCGTTATAATCGTTTGTAAGCTGATCTTTGGGATAACCTGAAGCACCCGTCCCTACTATAAAAACAGCATTACCTTTGTCTTCTGCAAGATATTCAGTAGTAGAAACATCTGAAGCCATCAAAGGGTCAAATACTTCAGCAGGAACAGTAGCATCTTTAATTGTATCTGCAGGAAGATCAACAGGTGTTTTAATTTTAGGAAGTGAGTGAGGATCTACTCTTTCTTCATCATCACCTGCCAACGAAAATTCATCATCATCAGTACCTGCCAACGAATAATCATCATACATTCCCTCATAGGGAAATTCATCGTCATGTAAAAACACATCTGGGTCATCTGTATCAAAAAATGAGTAGAAGCCTTCTATTTCTCCGTTTGGAAGAGTGAACCATACAGATTCCTGTGTACCTATTGTTACTGTTTCAGGCGCCGTTTGAGAATGTAACTTCATCTTAGAAAGCTCTTGGCTGTCATAGTCTATTATTACTGCATCTCTAGTCTGTTCTTCAATAACGACAAGCATAGAGCCTCCAACACCGATATCATGTGCAGCAATAGCAGGAGGGGTAAAATTGTCTCCATAGCCTGTATGTCCCCAGAACTTAATATTGTTATCCATATCAATTGCAAAAGACATGGTTGTTTCTGCAACAACCTTTTTAGCTTTTAATCCTGAAGGTACAACTGTTTGATTGAATTCATTATTACCAAAAGCAGCAACAGTGTCGTCTTCTAAAATAAACAGAACATGACCATCTGTTAATGAAAGATCTTTTGCTTTTAAATCTGCAGGAATAGCATCTTTCAACTGTACTTGTATATGAGGATTATCAACGCCCCAAACAACAATACTACCATCTTCTTTGATTGCTATGCACTGGTACTGATTTGTGGCTATCTTTTTTGCTTTTAGACCTGCAGGTAAATTAGTAACTGTTTCATTAGTTCCAAATCCAACAACACTACCATCATCTCTAATAGCAATTGTTGATTCTCTTCCAGCTACAACGTCTTTGATTTTAACGATATTAGGAGGAAAGCTAAGTTGTTTATAATCGTTTGATCCCCAACCTACAAGAGTATCATTTAAAGAAATACCCACAAGGTGAGAATCTCCGGCGGATACCTTCTTAGCTTTTACCATATTATTCTTAAGCAACAGAAGAACAGGGCATCAAACACAGCTTAATCTCTCCAAGATTGGCGATGACATACTTAATCATCAAGAACCAATCGTTCTTCATAAAGAGTTCAAGATTGTTTGAAAGATTGGTACATTTGGTGAAAAGAACAAGATGAGGTAGAGAGAAGATACCTGAGATAATCTCATCCCTCACTTCTTTCTGAATACTGAACTCATTTTCAGAGTCTCCCATGATTGTAGTTCTAGAAGCAAACTGACCCTTACAGTCGAAGATCATAGAAGAACCTACACTCTTGATTTCAACGGTCTTTGCAGAAAGAAGAGTCATATCTCTGCACATCTTCTGAAAATCCATAGAAGGCATGGTGATACGGGCACTGAACTCTGTAGAAGGCATATCAATATTGGGCTCATCGCGATCAAGCAGAGAAAGACTGTATTTAGTGACCTGTTTCTTCTCACCGTTCTCAAGAATGATTTTCAAATGATTAGAGTCATCCTTATCCACCTGAAGAGTCATTGTGTCATCATTGGTCGCGGTCTTGACGATACGGTAGAGATGATCAGTGTTCAGACCTACAACAAGAGTATCGGTATTGCAGGTGTATTTCTCGAATTGAGAAGCATTGAGCCTCATATGGACAAGAACAGTGCGAGTATTGTCCATGGCGACCATTCGGATACCATCCTTATCGAAGGTGAAGTTCATCTCGACAAGGATACATTTTAGAGCCTCAACAAGAGTGCGAAATGCACCAGTCTGGACAGTCTTAGCTTCTACAAGTACACCACTCATTTGCGTTTAGTCTACATTCGTCTGGTGTCTGAAAATACGAATATGCTCACCTTCCACCAAGCCGAGGCGGCGGGCATCGTTGGCAGCACACTCGATTGCGTACTTCACAGGAACGATAGAAGGATATTTCGGACCTATAATAGGTTTCACATTCTCATAAACTTTTTTAATAATACCGTCTTCTCCAATGAAGACAATGTCGATTGGTATCTTCATACCTTTCATCCACATACTGTGTGGTTTCACTTCTGGAAAAACAAAAAGCATAGGTTTATCGACCTTTGTTTTACCAGCTAAACCCTTCTCGAGGGTCTCAGGTAATTGAACTTTAAATTCCATTATATTTACTTGCGAGACTTGTGGTGACGACGACCAGCAGTCTTCTTTGCCGTTTTCTTGTGGTGACGACGTCCAGCCTTCTTTGTATGACGACGACCTCCCATATTTATAGCACCCAAGGCTTTCATGACTTGATCAACCTCATTATCTTCTACCACAAATGCACCTTCTACTTGCACACCTTGCATGCCCATACCCATATTACCAAACATAGTCTCTAATTCATTCATAGAAATTGAAGGGGCTTCAACATCTTCTGTCTTAATACAGCGAGTACCAGAGCGTGTAGTAACACCTTCTGTGAAGTCTTTAGGACATTTCGTTCCTGGGGGAACAATTATAGTAGTAATACGCTTTTTACCCATTTATATTTACTTGCGAGACTTTCTGTGGCGGCGACCGGCAGTCTTCTTTGCCGTTTTCTTGTGATGACGACGACCAGCCTTTTTGGTGTGTCTTCTACGACGACCACCTACGGGTGCGGGTACAGACTCGGCGTTTTCACTGGCAGCCTCATAGGCGGTGCCACTTCCACCAGGAATCTGATAAAGCTGAGAAGGATGGGATGCAGCCATTTGAACGATAGTACCGGACATTTGTATTAAGAACCGAAAACCTTTTGAGTTACTGTTTTGGTAGCTATATTCTCCTGATCCTGTATTTTAGAATACATGTACTGTTTTGCTAATGTTTTCAGAATAGCAATACTAAGGGCTGCATTAGTTTTATTGTGAAGACCGCTAAGGTCTTTTGTTATTTTGCCTTGAGAGGTTTCGTAGTCTTTCATGATCCTAATTTTTTCATCAAAAAGGCTATTTGTATTTTTTACTTCAGCAGGTGTGGGGGCGCCCATAGGAAGACCAAGAGTTACCTGATATTTTGAAAGGTCTGATTCTTCTGAAGCGAAAAAATCATTTTGATTGGCAACATCTTTTCTGAACTGACCGATATCGTAAGTCATGAATTTTCCAACCTCATTTTCAACACTAACGCGAAGAGTGTCCCAGACAGATGATTCTTTTCCAAAATGTTCTCTACGTTTGTGCCCATATAGCATTCCTATTAAGAAAAGGACTGATAGACCTACAAAAATGTAACCAATGCTATCGTGTTTCATTATATTTACGAATCGTATTAATAAAATGAAAGTTGCCCCCTCGTGCGCTTAATGGTATTCTCACTATGCTGGCATTAATATTTGCTATCTGTTATTACGGATCTCTCAGAAGATTAGAACCATTTAAATTAGTAATTCTTCTTTTATTGTTTGCAATAGCCTTTGGTGTACATGGTCTATCTCATCTTGGATTAGAGAGGGCGTATCATTACAATCCTTTAAAGTATTTTTAAGAGAGTATAACAATGGCAGATTCATTTAAGTTCAATACTTCCACGATACCTGTTGTGCCTACAGATATATTTGTGAAGCACACTATTAGTGCAGTAAAGATTGAGATAGACAGTTATAATTTGTACACTGGTGCTGCAATAACAGCTCGTGTTTACAATACTGAAAATAAGCTGATAGAAATTAGAAAATTCGAGATATCTGGAAAAGAATTTGCAAATTGGGCTGCGGACGATAACTATATTGTAAATTATATTATCAATGATTTCGGTTACACTCTTGATATTGAGTACATGAAGAAAAATCAATCTGTTATTCCTGAATCAAAAACCACTGTAACAAAAACACCTGTGATTGCGCCTGTTACAACTGTTAAAGGTACTTCTACTGTTGTTCCTCCTACTCAATTACCTGTGCGTAACACCCCTTCTGCAGAACAGGCGTATATGTTGGTTACTAAGGATTACATTGATTACAAGATCAAGAGAAAGACTGCTGTTAAGGCTGCAAAGACTCAGGAGCAGATTGATATGGAGATCGAACAAAGAAAAGCTAAAAGAGAGAAAGAGGCTGCAGCCAAAAAAGAGAGAGCTATCAGAAAGAAAGAAAAATACGAAGAAAGAAAGAAGAGAAACGAAGGTCTACCTAAACCTCAAAAGAAAAAGGATGAACTTGAGATGGTAAGACGTGAATTGAGTGCTGCTATACGTGCTACAAAATCTGCTGCAAGAAAAGCTGTAGGTGTTGCGAATGTTGAATCAAGAGAAGCAGATTACGCCAAAAAGATAGTAGATGAGATCTTGAAAGCACAGGAAGATATTTCAAAAAGTGTAGATGAGATTGAAATGCTGAATCAACAGGTGCAAAACTATCAAGAGAGGTATAACAAAGCTCTGCAAGAAGCCGATAACGCAAATACTGAAGCTCAGAATGCTTCATTCAACGCTACAACTGCTGAATTAGAGGGGGCTTCAAATGCTGAAGAACTAAGAAATATTGCAAACAACTTGAGAATAATAGCAGATGATGCAAGAACTTATGCAGAAAATCTTGCGGAAGATATACGTATAAGATCTGAAGCGATATATACTGCTAAAGCTTTTATTGAAGAAAAGAAGAAGTTTTTGGAAATGAATGACTTAAACCGTGCGCAGATCGATTACGAAAATGCTCTTAAAGATGTAGAAGCTGCAAATCAAAATAAAGAGAGAGCTATCAAATTGGCTAAGGAAGCAGTTGATTTGACTTCAGCTATCATAGAGGCAGACAAAAACGAGTTATATGATGGAGAACCTAAAAAAGCACCAGAAGAACTACCAGCGAAAGAATCAGCATAAAATATTAAAAGTATAATAATAAAATGGAAGAAAAAATAGATTTTTTTAAACAGACGAAAGTAGGAAGTGAAATGAAAGAAATCATTACTGTAAAAAATGCAGTCGGATTTAAAGTTCGTCTCGCAAATCTACAGCTTTTTTCATCAGCCACATTCTTCATTGAAAAGGTCGATGAAAACGATAGAACTTTAGAAACTACTATTATGAGGTTAGAAGGAGATGATTATCTGAATTGGGGTGGCGACGATAATTATGTAATGAGTTATGCTGCTGCACATGTAGGAATGATACCTTCACGCGAGTGGATTGACGAACAGAAAAGGAGAATAGACGAAGAGAAAAAGAACGAAGAAGAGAATGTAGATTTTAAGAAAGCGGAACCAGCTTAAAATGACCAGTTAGCTCTATTCAAATATTTGTTACACATTTGAATACTAAAATCACCAATAGATGTTTGTTTTCTCCAATCTTTAAGAAACGCTTGAACCCAATCCCAGTGTCGATCAAGCATGTCTGTGTATTTTTGAGAATGTGTTTTAATCTTCCAAATAATAGTAGGTTCTTTTTTCCAAGCGGGATCATCTACAGAATATACTGTATCCCCAACAACCACAAAGTTACGAGGCACAGTATCGTCTGTGCCCAGAATCAATCGAAGCGCTAAAGCTTTCAAGAATGAACGCTCTAACGTTTGTCCCTCAAATTCGTGTTTCCACATTTTTAGTTTAATATTGCTCAATCTTTGACCAACATCTATACCGGAAACACATACATGGGAATCTTCATAATCATAATCATACAAGCTATCTGAAACAAGAAAGTCTTCATCCTGCCGAACATTCGTGCGTGGTACTCCCAAGATAAGTTTGATGCGTTCTGTTTCGAGCATTGCCTTGATTTCTTCTTGTGAAAGAGGACCTTTCAAAATGACTGGATTCCACTGTTCATCTCGTGCATAAAATACTCGAACCTTTTCAGGTCCTGTCCGCGGAGCTACTTGAAGCATATCATAGTACGACATAGTGTGATACTAAATTTAAAATTATGAGTGTCGTGGATTCGTTTTGTATTTAAACGACTTTTGTAGTGCATTTATAAATGGCAGAATGGAATCCTGGCAAGCGTGATGCTAACTATGCATACAGCGATCGTAATTTTGACGGAGCTTCTGCTATGTGGTTGAAGAAGAGTCAAGATGAAGCTCCCGAGGTAGGTGTGTACGATTACAACAATGTTGAAATTCAGGCGTATGATAACGGAGCCACTAGTATGGAGGATTTTTCATCTCAGTGGAGTACCACTCTGTATGGTGAGAATATCAACACTAAGGGTCAGACTTCGGGACAGGCTTCCGTGAATGTAGATACTCTACTGAACGATGTGTGGTTCTGTGTGATGATTGACGACTATTCTAAGATGACTGCCCTTCTCGAACGTGCGCGTATTATGGGCATTGAGTTCCCTGCAGATTATCCTATGAAAAATATGTTCGGAGAATCGACTCTATGGCAGAGAATCAACGACAGCGAGTTTAAGATCAGTGGAGCAACACGTGATCGTGCTACAGAGATCTTTAGGAGATATCACAAGTAAAAAACTGTACATTTTTTATTTTTGTTTGTTTTTGTTTACCTACGCGATTTGTGTGCAGTGTAGACGACATCGTCTGATATTTTGAACTTTGACATGTTAGGATTCAAGAATGTTTTTGCATTGTTGCATGCTGTACTATTGTTCCAAATCTTTACAATATTGAAATCTCCTTTGGGTGATGTAGAGAATCCTACGAGGCTGTCTGGTTTTTGAAGCATCATACCTTCATGACCAGCAACACAATGAACCATCAAATCTGTAGCAATCTCTGCAATTTCTTTTGTTGAAACTTTCTTAGACCAAGAACCACCGTTCTCGTTCTCAGGAACCTCCCAAATAGGGCGGAACCCGCGGCGCATGAAGAAGAAGTATCCACACTCCCATGCTTCTTTCGGTATAGCACCGATTATACTCCACAATTGCTGTGGAGTAGAGAGATCTGCGACCCTTTTATAGTTCGACAGACTCCAGTCCTTGTTACGAGGGTCGAAGTACCACAAAACCCAAGAGTGTTGGAATTTTGTCGTTTCCGGTCTTTCCTCCATATTCGCGGTTATGCTTTCAGCAGACATTTTTTTGTTACAGTCAGTACGAGAGTAGATGCTGTAACTGACTCAAAACAATTCTGTTACTATTATGGAATCCGTTTTGGTCAGTACGTGTCTTAACAAAAACGACTTTTTGTCTTAACAAAAACGGATCCGTACAAATCCGTATTTAAAAGATATCAGGTGGACAATATATGAACGTTGGTGCCACGATTGTGAAGATGATGACTCCCTGTGAACTTTACGCTTTAAGAACTACGAATTTGCTGCCCATCCCGGCAGCAGTTATGGACACGATCGCCAGCATGCAGCTGGTACCTGTCGCCCAAGTATACTCAAAGAAACCCACTGGATACAAGAAGCCGTTTATCGCTTCTAATTCATGGAGAACAGAAACTATCGCAATGCTCAAGAAGACAGATTTCAAGAGTGGTGACGATCCCGACTTCGATACTATTAGAGGTATCATGAACAAGATCGCCGCTTCTACAGTCGGTAAAGGAACTGCTGAGATTCTCGAGATTATCAAGAAGCGTGATCAGGTCTTCCGTCTCCGTATTGTTGCACTCATGTTTGATCGCGGTGTTTCAATGCCCTTCTTCTCCAAGCTGATTGCGAATGTGTTTGACATTCTCTTCAAGGATCTCCCCGCTCTCAAGGACGATCTTCAGTTCAGCTGTTCTGCAGAAGCGTTTGACAAGATGTTTGATCAGGGTGCTACTCTCGTATGCCCCAGCTCTGAACAGCCAGATTACGATAACAAGCTGTGCGAGTTTATGAAGATGAAGGAACTCCGTCGCGGATTTGCGATGTTTGTTACCGAGCTCCATATCCGCGGTCTTGTAGATGAAGAGGTGATTGCTCATTCAGTCAAGGCTGCTTCTGATGATATGGCTTCTCTTGTTTCCAAGCCTGATGACAAGGCTATTATCGAGAATGTCGATCAGATGGTTACACTGCTCTTCGAGACATGCAAGGTGATTGCTACAAGATACGGAAAGGAACACATTATTGTAAAGCTGATTCAACAGAAGGCTCGCGATATCATTGCAATGCCCAAGACCACTACTCCTTGCTTGGGAATGCGCTCAAGATTCAAGCTCGAAGATACCATTAAGCTTTAAACAAAAATTAATGTTAAAAGATTTGTACAGAAAATATTAACCCATTTTTGCCCATATATAGATTTGATCATTAATGTTTTTTTCATCACGAATATCGTGCGTTCTTAACCAATGGTAAACAGACCAGCAGAAGTTTGGATTGTTTTCTATTTTTTCATCGTACATCAGTTGACTCGCTATTTCTGACATTTCAAATAGAAACATACGAGCATCGCTATAAGGTTCCTTCTCATCGGCGTAATCACTTTCAACCCACTGCTTCCACTCTTTCGACATTACTATCAAAGCTTTTACAGTACCCATTTGATAGTGTCAATTTTGTATAGTATTGCTTTGATTTGTTTTGACTAGAATAAGTATGTGGATTGTTTATTATGATGACGATGATGCCCAAATGATACTTGACGTTGTTTCTTCGTACGAGAACCTAGTAAACTATTTCCGTATTTTTCAAGAACAGTACCCTGCATTTAGACAAGTAGGACCAATACCAAATCTATCTGAAGAAGGTAAGCTTGTCCTTGTTTTACAGGCACACGACATACACGTTTCTATTGTCAGGATGCTGCCTCGATGCACCCCATCATTCAAGAGAGATGCGTTCGAGTTCGATTAAACAGCATCGCAGTTCAAAACAAAGATGGCTGACCTTCCTTCTGCTGGTGTAATGCTCCGTGCCGCTCAGATTGCAATTGATGATGACCGTCCTATCATGCTCGACTATTGGGCTGACAGCCGCGCCAAGAAATGCTGCATCGGTGTCAAGGACAATATCAAATATATCGTGAAGTCCGATAATGAGTACACTTCTACTATTGAGGATATCAAGAAGGTTGATGGATGCTACATCATCCTCACTGAGAACAGTCTGTACATTGTCTCCCAGGACATTCCCGTTCGTAAGATTGTTACGAGCACGCCTACTACTTCATCATAATGGACCTATGCCCGCCGCCTCACATGTTGTGGCATGAACCATTGGATGATAAATCCACAAGAAAGTTATGGGCAGAATACATCTCAAAATACGAAAAAGAAATAGAACCATCTGAGATTGATGCTGCAGAAATATGTTCTGTGGAAGAGTTCTCAAAACATTTCGAGATTTGGGTGACTTCAAAATCATTCAAACGTATTAAAGTCCTGATGGTTTGGCATGCTCATTTTTTGAGTTTAGCATGTCAGCAGACACTCAGAAGATGGCTTGAAACTAAGAGCTATCGTTGCCGTGTTTGGTTTCATGTTGAAATGCTTAATAATGTCCAGTCTGCTATTATGAGCAGATGCATTCTTAAGTTTGTGAACGGTATTACCCATTCTATAGAAGATGTGAAAGTAGTGGGAGAAGGTGAAGATACCCGAAATTTTTGGAAAACAATCACCAGCGAAAACGAATTAAAGCAAAAGCCTGTAAATCATTAAATCAATGTTACGAATATTCACTGACGGTTCATGCACCCACAACGGACGTAAAGGTGCACGAGCAAGTTATGGCGTTATCTATCCTGATAAACTGATTGAATCTTGGGGTGCTCCTATCACAGAAGGGACCCAGACAAATCAGACTGCAGAACTAACGGCTATCTATGAAGGTATCAAAAAAGGTACAACACTTGCAGGCAATCCTGCTCATGTTGATGTACATGTATTTTCTGATTCTGAGTACTCTATCAACTGTTTGACCAAATGGGTAACCGGATGGAAGAAAAGAGATTGGAAAACAGCAGATGGTAAACCTGTTGTTCATCGTGATCTCATTGAAAAGATTCTAGAACAGTTGAAGCTCTTTGCAGGACACGTGTTTGTGCATGTGAAAGCACATACAGGTGGTGCAGACGAAAACTCAAAGTGGAATCAAGAAGCAGATGACATTGCCAGAAAGGCTGGAGAAGAGAACGCAATCGTTATGTACAAAGATTTCAAAGACTGTGTAAAAGTTATCAGAAATACAGAATCCACTGAAGAAGCTCTAAAAGGTATTCCTCTTGCTCTGATGGGAGCACCTGTTTCCGAGAATGATCTGTTTGCAGCAATCAAAGCAAATCTTGGAAGCATCGATGAAAAGTTTCTGAAGACGGCACTTATTTCTGCACTCAAGAAGACTTTGCAAGCGAAGAAATATGATCTGGAAAAGACTAAGGTTTTCAAAACAACACACTATCGACTCATCGAGGAAAGTCATTTAACAATTAAACGTCTAGAACATACAACAGAAGCCGAAGATGAGTAAGACCGTATATATGTTTTCATCGCCCACTTGTCCTCCTTGTAATCACATCAAACCTTTCATCAATGAGATGAAGGAAGATTTTTCATCTTTTAACTGGGTTGATGTGAATATTAAAGATGACCCTCAGAATATCCGTGGAAGATATGGGGTTCAAACTGTACCCACAATGGTCACTGCAAGAAACGGAAATGCTGTAGGAACAGCAAATGGAACGAACGCAATGGGCTATCTTCGTATTCTTAAGCAACTACAGCAGTAGAAATCTTTTTACCATCTTTCCAAGCATCGCACACAAACTGATCCTGATCATTTGGAGGTGCACATGTGGGCTGTGATGGCGAATTAACAGAGGTGGGATCTAGCGGGAGATATGAAGGGAATCCATACTTCAATGCAAAGAATCCTGCAGTACCGCCGATTAAACCTACTGCAAGTGGGAGCACAGAAGCTCTTGCAGCAGCTCCGAATGTATCTCCGTAACACTTGAATGAGGAATATGAGTACAGGTTCAAGAGATATACAATACCGGAGAATCCGAGATAGATTCCGATATCCTTGGTATCGCGTTTCTTATCGATTGTCATATCGAGTATGTAAACTGCAAAAATAGAAGAAAGAGCAGCCATACCCATGGGCGATTTAGCAACATCAAACATTCCAAGTCCGCGGATAGAACAAGGGTTGAATTTGCTGATCATTTCAGCAGGTATTTCACCACCGCCTCCTCTTCTCAATACTACACCTCTTGAAGGTCTAGCACCGGGAATAGAAGGACCAAGTCTTGCATTCAGAGCAGCAGTACGACTACCTCTGCGAGAAGGAGGAGAAGCGCCTTCAATGGTGGACATAGTGGATACACTGAGAGGTGCCCTTCTAAAAAGACCACTAGCGCCAGTACCGGAAGAAGATGGTGCAGAAGGATTTGTAGGGTTTTCAGAACCAGTGCCTAAAATCTGATCAACTACAGCAGAGGCTGGGGCTACAGCGGCAGCGACAGAAGATATTGTTTGTGCAGCGATAGAAGGTGCGCTACCTGCTCCAAAACCATGGACCAATCCACCAACAAGCCAATGTAGAATAACAGAGCCGATACCGATCAAACTGGTAACAGAGTTTCTGAATCTTCCATTGATGACGTCTGTGATGAATCCTGAAAGGAGTGTAATATCAGGAGAAAGGGCGCCCAAGAATGCAGCAAATGTTGTAAAAGCGGAAGCTCCACCAGAAGACTCGCCTACACCTCCCAACCTTGAGAGTCCAGATTTGATAGTTGCACTGAAATCTGGAAAAAGGAAGAATGTCAATGTGATTATCAACATCAAAAACGATAGCACGCTAAATGTTAGCGAAGCTGCAGCGAGATTCAGCGTAGTGTCTGCCATTGTGTTACACCAATAAAAACGTATCGGTTTATTCTTAAAATTAGAAACCCCCCAGGTACGTTGTGTGAAATGTATGCGTACCAACGTGAAGCCGTCGACTGGATGGCAATACGTGAGGAGGATAGACGAACACCTGGAGGGTTTCTATGTCACGAAATGGGACTTGGGAAGACTCATATGATGTGTTCTCTCATCAAGGAAAAGATCAGAAAAGTGCATCGTACACTTCTTCTGACAACCAAGAGTACTATTGGCTCTTGGCATGACACTCTCACTTCATATTCTAAATCAGAGTTTGAAGTGAGTGTGGGGGCGGTAGGTGTTATTTCTCCTAAGCGTCCAACAGTGGTAGTGGCTACTCACCATTCTGTGCTCAAGCATACAGATTGGTTTGTTTTGCAGTCCTTTGATAGGATCATCGTCGATGAAGCGCACATTATGCGCAACAGAGGACGCATATTCCAACGTATCAGAGAAATCGCAACAGCCGCAAAGTACCGCTGGGGTGTCACAGCAACACCCTTCAACAACACAGATAAGGATATGCTCTGCTATATGCAGTTCCTTCGTCCATCTGAAGCAGATGTGAATCCGAAAGCCTTCAAGCACTATTTCATCAGAAAGTTGAGATCCGATGTAATGAATGATGGACCCTCTCTGAATATCACAAAGATGGTGTATTCTTTCGAGACAGAAGAAGAGCAGAAGATGTACGATTATGTCTCACACAGGATCGATGAGACCAATGATTGGGTTCAGAGGAACAGAAGCGTGGTGCCTTGGAGAATGCGTGGTCAGATTGTACTTACAATGATTATGCGCAAACGCCAGGCTGCCATTCACCCTCAACTGGTTCTGAATGCAGAAAAGGTGTGGGCAAAGCAAATGGGCGAAGTGGTCCCCGATTGGGATTCTAAAAAGGTAACAAAGCTCAACAAAATAATGGACCTCGTTTCTGAAGATCAGAGGTCAAAAAAGAATACAATGATCATTACACATTTCAAAGGTGAACTCGAGATTATCTACGACAGATTGGTTGCAGAAGGTATCCGGACATTTGCACTAGACGGTTCTACTCCTGCTGATGATCGCAGAACGCTCGAGACCATTAATACAGATATACCAACAGTTATTGTACTTCAGATTCAAGCAGGAGGTGTAGGCATTTCTCTTCCTTGGGTCCACCATGTTATCAATGCTGCGCCGGATTGGAATCCATTCTTGGAAAAACAGGCTATTTATAGGGCATATCGTGCAAACACTCCTCACGATGTGAATGTCACTGCAATGTATTTCAAGAACACAATCGAGATTGATATGCAGACACGTCAGGCAGAAAAGATGAAAAGAGCTGCAGAATGGTTGAATGATCCATTGGAGTCTATTTCGGCGTATGTTTCAATGCCAACTTAAATTCATGACAGAGATTAACAATGAGTGTATTCAAATCTGCTACATCGTGGGCAGACACAGATAAGGCATGTGGTGCGCCTCATCAGAGTCCTGTAAACCTGTCTAGATCTTTTGCCGAACCCTGCGATCGTCTCTGTGAACTCACTATCGATAAGGTTAGTATTCCTCAAGCCACTGCCAAGATTAGAAGTGAGACTGGTATGCATCTCACATTTTTTGATGTGAAACCCACTGCTAAATTCAACGGAGAGGGATACACTTGCAGGGAGGCTTTTTTGTTCGCCCCTGCTCAACACACTATCGAGAACATTCAGGCGGAAGCTGAGTTTGTAGCTCTATTTGAAAACCCTAAAGGTTACACTCTTGCTGTGAGCGTTCCTGTTCGTAGTGCTGCCGGTGAAACACCATCTACAGCATTCTTCAATGGTTTTGTAGGATACCCTTCTGAACCTGATGAACCCATGCAGGTTGTTCTTGGCGACAATTGGGAACTACAGGATGTTATCCCAAGTAATCCTGGCTTCTATGTTTACGATGGCACCTGGGTTGCTCCTCCGTGTACTGCCGATGTTACATGGGTTGTATTTGCAAGCTCAGTAACGATAGATCCCTCAGATTACGCTAAGCTTGTGTCAAAGGCTCCCAGTGGAAGCAGACCCCTTCAGCCTTTAGGAGATCGCGAAGTATTTTTCAATGAAGGCGAAAAGATAGAAGGTACGGCTGTAGACAAAAAAGATGGAAAGGTCTATATGAGATGTAAAAGGATACCTAATAGCGGTCAAGGTCCTGCACCAGACAATGTTGCTATAAAGCAGTCGAATCTTTTGGAGAAAACTTCTGAGTTAACATCTGCAACTCAGAAACAGTCTTTGTCAAACATTCAAGCAAAGGTTTCTGATTCATACAATCAGGTTGGAGGTTTTTGGGGCATTTTAGCTGTTATTGTTTTGATCGGATTTGCATATCTCTTGTACAGTGAAAAAGGTAACGCTATTGCTCAGTCATTATTTGGTCTTGTAACCTTTTTACCTAATCTTGTTCATGATATGTTTATCAAACCTATATTTAGTATTCCTCCGATTGGTTCTGGTCCCAGATAGATGAAGATGCCTCATCGACTGCATCACAGCAGCCCGCTATCATAGAAATCTTCTTTCTCTTAACCCTGATCTTCTTAGGCTTGGCAGATACCGTAGTCCATCCCTCATCTTCGCTATCTCCATCGTTTCTGGTAACAGGAGGTGAATCGTAATAGGGATCCTCTTCGTATGTGTCCTCGTGTTTTGAACGTGTTGTACCGAGTGTTTTGTTCTCAATATACACCTTTGGGATTATACGACCAAACTCGTTCTTCTTACGCTCATCCTGTTCTTTCTTAATTTCAGCATACTGTTTCTCCACCATGTCGTGAATCTTCCAGTCTGAAGCAAGCTCTGACCATTTGTTACCAGACTGACGTACAGGCTCTGCTCTTTCTTCTCCTCCCCAACCTTGTTCAATCATTGACCCTCCCAATGAAGGAAAGTTAATCTCGTTGAACTCTGTTCTTCTTGCAACTTCTGCAAGACGAGCCTCCTCTGCAGCCTTCTCGTCATTCTGACGATTCTTCCACATACTGGAATTGGTGCGAGGGGCAGAAGTGTTCTGCTGCTTACGATTGCCAAAGGCAGAAGGAAATGCACGTCCGTTATTCATGTTGTCTGATATGAACAATATCTGTTTAAATGCAGATCCGTTTTACATACAATGAAGTGGAAGTCAAAAGGCAAGGATATTAGCCCATTGTTCATGCATTGGATCTGTAATACAGATATGTTGATAATCCCTGCACTAGAAAATAAGAAGTTACCAGCATCGACATTTTCACTTGCTAAAAGTTTGGTAACATTGGACTGGAATTATTCCTTTACTAAAAAGAATTTGAACAAAACTGTATTTCCAAATGTTAAAACTGTATTGATGCTGAATTCAAATAAAATTAATTATGCTCATCAAGACCATGATTTCAAAATATTAACAGGCTTTGAAGAATACTTCATTCAAGATGGGCGTATCTTTTGGAATAATACACTAGTAAACAAAGAATGGCTTGAATCACAGTATAATGAATATATATGCGCAATGCAGGAGTTTCATCAACTCCGCGAAAACGAATTACGTTGAATAAACAGATTAGTTATATCAACAAGATGGTTATTGCTACGACTATTCAGACAAACGGAAGCCTTCATGAGGTGAATGTTCCTGCAAAATGTGCAGATGTTCTTGAATGGCTTCGTACAAAGACCAAACAGCCTTGTCTTCAATATCAAGGAAAGATCAAGGACAAAGATTCATGGATTGCAGTCTTTGCTGAAAGCGGTTCGGACTCTGATGACAATATCAACCAACACATTCTTGGGGGAAATTTCCAAGAAGAGATCTTTGTAGGCACAATTGCTGTTATGCTTACAAAGTCTTCAAATGAAGACAACTATGACAAACCTTCAAGTGCATATATCAATCTAAAACCTGCAGACTATGAAAACATGTACTCGAATTGGACATTTGACGAAGAAGATGAGGATGACGACGACGATGAGAATGCATATAACGATGAAGAGGATGAAGAGGAAGAGATTGAGAATGAAGAAGAAGAGGAAGAAGAAGTAGAAGAGGAAGAAGAGGTTGTTCAAGTGAAGAAAGCACGTGTAAAAGCACCTGTTGTTATTCAAGATATCAATACAGACACACCTCTTCGTCAGCTTGTTCGCAAACGTTTTGAAGAGATTGGTATTTCATGTGAACATTCTCTTCAGTTGGAGAATGCACTCCTTCATCGTTCTATCAGAGAGTGTTCTGAATCCGGTGCTACTGTAGAATGGTGCTCTCCTGTTTTCTGTAACCATTATCGTGGAAGGTGTATTCATGTGTACGAGAACTTGAAGGGCGACAAGGGATATGTGAACAATCCTACAGATTGGAAAGCAAAGATGACTGCAGGTGAAGTAACACCTACTCAGATTGCTGAAATGGCTCCAATGGATCTTCATCTTGGTCGCTGGAAATCTCAAGTGGAGGCTCAGATTGAAAAGGACAAGCATATGTATTCAAATACAGGAGGTGCCTCAATCTATCTGTACTGTTCTGTATGCAAAAAGAAATCAAGATGCGACTACTATCAGATGCAGACTCGTTCTGCTGATGAGCCCATGACAACATTCGTAACTTGTCTTGAATGCGATAAGCGTTGGAAGTTTTAGAACAGTATAATAATGTGGTCATATGAATCGGCAGGAGATCCCAAGACCGAAGATGTCTTCGAAAAGCTTACAAAAAATAAAGAGCTGGCTAAAACGCTCTCAAAGTTTGCAGATCTATATGGCTATTTCTGCAAATATCCGCCTAAAAACTCGAAGGTAATCATGAGCAGTGTTTTCATGGATAAAGCAGGTATGATCCCATTTTTTAATGAAAGCATGTCTTCAAAGATTGTAGAATCGTGGAAGATCGTTCATGATCCTCGTAAACATGCTATCTATATGAAAGAGCGTATCAAGAGAGCTAAGCTCAAGAAGGGAGGGCAAATGGGTCCTTCTATCCACGATGAAAGTGAGACACTCGATAACTTCATCGATTATGTCATAAATCTTTTTGCAGAAAAGGCACACGATTTTTTAACTGCTACGATACCGTCGTATGCTGATAATGTTGAAAGGGCTGCAGATATAGTACCTTGGGTTGCTGGTATACCTCAACGTATTCTTGAAAATTTAGAAAACAATCCATATATCGGTGGACCTCTAATGAGAGTAGCTATCGATATGTTTTTAGAGATTGCACCAAAGTTTTTGATGGTAGAAGAGTTGGGTGTAACCGCTCTTTCTGTACCGCTCGCTCCCGTAGCAGGTCTCGGTATTCTAACAGAAACATTAGGTCTCATTATAGGAGAAGCTGTTGGTATGTTATCATTCGCTCTCGCCCTCTCAAAGGGCAAGAAGGGTGCTGCATTCTTGAACTTTATTCAGCTTGTTCCTATATTTGGTCCTATTTTGCGCCAGTCTATAGTTAACGCGATTCAGATATATGATAAATTTCAAGCAGAAAAGGCTAGATTAGGTCAGATACCTATTATAGGTCAGCTGATATCTCCTTCATCTATTTACACACAAAGACCGTCATCAACTTACACACAAAGACCGTTAGCTATAACAAATGGAAGAGGAAGGACAAGAACTCGTAAACACAGAGCTCACAGGAAATCTAAGAAAGTGGATCGAATTAGATGATGAATCTCGTAGAATTACTGAGCGTCTTAAAGAGATTCGTGTAGAAAAAGCTACTCTTGGTGGATCTGTTCTTTCTTTTATGAGAGAGAATGAGCTTGATGACTTCAAACTTGAAGGTATGTCTACTGGCACTCTTTCCAGATCTGTACGTACTATCAAACCAGCTCTAAAACGTAATACAATCCGCACTCAGCTATTGATTCACTTTGGAGATCAGCCCTCTAAGGTTTCGGAGGCTTTGCGTGCAATCGAAGGTATTGGTGAGGGAGAAGACGCTATGTCTGTAGGTATTCAGAAGGAAATGCTTACTCGTAGACTACCTCGTAAACCTCGCAACCAGTCTGCAATTCAGTTAAACGGTTAATTTGTAATTTCTACAAATATGTCTGAAGACAAATGTCCTCTTTGTTTTGAAGAGCTTAATGTTCCTGAATACAGAGAAAACCCTACAAATGAGCCTATTATTGAGGGTAATACTACTAGGCTAGAATGTGGTCATGCATATCATTCTACATGTGTTATTCAGATGATACGAACATGTCAAGGTAAGTGTGCACAGTGTAATGCTACTCAGCTTGTAGATATTCAAGATGAATACCAAACATGGCAGCAAAGGATTTCATTTGAAGGTAAATGTAAGAAGGCTCTTGCAAAAGTTAAAAGAGATACTGAAATTGCAGAAGGACTACGTGATGTCAAAGGATTCAAAGAAGAGATTGATAGGAAGCGCAAAGATTTTGATAGACTCGTAGTTGAAGCTAAAAAGAAGATTGCAGAAGATCTAAAGATCGAAGAGACTATTGATCTTTTTGAATTCTCTAAAAGAGAGACCATGAAACGTTTCAAAAAGAAGGCAAGGGATGCCGGTTCACTCGAGCTGGCTACTATTTCAAAAATGAGAGATTGGAAACTGAAGGAATGGCTATTTGGACGCGATGAATGGCATATAAAGTATACGTATACAAAGCGATACTTTTTTGGTCGCTAATCAAAAATGCACTGGTCCATATATTCTGCAGTGATCGGCTTCATCATGTTTGTCTACATATCCCTGTTTGTCAAGAATATGCAGACATACAAAAATTCAGATTACACGATGACGTGGGGTCAGTTCATCGATAAAACTATAGATTAAATCTTTTCTTGAAATCACTAACAGACGCTTTGAATGTAGGTTTATTCCACAAAACCCACCTTGAAAGCGCTCCAGGAGTGGTAGGATCATTCCAATGTTCACCCATACCGGAATGACGTTTCAGATATCTTTGTTTTCTGGTCTTGTTTTTGTGTTTGGTATAATCAGAATATCCCTTCTGACCAAAAGGTGTTACCTTCACACGACCATCATCTTTCACAAAGACGGCATCCCATTTCTTGTCTGCTCTATGAGAGCGTTTGATTGTTTTAAGGCGCATTTACATATCAACCATATTTTTATGGCTCATATGTATTTGCTCTTGGTGGGGATTGAACCCACGACTTCGGTGTAACATGCATAGAAAAAGACCTATAAGCACCGCGCTCTAACCAGCTGAGCTACAAGAGCGGAATTATTCCAGATGGGACTTGAACCCACAACCTCATGCTTAGAAGGCATGCGCTCTATCCGGTTGAGCTACAGGAACACAAAAGTAATGTTTATGATTTTTGAAATTTAGGTTTTTGGTCCTACCAGGGATCGAACCTGGGTTATCTGATTCAGAGTCAGATGTCCTAACCGCTAGACTATAAGACCTCGCTTGCGTGGAATGGGACTCGAACCCATGAGGAATTAACCAACAGTTCTTAAGACTGTCTCCTTAACCAACTCGGACATCCACGCGATTCTGCCCCAACGAGAATCGAACTCGTGACCTCTCGGTAACCTAATCACTCACAAATGAAAGGTGTAACAGCCGAGCGCTCTAAACCAGCTGAGCTATGGGGCAACACTAACACCTAGTAGTTTCGATCTACCGACTTCCTGGTTATGAGCCAGGCGCTCTTCCCCTGAGCTAAGGTGTTACATGGAAAAATACATTGCTGTATTCTTCACTCTTTATTGGGAGGCTTTCTTTAAGTAGTTTAACGCGGCAACGTTGAATTAGAAGGCGACATGTTATCGAATATCTTGTCCATTCTTGAGTTTGTTACAAGCGTCATGACCAGCGTTGTAATCCAAATACCGAGCACAATACATTTGTCTGCAATAACAATACATTTTCCATCATGCTCTTTCTTCCACTCTTTAATACTTTCCTTGATCACGTCCTTTGACACAGGAACATTGATAACAGTGTGCTCGGGATGAATAGGATATGGGTTCATAATAGTCTATATTTCTTCAAATACACCCATACATCCATTTTATACACCTAGTTTGTTTTCAATGGCAGCCAAGCTCTTAATCATAGAAGCATTAAACACGAGAAGAGTGATTAACATTCCACCGATACCACAATATGCTAATACTGAAACACACAACGATGATTCTTTTTGCTTATACTGTCGTATACCTTCAACAACAGCACGTGTAACTGTGGGCATATCAATGCGTGTTTCTTGAAAAGCGTTCATGTTGTCAGTCTAAAAGAGGATTTATTTAATTCATTTTATATACAATGAGCAAGTTTGATGAGATGGCTTCATATCTGAGGAATATTCGCCCACCAAACGATTACATGTCATTCGATCGAATGGTGCGTGCAATTCTCTTTTGGTTCGATACACACCGTATTAAAGAGCCCCAAGTGTTTTTTGAACATGAAGGGAAAGAATGGCAGGCTTTCTTAGCTTATTTGACTTCAGAATTAGGAGAGCTTCCACCTCTTCTGACAAAGGATTTTGTCAAATCTATGAGCGGATTTTCTGCAGGAACACGTTGACCTCCTTCACGACCAAGTGGAACAAGTTGGGATGATCTCTCTGGACTAGTGAATATGTTAGCAAATCGTTTTTTAATAGGACTTGCACTTCTAGAAGTAGCAGCTGATGAAGCTTCAGATTGAGCTTGAGACGCACCCGGGCTTCCTGCTGGTGGTCCGGATTTACCTTGAGAAATACCAGATAGTTTTTCATCAAGATATTGTACTCTTTTCATATTCATTGGTGTAGTGGCTGGTGCTGGTGCTGGTACTGGTGCTGATGCTGGTACAGAAGCAGAGATAACTACAGGAGGTATTGGTAATTTTTGACGAGGTTCCCTTGGTGCATTAGCTAATGCTTCAAATTGAACTGCATATTCGTTTAACAAAGATTCGAGCTCATCTCCTGTTTCTTTAACAGGTATAGGGTTTGGGTAGGGAACCAAAGGTGTTTTTGAAAATTTTACAATCTCAGCGTTATATCTGCATGTAAAAGAATTGAACAACAGGGATTCTCTTGTGCTATCTTCTAATTTATTCTCATCAATAAGAGGTAGTGTTTCAATAATTTTAGGTAGGGTTTGTTCATTGGGACGTAGCTCTTCGTAAATTTCAGGTACGTTTTCGTAAATTTTACGTAGCTCATCATCAATATGACCTATCGAATCCTTGTAATCTGAATAGAGATGTTTAAGCAATATTGCGTCTACAATACTATTGTGATTATAATTGTATGTTTGAACTGCACCAACTAAAACATCAACTTCAAATCCTTCTAAAAATTCGAGCAATAAATCAGAACAATACTCTTTTTCTGGTACTTTTAATTTCATACCTACTGGTACAATATCTGGTACATTGTAATTGGGTTCTCTAAAAGTCTGAGCAAAAAAATGAGCACCTTCTTGACCTCCTATAAATGTTCCTCTACCTGTGGTTTTTCCTTCTAAAAATGTCTTATCAATATTGAAATTAAAAACATTGAATATATTTGATAGACGAGCTGCAGTTATATGACCCGATTTTCCAATCAATTGATAGATTTCACTAACATAAAAATTGTATGATCCTGCTATTATTCCACTAGTAGTTATAGGTAGAGGAGATTCAGGGAATATTATATCACGGGATGTATCTCGATTGATCTCATTTATCCATTTATCAACTGTCTTTTTAGGTATAAAATCTACCTCATTGGGATCCATTACATTAAAAACTTTTGTATAATGGTAATTTACGTAAGCTATTTCGTTGATAGAAACTTCTTTATCAAAAAGTGGATATTCAGAAAAATATAAAATATCTGTTTTTAAGATATTTACACATGACAATACGTTAGAGGAAGATAAGGTAGTTGTGGATGAAGGCATTAATCCTGGAGTTTTACTCATTAAAATTTCATATGTTTGTTTCAATTTTTTCAATTTTTCAGAATTTAGACTAGTTCTTGTATCATTTTGATGATATTTGTAAAAGATAAAGTAGTAGAATAATACATATGTGCGAAAGGTTTGAACAATATTTATTAGATATATAATTGTATTTTTTGCTCTTTCTAGGTTTAATATATCATCCTTTTTTATAAAATACGCATCTTTGCCATATATAGTATTTATATAATTAAAATTTCCATCTTTTATAAGCCCGTTTAGATGACTGATAAATTCACGGTATGTATTATCTACTTGTATTATCAAGTTTTTAATAAGTTCTAAATATGTAACTTTGATTTGTTCATCGGTTTGTTTAACTTGACTTACTCCTGGAATGTATTCAAAAGTACGATTACTAGTTTTATTACTAGATGATGAATATACAGTATCTATTCCAAACATATATGCACGAATATGATTCAATTGATCTCCTGTATTTAACATAAGTCTTTCAGCTCCAAATATTTCGCGATTATGTAAATTTATTAAAGTTTTAGTATCTGGATAAAATGGGTTTGGGTTTCCATTTATTTCAGGAGTTAATGAAGCCACCAACATAATATCACCTAATGCTTTTCCAATATATGCTGCAAATTTATCTTTTCTATCTTTATCATCATCTAATTTTTGTACTTCAGTATTACTCTTAAAATCTCCACGTCTTTGATTTATGATAAGATCAAAATATTTGGTTCTATCCGTTGTTGTGCCTCCATTATAGATTTTAATATCATCATCATCATCTTCAAATTTGCCTTTAAATTTAAATTTGCATTTAACTTTTATTTCGTCAAAATCGCTAATTTCGACTTTACTATTTTCTTCAAAAGCAGCTTTGTCGAAACCATATATACATGGATCTATTAAAAGAGTTTTTTCAAGGGATTTTGGTATAGAAAAAATATAAGGCTGTTTTTCCGGTGATATTGGTTTTCCTGCTTGATCAAGGATACTTCCGAATGTTATAAGATTTTTAGCACCCATTGCACTAAAAAGTTGAAAACCTGCATCTTGTAGTACACCTATTTTAGAGTTATCGATACCATTGAATGGTTTGAAAGAAGATCCACCATGTTGAGGAAATAATGCAGTTTGCATTGTATGTGTGAAAGTGAGTGTATTATCAAGTCTAATTGCTTTATCTTCAGCATCAAAATTGTCCTTGATATACTTTACAACATCTGCTTCTTTAAGTGATGGTGCCCTAACTCCATCGGCTGCAGTACCTCCAAATAAAACTGAAAATTTTTCATTATTAAAACTGGTATCATCGTGATTCATATCTGCTCTTAGATGGTATTTCATGATTTCAGATGGACATGCTGGTGCTGGTCCTGATGAGGATGATGCCGATACTGATGCCTTTTCTTTCTTGGGTGCTGTCTGACCAAACGTAAAACCTTGTGCCGCCGCCCAAGGTACTGGTTCTGCTGCTGATGCTGATGGTCCTAGTCCTGGAAATCCAAATGTGTTTCCAAATGCTGATGCCGGTGCTTCTGGTGCCATAACTACATCTTCTGGTGTTGGCAGGGTTGACGGTGCTGTTTTTTTTTGGGGTCTAACAAAATCGTCTTCAGTTCTTTCTTGTACAACATCTGTTCCAAAAGCTTGTTTGCGACTTCTTTTTTTTCCGGCTAGATTGTCTGTTGATGCTGCTGGTGCTGGTGGTTGTTGCCCACCTCTTCGCAAGTTCTTCCTTGTCCTCGCCATTGTACTGAATACAGAAATATTAGAACATAACGGATCCCCGACAAACTTACGTATAACTCTTGTTATAATAAGAACAATGTCCGACGTCATTACTGGAGTTCAGTTCGGCATCACCAGCCCCGACGAGATTCTTCGTCGCAGCGTGGTTGAAGTCGTTACAGACAAAACTTATCAAGGTAACAATCCTGTTCCTGGAGGCGTATTCGACTCTAGACTTGGTGTTATCGACTCCGGTAAGATCTGTCCCACTTGCAAGCACACAAACATGAAATGCCAAGGTCACTTTGGTCATATCAGTTTGGCACGCCCTGTCTATCTCTATCAATTCCTCGAATATCTAGAGAAGATCCTCTACTGTGTTTGCGTCAACTGTTCCAATCTTTACATCAATCCCTCCGAAGAAGAGAAGTCCGCTTTCTTGAACACATCCCTCTCTGGCGTTGCTAGACTTGGCGATATTCGTTCACGCTCCGTAGATTTCAAGGCTAAGGCTGCCAAAGCCGCTAAAGGTGCTATGGTACCTTGCGGTGTTTGTGGTACTACTATCCTCAAAAAGGTAGAAAAGATCACCGGCACCGTCTGCACTCTTCAGGGTAGTCTTCTTGGTGGAGAAGAACAGTCCATTCCCATCCAACCCGAGATGGTACTTCGTTGCTTTGAAAGGATGACCGATGAAACCATCAGGATTCTTGGATTCAACCCTAAGTACTCTCATCCCGCTTGGATGATCTGCACTAAGCTTGCTGTGCCTCCTCTGACCGTTCGCCCCCCTGTGGTGATGGACGATAATCAGAGAATGGACGATGATCTTTCTCATAAGCTCATCGACATTGTCAGGGCAAATCAGAAGCTTCGTGAACAGATCGATAAGGGTCAGCCCCGCGATTACATTGAACAGCACATGGCTCATCTTGAGTTCCATGTAGCCACATACGTTGATAACGATATCAAGGGAATGCCTCCTGCAGCTCAGCGCTCAGGTAGACCTCTCAAGACTTTGAAGTCTCGTATGGGTGCTAAGACTGGTCGTGTTCGCGGAAACCTTATGGGTAAGCGCGTAGACTTCTCTGCTCGTTCTGTTATCACTCCCGATGCCAATATCGATGTCGATGAACTCGGTGTTCCCATCGAAATCGCCACCAACCTCACTAAGCCCGAGATTGTAACACCTTACAATCGTGATCGTCTTCAGATGTACGTCCGCAATGGTCCTGCTAAGCATCCCGGTGCAAAGTCTGTGTACCTCAAGAGCGATAAGCGTACCATCTCACTGAAGTATATCAGTGCCGATATGATCGAGCTTAATGAGGGCGATATCGTCCACAGACATCTCATCGATGGTGATCATGTTCTCTTCAACAGACAGCCTTCTCTTCACAAGGGTTCCATGGAATGCCATCGTGTAAAGGTGCTGCCTTACTCAACATTCCGTCTCAACGTTTCTGCTACTAAGCCTTACAATGCAGACTTCGATGGTGATGAAATGAACATGCACGTGCCCCAGTCTATTGCCGCTGAAACAGAGCTTGCTAAGCTTGCGAGTGTGAATCGTCTTATCGTGTCTCCCCGTCTGAATGCTCCTATCATTCAGATGGTTCAGGACACTCTGACAGGCTCATACCGTATTTCTATTCCTGGTGTCAAGATCCACGAACAGGCTGTCATGAATATGCTCAGTCGTATTCGTAGACCTCTTTCGACATTCAAGATGACAGGCAAGCCTCTCACCGGTACTGATGTTATCTCTGCTGTATTCCCTCTCATGAACTTCAACGAAAAGATCAAACTCGAGAATGGTAAGCTTGTTAGCGGTCTCCTCAATAAGGGCGCTTTCAACACACCTTCTGAAGGTATTCTGCACGTAATCTTCAACGACTTCGGTCCCGATAGATGCGCTCAGTTCATCAATGAGGTTCAGTCTATCGTCACAAAGTTCAATCTTCACACAGGTTTCTCTACAGGTGCTTCCGATCTTATCTCGAACAGGGAGACGATCGACTACGTGGAGAAGTCTCTTGCAGAAGGTCGTAAGAGGGTTCAGGATATCCTGACTGATGTTCACGCTGGAAAGTTTGTGAATATCTCAGGTCGTTCTGACGGTCTTGAACTTGAGAACCAGATCACCAATACTCTGAAGGAAATCAGTGCAAAGATCACTTCTAAGGTGTCTGATTCTCTTCCCAAGTCTAACCGTCTTCTTCAGATGGTAAAGGCTGGTGCAAAGGGTGATAACTTGAACATTACTCAGATGGTTGCTCTTCTTGGTCAGCAGATTGTAGACGGTAAACGTATCCAGTTCACTCTCCCTGATCGTACTCTTCCTCATTTCTCCAAGTTCGACGATTCTGCTGAAGCACGCGGTTTTGTTGAGAGCTCATTCGTGAAAGGTCTCCGCCCCGCAGAGTACTTCTTCCACGCTATGGGTGGTCGCGAAGGTTTGATCGATACTGCTGTGAAAACATCAGATACCGGTTACATCCAGCGCAGAATGATGAAGACCATGGAAGACTTCAATGTAACATATGATGGAACCGTTCGCAACAATTCCGGTATTGTGATCCAATATCGTTATGGCGAGGACGGTATCGATTCTACTGCTGTCGAGTCTCAGCATATTGCTCTTCCCACAATGTCTTTGGAGGACATCTACAAGAAGTTTGCTCTTTCTGTTGAAGAGGTTGCTCCTCTCTTGACCGAAGCCATTTCTGAAGCACCGGATATGGTTGAAGAGATTGTGAAGGATCGCGATATGCTTGTGAAGGATGTGTTCCACTTCTCCAGAAAAGAGAGTGTTCTTGCACCCGTTCACCTCAAGCGTTTGATCGATCGTTTCAGCAATCCCTATTCTACTAAGACCGATCTCACTCCTGCATACATCGTAGAACAGCTTGAGGGTCTTCTTAGAGAGCCTGTTATTGCTCCCAACCGTCTGTTTGCTGCGCTTGTACGCTTCTACCTTGCTCCTCGTCAGTGCATCATCAACTACCGTTTCACAAAGGACATCTTTGATGAAGTCGTACGTGAGATCCGCTTCCGCTATCTCAAGAGTTGTGTGCACGCCGGTGAAATGGTTGGAGCACTCTCAGCACAGTCCATCGGAGAGCCTACTACTCAGCTCACTTTGAACACTTTCCATAGCGCTGGTACTGTAAAGGCTGGTGCTACTCAGGGTGTTCCTCGTATCACAGAGCTCTTGGCTGTTTCAAAGACTCCCAAGAATCCTCTCAACTTTGTGTACCTCGATCCTTCTGTCTCTGGAAGTCAGGATCAGGCTATCATGGTAAAGCGTGAGATTCAGAAGACTACTCTTCGTGATATCACCAAGCATGTTCGCATGTACTATGATCCCTATCCTCTCGAGACCAAGAGTGTTGTTGAAGATGATCGCGACATTCTGAAGAGCTTCCAGGAGTTCTCCATCGGAAAGCCTGATTGCGCTTCTCCTTGGATTCTTCGTCTAGAGTTTGATGATACTGAAATGGCTGCCAGAAATGCCCAGGATATGGTTTCTATTGAGACTGCGATCATGAACAGTGGTCTCAAGGTTCTACAGTGTGTACATTCTGATTCTAATGCTTCCAAGATTGTGATGCGTATTGTCTTCGATTCAAGCTTTGTAGGCAATATGCTGAGCTTGCGTTTCATCGAAGAGCGTATCCTCGATGTCGTGATCGCAGGCGCTTCTGGTGTTGGTCGTGTGTATCCCCGCAAGGTTGAGAAAGAGCTTGTCTGGGATGAAGCCACTTCAGGATATGCATGCAAGACTCAGTGGGTCCTTGATGTTGAAGGTGCAAACATGTACGAGCTTATGGGTTTCAAGAATGTAGACAAGACCCGTATCTTCTCGAACGATATCCACGAGGTGATGGATGTATTTGGTGTTGAAGCGGCTCGTCAGGCGATCTATGATGAGTTCAACGAAGTGTTTGCAGAAGCATACGTGAATTACCATCATATGTCTGTTCTCTTGGATTCGATCACATATCAGGGACGTCTCATTTCTGCTGATCGTTTCGGTATGAAGAAACACGACAACGGTGTTCTTGCGAAGTCTTCTTTCGAAGAGACATCCAAGAATCTGTTCAATGCTGCTGTTGCCGCAGAGTTTGACGACATGTCTGGTGTTTCTGCGAATATCATGTTTGGTCAGAAGCCTCCTGCTGGAACAGGCTTTGTGAGTATCCTGCTCGATGAGACTCGTCTACCTGAGGGTAGCGAAGAAGAGTACGACGATACTCTTGAACGTGCAAACCAGCGTGTTGCAAAGGCTACACCTCCTGAGGAAGGAGAGTGTAAGATGGACGACATCATGATGGAGTGGTAAGCTTAGAGAGAAGTTGAAAATATAAACAAATGCCGTTTTATGAAGATGAACGATTGGAGTCTGAAGAGACTCAAGTGATCATTCAAAAAGAGATCAAAGTCGTGCGTGAAGTTCCGATTCAGACAGGCGTAATGGATTCACTGATTGTTTCAAATCTTGTTGTTTCTCGCGATATCAAGATTCCAAACCCTACTATTTTTTACCCTCCGAATCCCGAGATTTTGAGGAGCAGTTATCTCAATTTTTCAACTCATGAACCTGTTCATCTTCAATCCAATGGAAAGTCCTTTTTAGAATACAGAAACGATGGTATGCTCTATTCTGAAAATATAGGCGCTCAAACATCTGTTGCTCAGTTTGCCAGCTTTGACAAGGCTCAGATTAATGAGATTATTACACCCATTATTAGCGTTCCTCTGCTATCTGCGAATACTATTAAGGCTGCTCGTTTTGAATCAACTGCCAATGATATCGGAGGTGTTCTTCTCAAGAACGGTACAGTCAATGCTCCTCAGGAAATTTATACAGGCAATATTGTTTCAAAAGTAGGATCTATAGGATCTGTTCAATTGAAGGACAGCAATGTATCATGTTCTTCGATTAAAGGTGATGATGCCACGTTCAAAAACATGACATGCGATAGGCTATACTGCAGTGCACCATATATCACTGTAGGTAATGTTCAGTTTTCAAATGGAAGCATGCTTGCCAGCAGCGTGTACACTGCAGCTGTCTTTACAGAAAAGATCAACACTCAGAGAGCAGAACTTGATAACATTTCTACCAAAAAAATTACTATCGGTGAAACAGAACTCTCCGACGGTTCTGATATGTTCTGTGTATCAAAGGGTATCTTTACTCCGCTGAACAGTAGCAATACATTGGGACCTTTAACATTGAACAAAAACAATGCCATTTTGAGCGGGGCTCTAAATGCTCAGAATATCCAATCCTTGAGTGCTACTATTTATGAGATGGATTCTACTGTATTGAACGTGCGGAAGTCTTTGCAGGTTGGAGATACATTTATTTCAACAGATAGAATCAGCACTTCAAACATAACCTTACAAACTGTTTCTGCAACTGATGCTACATTGAAGAACATAGAAACAGAGCAGATCAATTCAGAAACAATAAACACTGACAAACTTACTGTAAAAACAGTGGAGATCACTGACGGTATCAAAGCAGCAGATTACAGACTACTTGATGGTACTTCTATTTTGAACGGCGTGTTCCCTGTAGGAATGATTATGCTTTTCAGTGGAAAAGTACCTCCAAGAGGTTGGGTTGAATGCACTGGAAAGATGGGAACTCCAAATATACCTTCCCCTGCACCTGGAGTAATTTACATAGTGAGAAGATGATCATACAATGGAAAAGTTTCAGTACGGTCAACGCTTAGAATTTGAAGTTCTTGAAACGCTACATGATATTAAAACTGAAAAGTCTCATATTCAATTTGTGAAGACAACTCATCATGGTAATGTCTTATTAATGGACGATGAGGTTCAACTTTCAACACAAGATGAGCATAGATACCATGAAAAACTGGTACATCCTGTGATGCCGAACATCTCTGTTAAACCTACCTTCGATGTTCTTATTTTGGGAGGAGGTGATGGCTGTGCTGCTCGTGAAGTTCTCAAATGGTGGAATGTTAATAAGATCGATGTTGTTGACTACGATTCTGAATTTGTAGAAATGTTTGGAAAGGATATTCTTTCAAACGTGAACAAGAATGTATATTCAAATCCAAAGGTCAAGTATCACTGTAAAGATGCTATTGAATTTTTGAATGAAACTGAAAATGTGTATGATGCAATCTTCATCGATTTCCCAGATCCCGATAGTCAACCGTTTGTAGATCTGTATGTTGAAACTATTAAAAAGTGTAGTACTGTGTTGCATCCGGATGGTGTTCTAAGTATGCATATTGGTCCTGCTCTGTTGGATCAAACACATGTTCAGTGGGAGCGTATTCAACTTTTCAAAAAAACTCTTTTGAGCACTTTTGAAAACAGAAACCCTACATTGGGATACAGCTCATGTTATGTACCTTCATTTAGCAATGAATGGGCATTTTTGTATCTATTTTTGAACAATAAAAATCTAAAAAATCATCCTACTGTAGGTTTCTATATTGAACAGGTAAAGGTGGGCTGCAAATATTGGACCAATGAATTGGGTAGCAATACTTCTAGAGATTTAAGCCCTATGTTTGCGAGTATGACGACGGGTCTTTCTTCTACGAGCACCAGTCATAGCAGCGGGGTTAGCACCGGGGAACTGCATGCTTGAGAGATCATAAGGCTTGAAGGGAGCAGCGCCATCTGAAAGAACGGAGCCAGTGTAGGGACCGCCAGCCTGAGTATATAGCTGACCACCCTTCATCTTGCGACCAGCCTTGCGAGTCTTGCGTCTCTTTCCACCAACGCGCTGACCACCTGCAACAGTGCCCTTACCCATGAGCTGACCGCCGTTCTGAGCCTCATTCATCTCTACAACCTCTCCACCCATATCATCAGACCCTCCTTTCTTGTAGGTCTTCTTTGCCATCTTCATAGCATCTCCGAGAGACATATGAGGATTCTTATTTTTAACGCTCATAACGTGTTTTAACCAAGCAGATTTAGCCATTTGTATTTCTGAAAGATTTTTATACGCTGCCGATGGTATAGTCGAACAGAGGCGACTTCATTCTCTTAGGCTGGAATGATACATCGGGGTTCTGTGGCGCGGGTGCCTTGTATTTCACAGGTTTGTATCTCAATTCATCAGGCTTCACAATGAATGATGAATCGACGAATCTTCCTGTATATATTTCCATAGCATCATCTGGGCTTCCATAGTTCATCAAAACCCACTGACAACCGTACGAAAAGCATATCTCTGGGTTCTGATTCTTCATAGAAGTGGTATTGACATCAGGTACCACGATCGTTATGTTTCTACGATTATAGGTTATCAGTTCATCGTGATCATACGTCTGCGCTGCCTGTGTGTATGTAAGCCTTCTACACAGGCTTGAAGACCAAGATAAGTTGACTAATTCATCCATACCGTTACCCTTGTGATGTTCACCACTGACAATCACAAGTTTACCGAGGAGATTACAAATGGGTTCAAGAGCTATATTTTTGCGCTGATAACTGTAGCTTGAATCCAACATGAACCTTCTAAGAGTATTCTTCATAATGTCTGCACATTTGTTGATAACAAGATTGTCCTCTGTGTGGAACACTAAACTTAGTACGAAAGGAGATGTTACCTTGAATGCAGAATTAGCTACAGCGAGACAACAATCTTCAAAAGGGGAAGTGTTGTATGTTAACATCTTCTTCGATTTCTCGTCTGCAATACCGACGACAGGAGATTTGTTCACTTCATACACATGAAACTCTACAACACGAGCACCGCCTTCAATAACCTTTGAGATGGCATCTGCAGTGACATAGCCATAAACAGTATCAGTAGGAAGGTTAGAATATGCTGAACCTGCGACATAGTAGTCTGTTGTAAGGTTGCTATTCGGGCATGTGAGCGGCGTGGGTTTTACTACAGATGAATACACTGATATGTCTTTGGTAAGTGTGGAATCGGGCGGAGCAGCCTGACCTGTGGATCTCAAGTAGAAATATACGCTGAGAGATACCCCCAAGAAGAAGATTGAAGCTAACAGAAGATAGAGGACAACTGTTTTTGTTTCCATTGTCTTATGACACTTTGAAAAACATAGGACGCATCATCGCAATCACATCATCAGGTATTTTGTCTTCCATGGGAATATCGAAGAGAGAACAATGTAAGAAGTACAGCGAATACATACCACACTGAGCATTTTTGTACTGGTGTCTAGTCTTGTTGTAACGCAACTTCATTCCCGGCATTTGTTCTGCCCATCTGTTCATCAAACGCTGAATCTCTTTCTCCGGCTTCTGAGCATACGAATCAAAATACGTCATTTGAGGATACTTAAGTTCATCTCTGAAGTCGCAGAATGCAGCGATCCAATGTTCTCCAGGACCAGTCGAAACGTCTGTGTTGAAAACAATACCAACCCTTCTAAAGCCTTTCTTGTGAACATCTCTCAAATCTATACTACATAGTGCTGAAACTAAGCATTTTCCTGTCTCTGAATGTGTGTCAAAATCTATAGGAACGGTACCCATGTAAAGATAGTCTGGAATGAGCTTCATATATGCCTTCTGGCACTGGTCGATATCATCAGAAGACAACCATTCTTCAGAGTTCACTTTCCAAGACATTGGAGCGGCAGGTTTTTCGATCAAATTTCGAACGATGCATTCGGGTGTTGAAGCCTTACATGCTTCTTTTAATCTGAATGTAATCTGCGACCATACATCCTTTCCTTTTGGAATAGGTTTCTCATTCGGATGTTCTTTATTGTAGGCAACTCTTAATGCTTCAATGTCCTTTTCATCCATTGTTCAAAACGGATAACTTTTATTACTTTTATTACTCAAAACAAGAATGTCCACTACTAAGAACGAACTCGTTGCGTGTGTTAGGAAGTATCGTGCCTTGGATGACCGTCTGAAGACGCTCAATCAAGAGACGCATAAGCTTCGTGAAGATAGAAAAATTATTGAAATGGATATGTCCGATCTTTTGAGAACACCTGAGTTTGCGACCATTAGTAAGCTTGAAATTAATGACGATCAGTCTGTTATCAAGATCCAGCGTCCTGATATGTGGTCAAAGCCTTGGTCTCTTTCAGCAAAGGATCTCAAAATGCATCTGGAAAACTTCTGGAAGACACCTCTACCAAAGACTCCCGAATCGTGCTACACATATATTGTAGACAAGCGTAAAAATGAGCTTGTTTCTACAGAGTTCTCGTTTAACCGTGCAGGAGTCTAACGACGTTCTCTTACTTCTGTTTTATCGATAATTTGAACATCATCAAAAGTTTTTTTCCTATCGATGAGATGTCTATGGACAACTTGTCTATATTTTTCTTCGATTCTCTCATTTTTGAAATCGTCATCCCTATAAACATTAATAACGGGAGATGGAACATTATAGATAGAATCCAAATACCTGTCATAACATGTGTCATAATCCGAATCATCGGAATCGCATGGAGGATCATAACAATAATACATGCGTTGCCTGTCAAGCTCTATTCTGGACTCAGAACCGTCTTTATATTTGATTTTTAGAACCTTCAAAATATAGTAATCGCAGCCCATTAATAATCTCTATATCTGCGTCTGTAAATCTCAGTAATCATATCAACATCTTGAATAGTACATCTCATTCGTTCTAAGCGTTCTAGAATACGATCTTTATAGAAGTAATCTTGTACTAAAAACTGACCATCTTTGAACACTACTGTATCTTCTCCTTCTTTGTGCCATAGTTGAGGATTAGCCCATTGAGCATATTTTTTTATATTCTCTTCTGCAGAAAGTTTGCTATCATATTCTGGACGAACACCTTCAAACATTTCTCCTTGAACTTCAACATTATTAATGTAAACAGGATCGTATTCTGTTTTCATATAGATTTGAATATGTTTGCTCTTATAGTAATCGAAGGTCGACATTATTTTGTAAATAGAATGTTAATGAAAGTACCTTTACGATATGTTCCTTCCATTTTGACAAAAAAAGACCGGAAGCGTCAGATCAAAATGTTGACAAAATCTAGAAAACTTTATAAACGTCATCAATATTTTTCAAGAGAGAAAGTACCATCTTTCAAAAGCAAGACTTCGAACCATATCTTGAATGCTCGTAAGATCTACCATGTAGAAGATATCAAGCCTTCAAAAGAGTTGGCAAAAGCTTCAGGATGTTCCGTCTCCGCATTGAAAAAGATTGTTCAAAAAGGAGAAGGAGCGTATTATTCATCAGGATCAAGACCGAATCAAACGGCTCATTCTTGGGGGTATGCAAGATTGGCAAGCTCTCTTACAGGAGGAAAAGCAGCTGCAGTGGATTTCAGTATCATAGAAAAGGGGTGTTCGCATACGAAGAAAGCGTATAAATTTGCAAAGAAAGCCAAAGAAAGAGGTATACGTAAAACACGAAAAGTGTCAATTTTTTAAGCAATGCGTATTACTGTAACAATCATTGATGGAATATCTGGGATAACAGGAGTACCTCCTCCTCTTATTATTGCTACAATTCTAGCGTTTGTACTATCACTAGTCATATTGAATTGCAAAATCTGATTTGCTGTAAAATCTAATATATATTCAACTGTCAAACAAGATTCTACATTATTAGCTAGTTGAATTTTTGTGTTTGATTTTGGTACAGATGCACCGTTTATCACAGGAAAAACTTCTAAATCATGATTACCACCTCCGGTAACATCGCATTGTGCTGAAAAAACTACTTTATATGTACCTGCAACTGGTATTTGAATTTGACTATTTGGATATGTGCCACCAACTACATTAATCGTTCCTGTTGTTCTTTCCGAATATGTTATAGCTACAGAATTAGGTGAAACAACTGAATTTTGAGTGGTCATGCTCAAAAATGAAGCAAAAAGAGGAGCAAAGTTCATTGCAGGGGTACTCCATAATGTAGATGTTCCAGTGGTCGTTAATATTTGACCAGTTGTACCAGTAGAATATGTTGAATCGTACAGAGCACCACTAGCAAATAAAGATCCAGAAACAGTCAAATTAGCAGAAAGATTTGAAGTGCCTATAGACAACTGATTCAAGTTTGTATCTCCGTACATAAACGGACGTGTTGCGTCAGTAGAATACGCTATGAATCTGTTATTAAATGTATTTGATACTAGTGAATTTGGATTAGAACCTATAAACGTACAATTCGATCCTTTATTAAAGGATGCAGCTTCATAACCAAATGCATTGACAAAATTACCTGAATTCATAAAAGCAGCAGATGGTCCAATCGCATTCACATAATCACCTGAATTCATAAATGCAGAATATGATCCAAAAGCATTCACATAATGACCTGTGTTTCTAAAAGCTGCAGATGGTCCAATAGCATTCACATAATCTCCAGTATTATTAAAAGCTGAATCCAGAAATATGCTTGTAACATAACTACCCTGATTATTTACCGCAGAATTGCCTACAGCAAATACGGTATTGCCTTGATTATTTGAAGCGGCATTTCTTCCAAGAGCTACAATATGATTGCCTCTATTTCTAAAAGCTGCATCTTGACCGAAAGCATTAATATTCGATCCAATGTTTGATACAGCAGCATTCGATCCCATAGCATTTACCGTGCTTCCACTGTTATTTGCTCCAGCATTAACCCCGATAGCATTCACATTTCCTCCAGTATTACGGAATGCTGCACTTAATCCAAATGCGTTAAGATTGATACCTGAATTGTTGAATCCAGCATTATTACCTATAGCATTCACATTAGAACCTGAATTATTTTGTGCTGCACCAAAGCCTATAGCATTTACAAAATTTCCCTGATTACCATTTGCAGCATTATTACCGATAGCATTCACATTGAATCCATCGTTACCATTTGCAGCATTAATACCTATAGCATTAAGATTAGAACCAGTATTACCATTTGCAGCATTACTACCTATAGCATTTACAAAATTTCCTTGATTACCAAACCCAGCATTGTTACCAAATGCAACAATATTTGATCCTACATTTCCTGTAAGAACATTATTTCCAATTGCAACTATTCTTGAATTACTAACAAATTGTGCACTTACATTATTGAATGAGACTATTCCATACATATCTTTTTGAGCAAAATTTACATCCCATATAGCAGCATTTTCAGACCATTCATACCCAAGAGATCCTGTGTTGCTAATAATGAATGCAGGTCCTGTATTGGTTACAGTTATGCCTCCTTGACCTTCGATTGTAATAAGTCCTGCCTGATTATTGATTGATGATACTCCTGCTACACCTCCACCTCCACCTCCAGAACACACACATCCACCCAACATAGCCCTACTATTGATAATAGAAGTTACGTAACTACTATTATTATTACTGGTCATTAATCTGTTATTATACATTTATTTGACAACTTAAAATGAGTTTATTTCCACGCTCTACTGGTGTACACAAGAATCTTGCTTTATTATCAAAAATCACAGCATCTCCTATTTTAAGCTTTACATCATATCCTTCTTCAAAAACCATATCTCCTCCTTCTACATCAGAAAGAGCAATGATCATTGTATGGGTTCCTTTCGAATAAAGATCGTTTCTATTGTTCGCATTTCCAATCAGAAAGTGTTCAGAAATAGGTTTTGCCAAATATGTGAGCCAAGGTACAATCATTGGAAATGTTTGAGAACTCAAAGGCTTATCGAGATGATCCCTCACAACATCTTCGATAAGAGACAGTTTATGAGCTGTTACGACCCCTTCCAAAACAAGAGGTACGCCTCTCATGTCTGGAATCTGAATACCTTTGGAAGGTTTCACATAAGTCGTATCAAAGAGCCCTTCAAACTTAAAATATGTATTCATATCTTTGCTAAATCCGAATTGAGGTTGACAAATAGAGCTACGATATCTACTATTCACAACAGCACCCACAACGATAGGGGGTTTCCCACTTGATTCAATCCGGAAATATTGATACGGTGTGTAAACACCGGGAATAACAAATTTATCATCGAGAGCATAAGCAAATCTTTTGGGAAGGATTATAGTTTCTGTATATGGATGAAAGACATTTTTGTCATGTTGAAAAACAGAAATCTTTACAGACTCGTCACTATCGTTGTAAAAACCTGCAACTATATCCAAATCACGATAAAAATTGACTAGCTTATCCTCGCGTAATTGTTGCAAGCACAACGTGAAATCGTCAGTCGAATCAATTAGCGACTTCAAAATATCTGGAGTATATTGAGGTAGTTTTGCAACATTTTGCAAAAGTAACCTATTTGAGATCTTATTCAAAAGAGAGACAGCCATGTTGTTGTTTTGATACTCCTAATGTCTAAATGAAAAACTGTTAGTATAATGTAAATGACAGGTTGTGGATGCACTGGTGGTGCTCGTCGTACTCGTAAACATAAGACTCATATGAAGAAGAGTCGTAAAACCAAAAAAGGTGGTGCCTTAATTGGTGATGCTATTTTAGCTGGAAGCGCTTTAGGGTTGTATTCTTATTTTAAGAAGAAAGGTGGTGCGTCTACTCGTCGTTTACCGAAGAGGAAGACTCAGAAGGCTCTTGTTTAAGAGTGTCATCTACTCCAGTAACTTCTTCAATTTGTGCAGAATCTGTGTTCTCATCAACTGAAGGAGGAGGTGTAACGATTGTAGGTAGATCTACAGTGGTCATATTGTTGAAATCCTCTACAAGAGTGCGAGCAGTGGAATCAATAACAATCTCATCCTCGATATCGGTTGGGCGACGCTTGATAGGTGAGTCAGGAATAGTAGGCTCAGAGTTGTGACGAGGGACAGGAGTGCAGTGTCCGCTGTTGGTCATATTGTCATGATTTTCAACATTGATAGGAGCTAGAGTAGGAGTAGTGTGTACAACCTTTACAGACTCATCTTCACTATCCTCATTCTGCTTTTCACTATCCTCATTCTGCTCTTCACTGTTCTCATCTTCCTCCTCCTCATCTTCATCTTCATCTTCATCTTCATCTTGGTGAATATCCTCTTCGTACTTTGGCATAAGATCATATCCAGGAAGATAAACCTCCATGCTTAGAGAAACGATTGGAACTTCCATGAAGAGTGAAAGGAATGTTGAAAGAAGCATGTAAGGTACTGCTGCCAAAGTCAACATGATGTAGAACACATTACGGAAGAACTGCTTGAACGAAATAGTAGCCATTGTGTATCTCTCTTATGAGATGTATTTTAGCCGTTTTTAAATAGATCCGTTTTGATTTAAAATCAAAAGTCGTTTTGATTAAAACGAATTAAATACTGTATCAAATAATACATAACTCATATAATGGAGTCTTACGTTGTCCGTGAAGAAGTTATCAAGAACGAAGGTGTGCCTCGTGTAAGCCAGCCTTATTTCACTAAATACGAATACACTACTTTGCTCTCGTGTAGGGCTCAGCAGATTGCGGAAGGTGCTCTTCCACTTGTTCCAATCTCTGAGTTCAATACGAACGATCCTAAATTTGTATGGAAGGTCGCCGAACGTGAAATCTTGGAACGTAAGCTTCCGTATATTATCAACAGAAAGCTTCCCAATGGAAAGACTGAGTTCTGGTCTGTTGCGGAATTAGAACTCGCATGGTAATATAGATGGATGACAAGTTAGACAAACTGGAGGCGACTTCTGAAACATCGTCGGAGATAGCATCATCTTGGAATACAGGTCACGAATTACTGTTGGCGTCGATTGCGGATAGATCAAACTGTTACAGATGGCTTCATGAGAAGTCTCAAATAAGATTTGACGGTTACAATTTTTATTTAACAATACCTTCGATAGTGGTATCAGGTCTTGCAGGTTCGGCAACAATAGGATTGACAAGCTTAGTTCCTGATAATTTTCAAAAACCTGCGAGTGTTATCATTGGTCTTTTTACATTAGGATGTGGAGTCCTCACAAGCTTGAATCAGTATATGAAAACATCTCAGTTTGCCGAAGCACATCGTTCAGCGGCAATAGCGCAAGGTAAGCTTCATCGTGTCATCTCTAGCGAGTTAGCTCTGCGTAGAGATCAACGTGTGAACGCAATGGAATTTATTAAAATGGTAAGATCGGAACAGGATAGGCTTCAGGAAACATCGCCTTCTATACCCGAATCTGTTATTCATCATTTCAAAAGGCATTTTAAAGACAATACCACCGTAGAAAAGCCCGAGATTATAGGTGATTTAGATCATGTTACAATTAACAAATCTACAAAAAATGAGGACTACCCTGCAAAGATGGCTCAGAATGGTTCTATGTTTGTAGGTTCAACAGCACGTGAGCATGTAGCAGTGTACGTTGGTTCACCTACGCATGACCATTATTCCCAATCAAATCAAGCTGCTCAGGAGTAGGAGGGAATAACAGAAGGGGACCATGTTTTCTACCCTTGTCTAACCAACGCGCGGGATCATGTACAAGAGTACCTTCTGCAATCTGAAGATCCACATCGGTATTCTTGTTGAAACGAGGGTCGCGACGCTGTGCTGCAGCATACTCTGCCATGATACCGTCGTGAGAATACACGTATGATCCGAACACTTCAAAGCGAATAACAAGAGCCATTACGGTTAAGACAATAGCAGTGAGGGTATACTTTTTGTACAAAAGGAAAAGAAGTACACCGACACAGAATGCCTTGACCTGGAGTGGATTAGTCGCGACAATGTCAAGAACGGTTTGCGGGACACCGGTTACGATGGGAACTATCGCCAGAACCAGAATCAATATAGAAGCTGTAAGATCTTTAGAGTTTGCTACAATCATCTCTTATTTCAGGTGTAGAAAATGGAACGGGATGTTTCTAAAGAAAGGATATAGTAAGAAGAATGATCATCCCTATTCGCTGTGTTACTTGCAACAATATCCTGGCTGGTAAGTGGGACGCATATCAGGAGTCTGTGAAGAAGAACAAGGCTCGTGACGGTCGCGCTGGAGATAATGAGATTCCTTACCTTACCAAGACAACCACCAAAACCGCAGAGGGGCGCGCTATGGATGAGCTTGGACTGAAACGCGAGTGCTGCAGACGCCACATGCTTACTTGTGTTGAGCTCCTTTAATCGGCTTGAACTTCTCTAAACATACTATAATATGTCATCTATACCGTCACACAGTACTTTTGCTGCTAAAAGGACTTTTTCATCTGGAGAGCTTCTGGCATTGAGACGTCAACAGGTTGAAAGAGCCCAGACACGCCCTCCTTCTGTTAACTTACAGGACAGTTCTGAGCTTACTGCTCGTAAGCGCAAGTTTGCCGCCGTTCTTCCAGACTCTTTACCTTCTCAGGGTAATTCTACGAATATGGTGAAATGGCGCGATAGCTCTGTCGTTCAGGCAATGAGGGAGGGTCAGGTTTACCGCACTGCTGAAGTAAATCGTGAACCTAGAACCGATAAGAATACATGCTGTTTAGCACCTATACCTTTTTTGCTTCCAAACATGCAGGTAGCTACTACACCCAAGGCTTTTGGATGCTCATTACCTATCCCAGAGGAACAGAGAGTACTTGAGCCCTTCAATCTTGCCGAGCATTTTGGTATGAGGAAGAACGATAACAAGGTTGTGATGAAGAATGCTCCTCCTTTTCCTGCTGGTCGTTGCCAGTCTTGCGATCATATCGACAAGTAATTAAAGAGCTGCAAAATCAAGGGAAGAATACTCGTCAAAATTGTTTTCAAGTGTAACAATATCTAACATGAAAGAGTGGTTGGCATTATTAAAATCGACGGGTCTACCATCGTGAAAACGCCATTTTATAGAGAGCTGACTTAACTGAGAAATAGGAGGGCTCATAATACTTTCATTCAAATTGCAGCATCCAAATTCTCTGTAGTAAATAGGTTCACAGGGACATGATATAGTAGGTATCTTTGCAAAACATCCATCAATGCGTCCAGATAAACGACCATCGATTAATGTTTCATCCTGTTTGTTGATGTAATCGAGCTCCATGATGATGTACTTGAAAGGATACAGTTCAACAGAAAAGTCTGAAACCACGCCTACAATACCAGTAGATATTGTTGTAGCAGTATAATCCTTTCTGTAGAAACCCATGAAGAATCCTAACCCCCACCATGTAGAAGTGGGTGTCACAAGACCTACAAAATTATTATTACAGAACGACTGTTTCTGGATATCATCGGTAGGATTGAAATATAAAGTGAACTGAGTAACTGTTGAAGTCGCTGTTGTTTGAATCGTTAGTCTGTTTGTTGTTGAATCGTATGTAACAGCAAATTCACCGGCTCCATACTGTGTATTCAACGCATTCTGTATGACACATGGAAATGAATCACATGAGTAGTTTCCATCAGGAATATAGATAGTGTCCTTTGTGATACCGCCATCCACAGACACTACAAAAGAAGCATTTCCGAGAGGCTGACTGAAATTGTACCAGGTGTAAGGGATCTCAGCTGAGCGCAATGCAATAGAATATACGTTCTCATACACTCTGGGAAGCTTGACTGTATATTTCGATTGAGTGAATCTAGGATCTCTATCCCTTGAATCGATTAAGATTGTTTTCTTAACCTTGCGATACACCTTTTTCGTGGCTGGTGTGCGAATCATTATATCAACCTTATAATAAATGTCCGCCGATATTCTGCAGGTTATGTTATTATTGAGGAATCAGGTCAAGCTCTATCATTGGCAGACCTTTGAGTATTCTCGTCATAAAGCGACGGACGATCTTGTTTCCAGTCTTGATGACAATATCGATAAATTCACCGAAGTATTTATGGGTAAGTACGGTCGCCCACATTTCACCGCCAAAAACTGTACATTGAAGCTTCATGATATCGCCGATAAGAAAGCTATCAAGACATTGAACGATTGTATCAATTATTTGATAACTGATCTTCCTAAAAAGCTGAAGAAGACTGATACAGATTTACTCAACATTAGGGACGAGATTCTCGCCGACATCAACAGGGCTAGATACCTCTTCACCCTCAAGTGAGCCTAGACCATTCTCATACACTGTATAATTCGACCACGTTTGTCTACACATGGGGCATTTCTTGACAGTTACTGACATGAAATAGTCTGTGAGAGCAACATAATTGAAATTGTTAAAACAGCATGCACATGATGCATACTTTTCATTAATTTCGATGTTTTCATGCTTAATAGGACAAGTCGCCTTATCTCTGTCCATAATAGGTTTGTACTCTACTTCAGGAGACCATTGATTACTAGTATCGAATTTGCGTACATATGGTGTTTCAGCTGAATTCCACAATCTTGGTTGAGTTGGATGAAATAGTACACCACCCATTCCGTGTTGTGATCTAAAACTGTTGATATTCAACACATGAAGTTTAATGTTCGGATTTTCTGTACGGAATTGCATTTTAATATCTACTCCACTATCTTGAACAACATTGGCTGTACCATCAATATATCCTTCAAATCTTGAGAATTCGTTGTCTCTAAAATTCGCAAAATAGTTGAAACCTAAAAATAGAAATCTAGTACCTATTTTTTCTGCAAGATATACTGGAAATTCCTGAATTTGATTGCAGATTTTTACTTCAAATTTTTCAACAGAATCAATATCGCCTTCTATCAGAAATCCCTTGCATAAACCTAACCCCCCGATCTTTGTTTCTGCTGTTCTTCCTTCCACTGTTATAGGAACTTTAGCAACTGTTTGCAACGGTTTAGCAATAGGATTTCGATCTTGTATGAAAGCCCGTCTAGATTCAGTAGCTAAATATTGATATACAAATGTTAAAGAAGCGTGTGTTATATCTCTTGAAAGTATATACGTTTCTGATCTCAATGTGAATCGAACCTCATGATATTGAATTCTTATTAAAGGAAAATTGTTTAAGAATGTTCTGAAATCAAATTTTATTACTGATTCACCATACGGATACTCGACCAATATTCCCAACTCTTTCAAAAGAGACAACGGTACTGAAATGACTTCCTGTCCACCAACAGTTGCAGTAAGTGTTAAAGTACTAAGATCAACAGGTTGATTTGATGTATACTTAATCGCTATAGGAATACATGTATCTCCGCATCTTGGAACCGTCATATTCCATTGACTACTTCCTATACAATCGAAACTTTCTTCGTGATACATATAACCATTATTGGTACCAAAAGCTTCGTTCTGATTCGAACTCGCTAGTAGAGAGAGAAGACCAAAGCTTCCTGACATTGTATGTTCAAATTTATTTGGTTTAAATGGTACTGTGTTATAAGACACATATGTTATGGGTATATGCAGGCATTGATGTTCTAAAAACGTCAAATATTGCTAAAGATGAGCTACCGAAAAATTTCATAGATCTTTCAAAAGTACCTTCTGAGAATCTTGTAAAAGCTGTAACAGATTACTGTAACCATCATTCTACTGGTCATATGTACATAGGTTATCTTGATCCTTTACTGATGCTTCATCCTATGGAAGAAACACTTCTAAGAAGAGGTTTTACTCAATGCGATATGAGTGTTATTGTATCTAATCCGTTCCTATTACCGCTTTCATGGAAAAACGGAACCTCCCACTTACGGATCATAGAGGGACCAGTAAAGAATGTTAGTATCCCCAAAACTGACCACAATGGTGGTACTCCACACGTACAAGATGAAGCTGAACACGGACGAGCTTCTACACAAACTCCCGATAAACGAGACGCTGATAAAGGTGGAAAAAAGAGGAGTGCTCCGCAGAGGCGAAAGCAAAAGGGACAAGATAAAGAGGCGAAATCCTAAGCCTGTTACTTCTTCTGGCTTTGGAAACAATTCTGTGACTGTCGTGATGCTTGATGACGGAGGCGGTTCTCTTCCAAAGAAAGAGGTAACCATCAAGATCTTTCATAACGGTGTGTTTCATATGACTGGTATTCTCGACCCTTTATATGAGTCATCATCTCTAGCAAAACTGGAAGAGATCTTCAAAACATTGCCTCCAGAGTGTCTGAAAGAAGGAAACTGGGAACATGCAGAACGTCGTGTTGTTCTGATGAACTATACAACATCTATTCCCGAAGATCAAAAGATCTCAAGGTTGTCTCTTCAAAAATACTTTCAAGAAAAAGGCATCAGGGCAGATTTCGAGCCTGATGTCTCACCATGTGTGAAAGTAGTGTTTCCTGAACGTTGGACAGCGTGTATATTCAGAACAGGAAAGATCAATCTGACAGCACTTACTTCAAAAGAGGATTGTGTCAAATTTGTAGAAAAACTCGAGGAGCATTTGAAGGAGTATTTAAGCCGTTAAAAATGATTAAAACGGATTCATGTGTTAGTAATATTTTTACATATCATCTGAAAATGACGACAATGTCTAGAGCTGGAAAGCTATGGTCTAAAGAGGAGGTTGAGAGCATGTTAAATTATGTAAAAGATGGGGTCAATATCGAGGGCATTGCTATTTCACATGAAAGATCAGTAAAATCAATCGAATGTAAACTCAAATGTATTGCAACCGATATGCTTTCAAATAATCATTCTTATGAAGAAATTGAAAAGTTAACAAGATTGACACGCGATGAAATCAATGATGCAGTTGAGTGGAGAAAAAATCAACAAGAAAATCAAAAACAACGTGCTGTTAAGACAGCTAAAACAAACAAGAAACAAATTATTATTGATCTGTTGAAGGACGTACAAGAGATTCAAAGAAAATTGATGGTTCTTCTTGAAGCAGATTAAGCCGTTGAAATTGTTCTATCCTTCTTGTAGTACCAAGCGACAACCACACCTGTTAGAATGGTCATGTTAAAGATGAAAAAGTAGAACATGTAATCACTTCTTATGGGTCTTTTTTCCACTACGAGTACGTACCCTCCTGCGAGTATGATGAACGCCACCACGCTTGAGAGAAGCCCTCCTATGTCTCCTAGTACGTCTATTGATACGCCTTGCATTATGTTTTTTGCTCTTTCTTTTTCCACCAACATTCATGGGCTGAGCTGAACCCAAGCTGTCGTATTTACCCTGTTCTGCAGAGATGGCTTTTAGTTCCATCATCTTTCCAAAAACGGCAGAAGGATCAGAGTTCCCTGCAGAAGGTACATGAGGTATGTTTTTCACTTCTACATCAGCACCACCAGTCATCTTTCCGCCAAGTGTCTGTACAGCCTTCTGTTGTATTTCAGTATTTTCCGATACAGTCCTGGCAGCGGCTGTTATAGGGGAACCAATAATCTTAAATGGAGCATTCTCAGCAGGTGTAGGTGCCGGAGGCAATGTTATTTGACCACTACTATTCATTGTGAACTGCGGACACTTTTTAAGAGAGCAAGTGATTACTAAATATAAATGGCAACAGCACACACTGCAACTGAGATTCAGGCTATGGTTCGCAATATGGATGTCTCAAAGGACAAATACAAGGACCTCAAATACACCGATCCCGAAAGGTATCTTTCTATTCTAAGAGAAGAGAACGCTGTTCTAGTAGAGTACTATCCTGCTATCTTCACTCTTCATGCTGATGATAAGCTGGATGATACCTTCTTCTATATGCTTGCAGAGAAGCGCAAGATGGAAAAAGGTGATACCACTGAAGATGAAGCATCTGTTCGTGTTGGTCAAAAATTGTTCAATAAGTGGGTAGCACCTATTGTGAATGGGACAACAACTCCTACTAATCAGTCGTATTCGGAATACTACAAAAGTCTGAAACAGGATTAATCAGGAATGAATAACCTTTCTAAGACCGTATTCTTTCATACACTTATCAAGAAACAGTTCGCAATCTCTACAAGGTTTTGAATTTGCTATATCTCCATTTTTTGTATATCTAACGACGATCAAAGTCGCACCACGAAGTTGTGAAATATCACCAAGCTGTTTCACAACTGCGCGTTCGGCATGTATTGTATAATCAGAGTATCCGGGACCTCTTGAACGAGACCCTATTCTGTTGATAGCACTCGCTATAACCTTGTTTCTCTTGACGATTGTTGCATGATGCAACGAAGTATTATGAGGACAAGTTGTAGGCTTGCCGGTGATCATTGTTTCCCATTACTATTCTTGTTTTTATTTGATCGAACAAATCCATTTTATCGAACTAGTTTAAATAATAATATGATAGTGCACCAGTTAAACCAGAACCTATAATACCCCATAAAGTATCTGTTATAACCATTGTCCATGTCCAACCTTTCAATGTTGCCATATTAGTGGCATCGTAGAACCCGTACATTACTCCTCCAACAATACCTCCACGAAGTGCCGCATCTTTTATGTTTTTTGCACCATTTCCGACTGAAACAAGTGCAAATGCCAATAAAAGATACACAATGACTGCAGGTACCCAACGAACTGTCAAAGGCGATCCTTGGACATTCGCAAAAAAAGATTTATGATAATCTGATCGTATAAAAAGCCATACGGCATCTAATACCAAAAGTAATACTAATGTAACTATGAACGCTTTCATTTGTTATAAAGCGTTTTATTTTATACGGTCCTGATAGTAATCTTTCCACTTAAATGTTTTTGTTACATGTTTTGTTCCCCCGAATATCGGATTTTTGTATTTGTAATGCACTACTGTATTAGTATCGCATTCTATACAAGCATTGATAAGACGATCTTTGGACATATCCTGTCCCCTGAAAGAATACGTATTTCTTCTATAATTTTCACTTTCTAAGATATTGTGGTAACCTTTATTCTTCATACATTCAACATTGTTATGTTCAACGCTTACTGTTTGAGCAAAGTTTCTCTTTTTCAGCTGAACATCGAAAGCCGTATCATACCTGTTGGGCTTTAATTTAAAATCCACTCGACCAATCTCACGTCTGTATAATGAATAATATAACCCGCCAGCAACAGCTAGCACTGCAAAAAACGCACTATTCGGAATAGGTCCTCCATTTATTGGAATAAACATCATCGTCGTCATATTTAATAACCTCCTCTAAGCCTTAAGACCAAATGAAGGGTTGACTCTTTCTGAACATTATAATCTGCAAGAGTGCGTCCATCCTCTAGCTGTTTACCAGCAAAAATAAGACGCTGCTGATCGGGTGGTCGCCCGATCTCCTCTATGTTTCCAAAGAGGGCGGACTCTATCTTAAGCCATATAAATGACCGACAACCGTTGAGTCTCTGAACCTTATCCTATACGGATCTTGGCTGCGGATTGTCCATATATTTCTATCGTTTTTACCATACACGAGGTCATTACCCTGTCCACATAACGCTTTCGCAATCATGCTTGGTAGATAGAACTTTAGGAGTTTCCCGCAATTTGATTGTCTTGCCTCATTGAGAGACTAGCATCTGAGATTTGTGAAAATTTTTAACATGTCTAGTACGTCCAGATGGTGATGCATAATCCAATTCACATAAATGACATTTAAAACGTCTTTGTATGCCTTTTGAACACTTTTCAATGGCTTGGTTTATTTGATTGATCTTGTACGGAATAATCATGAATGGTTTGATATCTTCAATAAATCTTAGCGATTCATTGTATGATAATTTCCACTCATATCCAGTACATATTTTATCAGAAGCTGGCGATTTACGAACTCGTTTTCTAACATTACCTCCCCAAATTGATTGACCCAGTACTAAAGGAGTTTCATCATTTTGTGCTATACCAATGTTGAAACGATTATTATTCGTCACATCATTGCATATCCAACCTTCACCTTCATAAAATCCACAAAACCATTGAACATATTTATCTTTTTCCATTTGTTATGCATCAATTCTAGCGCTAGCATGATTCATTTTCACAGAAGGTCTACAACTGTTTACCCAAAGTTAGAGCCTTCATAACCTTGGCAGGATGCTTTTCGGGACTACCACTTAATCCCTTCCTTGTCTTGCACCTTCTGCTTGATATTCTCGATAGTGTCGGAAGGTTCGACATCGAGAGTGATGGTTTTACCAGTCAAAGTCTTAATAAAGATCTGCATTGTATATTATCTATACAGTTAATTCTTTAAACTGTTTACTCTTCCTCCTCGTATTCTTCTTCCTCTTCAGGTTCTTCTTCTGCAGCTGCAGCCTCATCTGCTTCATCTTCCGCTCTGAGTTCATCGCGCAACTCCATCAAGAGCTTACCCATCATATTTTTGCCCTTCCATTTGGCAGGGGTCTTTGCAATTGAAGTACCAGCCGATGTTCCGATACCCCAATAGTTGTCACGAGGATCTGCATTCGCAATCATAGCAGTTCCGGAATCTAACAGCTGTTTCCTGATAGCAGGATTCTGAGAGAACTTGCCTCTCAAGATTGAACGCATCACATCATCTCTCTTTGCATTCCACACTTCTTCATCAAACTTCTCAATCTTATTTCCGAAAGACTTCGCAGACTGTGCAGACTTGGATTTCAAAATCTTCTTGAAATGTTCATCATCGCCGAACGTCTTTGCCTTGATAGCCTGGAATGCCTGCTCAGCATTCTTGTACTCCACATCATCAAGCTTGAAGGTTGAATCGAAGAAACTACTGAACTCTTTGTTCTCAGGCTCCTTCGAGAAGAAGAACAGAATACCACTATCATCCTTCTTCTTTTCTTCAACAACCTTGATAACTTCCTCTTCAACATCCACCTCTTCTTCAACGGGTTTAGTCTCCACAACCTTAGGTGCTGCAGAAACAGCCTCAGTGCGCTTGAATGCAAATGTTCTGTGCAAGAATGTATACTCCTGCTGAGCATCATCCAAAGAGATTCCAGACTGACCTGTATACAACTCTTGGAACATCTTGCTCTCCAAAAGCTCAAATCCAGCCTCTCCAAAGAGCTCTACCACTCTTTCAAATGGTACAAGATACTCTCTCATAGGCTTGTCAGTACTCTCAAGGGTAACATCAATACCTTGACCAAACTCAGGCTTCCATTCTCCTTCATCATTGTATTTCTTGTCGATCTGGGCAAATGCTCTACCAGACGATCTTAGAATATACCTGTCCTTTCCTGAAAGAAGACTGAAGACAGATTTGCCGTCCATACATGTTCCGAAGAACACAGACTTGCAATGGTTTTTCACGTTCTGTACAAACACTTTGAACATCTCTTCAGTCTCACATGCATAGTGGATAGCGAACTGACATGCCATCACATCCCAATACTGAATGCCCTTGAACTCCTGAAGATAAGGAGTGGGAGCATCTTCAGTACCCAACACCATCTTCAGATATCTGGAGTTCTGCTCTTCAAAAGGCTTCGACATATCGCCTTCAGCAAACAGAACCTTGGGCAATCCGCGAGTACCCTTCTTCTTTTCGTTGATATATCTTACACATGCTCCCGAGCGAGGTAGTCTGAAGTTTGTAGAAGAGACATCAATACCAAACACTTTGGAGGTCTTGCTTTTGATCCATTTGAATAAATCTCCTGCACGACCTACAGCCAACTCAAACAGAGTATTGTTCGGCACCACATAGTTCATGTACAGACCTTCCTTCACACGGTTGTGGAAACCTCTCAGATTCTTGGTTACGCTTTCACGTTTACCTTCATCCTTGTAGTAGGCATCATCTTCAAAGGTATCGTCTCCGGGATTGCTCACAACATTCCTCAACATCTTTTCAGTAACAGGTACATGAATGAGTGTCCAGATATTGTCTGCAACATTGATGTCGTTACCAAACTGAGGTCTGCGAAGAACACGGTATTCGAATGTCTTGTCATAACGAGTACGCATAACATTCCAACGTCCGATGTCCATGTCATATGAGCACTCTACAATAGTGTTGTCTTCAACCCTGTTTTCTTCAAGATCATATGCAATGTTCTTTCTGTTGACAGGTACCCAGATATTGTAAGCTTCAGGATCGCGAGGAGCAGAAGGCTGAAACACTGCAGGCACACGATCACGCATTTCTGCGATACGTTGAAGGTCTGCAGGGAGTTCAGGAGGGATATATTCTCCGGTCATAGTCTCACAAGGATAGATGATGTCCTCTCCAGGTGTTCTAGACACATACAGGCTTCCTTTACGAGTCATTCTTTCAGTAACAGCATCGTACATCGGTTCTCCATCAAACTTCAGAAGAAAGTCGATAGTGTTCTGGTGAGGAGGCTTCCACTTGTACACACGAAGCCATGTCTTTCCCTTTGTTTCGGTAGGAGGCATAACAGGTGATGAACGAGGTGTGAACACAAGACCGTCAGTGTGATACTCGAACTCTGTATCCAAGATAGTTTGAATAGCTTCTTCCATAGCAGCACCATCACCGGCAAGGAATAGCTTTGTTTCTACTCTAAACCCGGGTACAACTGTTCTGAAATCAGTGTTCATAGTCTTCACAAACTCGCGAGCACATCCTAGACGAGAGGAACCGGGATTGGTGCGAATATCCTCATCGGTTGTGAACAGTGGAAGGGCTTTGACGTCCTTATTCTTGTAGCGAAACATGTCGAAGATGCAGAAGAGGTTCTTGTTTTCGATAAACTCGCCGTCAAGGAAATCCTCAGCATGTTTATCATCCACAGCAACCAATCCGGTCCAAGCAACGTGTTCGCCACCGCGTGAGATGCGCAAGAGCTTTCTGTCGCGAGCAACATACAGACCTGCGCGAACACCGTCAGCCTTGTTGGTGACTGTATAACCTTTCAAGATATTGTTGGGTCTATCGCGAGAGATGTGAACACGGTCCATGGAAACGATATTGTAGAAACGAATACCAGTGAACTTGAACTCTTGAGAGTATTTCTGAATCTCAGACTGAAGAAGGATCGCAGGAGACTCCAGATATGCCTGCAAGATGGTTTCACAGATGCGATAGAGAGACTCTCTCACTTCTGATGGTTTCCTTGCAGGTTTTCTTGGGATATATTCGATCTCAAATTCGTATCCTGGAATATTTTTCAGAACTTCACGAAGACTCTGTTTACCGATACGAGACTTCACCATAGAGAAATCCACTCTGAACTCACCACCTTCAAGATGGTAAGACTTTCTGTGGAGAACACGGATGTGAGCCTTTGGATCATTAACGTCTCCGTCAAAGTCTTTCTTTATAGGTTTTTCGCTACGAAGAGTGAACCTTGTGAGTACCTCAGGTGCGTCGACCATATCTCTTCCGGCGGTGGAATCGAAATACTTGACCTTGCGTTCAACCAATACAGGAAGACCCTTAAAGCTTTGGGATACACAGACCTTATGAATGTTGGGAGGATCAACAACACTCACACGCATTCCTTCTGGGAAAGAATATGTAAGTCTGTGCTCTTCTACAAAATCGCCAACAGCCATAGTTTCGATAGCTTTCAAGAGACGTTCTGCAATGTCTCGGGTTTGGATCTTACCTGCTAGAAGCTTGACCTCAAACTCTGCATTGCTATCTCTGTTTGCGATATCAATCAAAGATTCGACAGCAGCGGGTTCTTGAATGCCCCTTTCCATTGTTGATTAGCTAGATTTGATTAAGTAAAAAATATCCATTTTTACTCATTTGTATGCACACTCTTGTAGAGTGCAAGGCGCTGAGCTTCATCTGCTTCAAGTCTCTCCTTTTGTGCAAAACAAAAATCGATATATTTCTGAATCTCTTCAATGCATTCTGCATTCAAATTGTCCGCTGATACCAAAACACCCGAATCAGAACAGGTGTATTGTTCAGTATATTTGTTGATAATCTTGAAAACCTGTTCGTGCTCGCATTCTGAGAGCTTTTCAAGATTATCCTTGAGTTTTTCTTTTTGCTGTCTACTTACTGCCATTTCATTGTATTCTCTGCAATCGTCTAAATATCTAGTGCTACTGTTTCCTCATTTCCGGGTCCGAGACGCTTTCTGCGGCGGACAGGTTTCTTTTCATCTGCAACCTGAGTCGCTGAAAGATCTTTGATTGCTACAGTCTTTACCTCACCGCCATCACCATTTGATGTAGGTGGGGGAGGAGGAGGCGCTTCTGAGACGACCTCTTCTTCGGTTTTAGTAATACCACCCGATCCAACAACTTGTAGAAGCTTGCCCAACACAAAGATAGAATCATCATTCTGCTTGAACTCTGCACCGAGAACCTCGAATGCAATCTCATCCTTATCTGTGATAGCTTCAAACTCTGCATTACCAATATGAAGATCGCGAGGAATAAGTACCTTGATAGGCTTCAACTCTGCATGGATACCAATCTTAGACCTATATGAAACAGGAGCCTTGAAGATCTGACCAACATGAGGATAGCAGATATCAGCATGAAACTTCACACGATATTGGATACCAGAATGAAGCATATCAACCCTTCCAAGAGAATGTTCCAAGATGACGGAAGATTTGGGTTGAATATATCCTTCGACGCCGCATTTCCCTTCTACGTTTGCAGAAAGCTGAGCCAAGAGCGAACCTCTAATATTGCGTTGAACATATTTAGCAGGAACACTGAGAACACGTACTAGCTCACGGCGTTCAAAGAGAGGGTCAGTATCCATATTTGTTGTGTCCATCTCAGCTTATTATCCAATGGGATCTGTTTTTCATAGAAATACCATTATGCCAATTTTGCCCTGACTGTTGCACTTTCTTTTGAAAGGAAACTCCATACTTCAGGGGCAACCCATGTTACATATTCTGATCTCGCAAGATAAGCACTTCTCACAGACAAAGAAAGATAGATACACTGCATCTCTTTCGTCTTCACATTTGCAGGGAACTCTTTACCTGTACAATCCTTCACCAGTGCTGAAAGCGAAGTCTGTACGAAGAATGGACAAGCCTTGGGCGCAATAGTCTTTGTTCTTTTGATTCTTGCAGAATGACCATCTATAACCTCAAATGCTGCAAATTTTAGAGTCTGATCTTCAACTGTACACATGATCTTATTTTCATCTCGAATCTCAGAAACCAAATTGTCTATATGTCTGTTCATCCACATCTTTACAGCATCCTTTTCAGGTCCGATAGGTTCTATAACTTTATTTTCAGTGTTTATGATCTCTGATGGTGATACCGCCAAAAAGTTTGGACCATCCACAACCAATCCGCGAGCCCATACAGGCTGTTCACCTGCACTTCTATCAATTGTCTTCAATAGTTCTACCTTCTGTGCATGGGGTATCTTCTGATCTATTATAAACCAAAGTTTCACTTCATCTGAAAACTGAGAAGCATCGAATGGGAATGTATAAGACGTTCTGATCTGGTCCAAAGATATAGTCTTCTTTTCTACAGGCTCCTCTTCGTCATCTTCCTCTTCTTCCTCATCCTCTTCTTCCTCTTCCTCTTCGTCTTCTTCGATGGGTATAGGTGTGCGCTGAATGCCCCTTGAAACAGTGCTTCTTTCAATCATAGTATGGTCGGCGTTTCCATCAGAAGGTACAAATGCGTACAGACCTTCTCTGTTTTCAAGAAGACCTACTCTACCATTACTGTCTTTTACTTTCAAATGTGTATGAACAGCATCTTGTAAAAGATACTTTACAACCTCAGGTGCATATTTGAGACCCTTTGAAGTCACCAAATCGTCGACAGTCCAAATAGGCTTCTTTGCAAACATTTCAATAAGCTGATCAAATACATCGTCTCGTATGTCGAAGTATGTTCCAAGAGGACGCACATAGTCTTCTGTAGAAGGTGCTCCAAAGTTTGTGCATACAAGACCAGGTGTTCCATCTTCAAATGTAGGTGCGCTCATAGCAGAAAGAGGAAGGTTTAAGATAGCCTTATCCTGAGCTCTGCGCTGAGGTATTACAAGCTCTCTCCAAGGATCGGGCAACATATTCGAAGCTATCTGAGAAGAACAATCGATTGCAGACTCTGAAATGACACGTTTCACTTTTGCGATCATATTCGCCTTCTCTTCAATATATACCCTGTACATGTACTCATCGTATGTCTCTTGTGCAGAATCAAGATAGCGCGTTGTGTGCAAATACACTGTGCAGTTCTGATCTTCAAATGAGAGTCCAGCATGAGAGCATGTACGCAATCCTCTGCCAATAATCTGCTCCATTCTGCTCATATTATACCAGGGATCCAAGATATGAACCTGTCTGACATTCTTGAAATCAATACCTTCGGAAACCAGAGGAGAACCCAAAATAATACGAATATCCTGACCCTGAGAGTTTTCGGGTCTGCGCAATCTACGAATGAGCTGTTCAATCTGCTTCTCTTTCATATCAGAAGTTAAGAATGCATACTTTCCACGAGATGGACCACCATATTCTCCAGAAGTAGATTCGAGCATACGGGCACCCAATGCAGGTTCAAACCCAGCCTCTTCGAGAGCCATTGCAAACTGAAGGACGCCTCCTCTGATAAGATTTGAATAGACAAACACAATACCAGAAGAATCGGTAATGCACTTCATGATAGTGTTGAACTTAGTGGCATATTTCGGAAGATTTGAAGGGCTCAAAAATGGAGGTAAATCTTTAGCATATTTGAACTGAGCTTTAGCGATATCTGTACCTCTTTCAAAACATTTCGTGATAGGACGTCCATCAGGAGAAACAACGATCGTGGGTGCTGTAGAATCTTTAATGGTTCCTGCGATAGAAGCTACAGCCTCTTTTTGAGGGGATTCAAGATACGAAACACACAAAGGAAGATACTTCCGAGGTTTTGCAATCTTCTTTCCCTTGATATCGGTTTTTCTATCAAACTTTGCCACCATCTCTTCAGGCGGAGGTAATCTGAAAGGAAAAGTGAATGGGTTTTCGCCTCTTAAGAAAGAAATGTATTCGTGACACCAGCTTCTGAATACTGCCTCTTTTTCATGAGTTTTAAATGACCCATCTTTGTTAAAAATATCAGATGTCTTGATCTGAGAATTTCTAGCCTGTCTGTGATCATTCCACAAGAAGAGATTGAAAAAGAATACTATCTCATCAAATCTATCGAACATAGGAGTTGCAGAAAGAAGAACAAGAGTCATACCTTTTGCCATCTGAGCAATCTGTTTCAAAGATTCAGAAACAGCCTTATTCGACTCTTCTTCTTCGCGAAGATTATGAGCTTCATCTACGATGACTAATCTGTTGTCATAATTCTCGTGGATCCACTGTTCGTAATCTGCAGGAGAGGATGCTAGACGTTTTCTTTCATGTGTATTTGCCCAACCCTGATAAGGTTTGAAATCATAAAAGTCGTCAATCATATTCTGAACAATGTTATTCAACTTGTCTCTGTTTTCAGGATTTTCCCAACGTAACCCTTCTGTCTGAGCACGTTCAAGCATATCGAGATACCTGCGTCCAGTGCACTGTTGAGACATCAAAAGACCCGAAGGATCCTGTTTGACACGTACAACATCAAACACTTGTGTCTTGAAGTTCTCTTGAACGGCAGCAGAAGCGAGTACGAGTACTTTCTTATCTTGGAATTCAGGTCGAAGGATGTACTCTTCTGCTATTTGAATGGCAGTGCATGTTTTGCCTACACCTGTACCGTGGAAAAGAAGCATGTTTCTGGTAGGAGAATCGGGTGAGAGAATCCTACGCAAAAAAAGTTGAAAGCTTTGAAGTTTGAAGTCTTTTGAAGTGCTGCTGCAGTTCTCATTTCTGAGCTGTTTCAGAGTTTCTATTGAAGCGGGAGGCAATTCTGCTGCACGCACTTCTATTGCTTGATCCATTATTTGAATACAGGGTAATCTTTAGTGCTCACTTTGCGACCTTCTGATTGAATCTTCAACCTGGCTTGTAACACTCCTTGTGAATGTTAGCTCCTCTGGTGACATAATGCTACCTCCTGCGTCATCCGAGTATCTCATAGAAGGAAATCTCAAAGTAGGTTCAAATATATCATTACGAGATACCAAATCAGCAACGACCAGATTTTTGCAGATAGCACTAATTCTTACGATCATCATATCGATTTTATCACTCGCTTTGATGATGGTAAAATTCATGTCTTTTTCAGAAATACGCCTGAGCGAAGATTCGATATCAAAATCATTATTTGGATAATTATCCGAAACAGTAACACTATGCCAGCCAGAACCGTGAGGAGGAGCATCAGTGATTAGGAATAGATTTTTGACATCTGCGTCATCCCAATTAAGATCTACGGCAGCCTTCAATCCTCCAGCAACATCTTCACAGCAATCATTTCCGCCATATGCTTTAACAATATTAATATCACCTGTGAAATCCACAGTATTAGAAGTAAAATCTACAACCTTCAACTGTTCATTATCTCCGAAGTCGCGGTAGAATACAGCAGCCACTTCAAACTCTATTTCAGAGTGTTTGTTGCGAAGATCGTTTACAACATTGATTGTCTGAGTCTTTGCAGCTTCAATCCAAGGTCCCATAGAACCGGTAGCATCAATAACAAAACACGTCTTAACCTTCATTTTCTGATTTCCACTTTTATGAAGTAAAAATGAATCCATTTTGAAATCAAAAACATAATAACAACACAATGGACGATATCAAAGTTAAGCGCAACAAGAAGAGCGATAAGGCTAAAAAGAACTTTGAAATGAATGGAGGTAAATCTCAGAAGCATGTACGTTTAGCAGAACAGGTAACGAAAAAAAAATGAACATGCTAAAGCTTTAATGCCCCATCCTTCGCAGGAAAGCCGTCATGACCAACCATTTTTTAGTCACGTCCGCGCACATTCATTCAAACCTATTGCCCCGTTCTCGCAACAAGCAGTCGTAACCACCTTTAGATTGTTACGTCCTATATCCGCCCTACCAAAGTTTCATATTGAAGCTGCCCCTATCCCCCATCCTCGCAGCCTCACGTCGCGATCACCAATAATTACTTACCATCGCGTCCGTATGTCGCCCCAAACCAATTCGCGACACTTCGTCGTGACCTCCTCAAATACAACCCCGCAGATTGAAGTATTTTACTTTTTGTCACGTCCGTCTACATGCCCCGTTCTCGCATGTAGCTGTCATAGCCTACGCTACGTCCTTACTCCCTCAAAACTCATAGATTTGAAACCACTACAACATTCGAGAGTAATGTCTGTTGTAATGCCTATATGCCCCGTTCTCGCATACAAGTGTCGCAGCCGCCCGCTACGTCCGTAACCCTTACCTACCCAACGACAAACTGCCCCACCATGTCGCAGTCTGCGGTCAACACCTCCAATTATACTCATGTGTTGTCCCAAGGCTTTTGAGCAGTGTATAAACGCCTTCACATTATACCCTATTGCTCACTGTTCTACTTCCCCGGAAACCCCCGGATCCGTTTTGGTGAGTTTGGACCCTTTAAAACGGATTGACCCAATCGGATATACTTCTACTATCAAAGATGCCACGCAATATCACAGGAGGTTCTGGTCACAAGTCTCGTCGTAACGGCGAAGGCAATGCTACAAAGAAGAACAGGTGTGTAATCGAAGACTTCATTTATGATATCACTAATGATGGCGAGTGCGAAGGCGTTCATGTTGCAAAGGTTACCAAAAAAATGGGCGATGGAAGGATGGAAGCATTCTATTTTAATAAACATAATCAGCAGATTACTGTCATTGCTCCTCTAAAAGGATCTATGAGAGGTCGTGGGAAATCTCAAACACCTGTAGACGTTGGTTCTATCGTTCTTCTGAACGAGACTGGTCTAGGTGGAGGCATTTCTCATGAAATCTTTGCGGTATTGACAGCTGCTCAAGCAGCACATGTACAGAAAGTGTTGAAGCTAGATGATCGCATGGCTCCTAAGATTGAAGGAGGACTTGACACTGAAGATGGGTTTGCTTTTGATCACGGAGAGCAAGAAAAGATTGAGGAATCTATTGATATCGACACTATTTAACAGGGCGTTTGATAGTATGATTCGAAGGCATAGGCGGTTCTACTCCCTTCTGTGGAGATTTTTTGAATAATCTTGAAATAAATCCCAACAGTATCACTATTGCGGCGATTAACAAAAAGCCACCAAACACAAACTTAAAACTTCTCCATTTGTAATCGCTGTATGAAGAAGATGTGCCTAGCGCATACAAATCTACAAATTCAGCAAGGTTGACCATTTTATATTATATTAAACAATGGAAGAACATCTTCGCCCACATCCAGCCAGTGTAAAGGTGGGGACCAATCTTAAAATTAAAAAGAAGTTTGCTAACAGAACTGACGCGTTTACATATGCTTTCAACGATAAAAGCTATGTCGATTTTGATATTTACAATATTCTGAAGAAGCCTACAGTCGATCGTTCAGGTGTTTGCAACGCTATTTCGACATCTAAAAAGCCTGTTGTCTTCTTTTTGTGTTACGATGTTGGCGACAATAAATATCTCAATCTTTTCATTCGACATATTGTTTGCTGTGTTGCGTTTCCATCGGCAGACAAAGTGCGCATTCTTTTTTTCGATATGAGAGATTTGTGCGATATCTCTAAAAAACATCAAGAGCATATCGAAGAAGAGATCGGACGCAAATGTGGTAAAAAAGTTATTCTTGAGAATGCTTCGTGTTTGACTAATAAATGCATATATCTTCAAAAATTCAAAGGCGATTATGAAGTAGGCTGGTGTATTGCATGGGCTCTTTTCTTTTTAGATAAAGCGATAACAAGCGATCCTACTTTAGTGCATAATATCAATAACATTAAACACTTTTATAAACATGTGTATTCTATACTTTCAAAAGCCAATTCTAATAGACCTATAGAAGAATGGTATGTTAAATCTTATTCTGAAGTTTAACAGAATTAACAACAGGCATCTGATTGATTAAAATTTGTTTAGATTTTTCTTTGAAGTCAAACCCACATTCATGGTCTTCAGGCATGCGATGTTTGATACAGAATATGTTTTTGCACGAGCATGTGATTGTGAGCATAACCTTCTTCTTACAGTACGCGCAGTTCATTATGGAAAAATGGGTTTCTTTTTATTTTGTATTTGTATTTTTCCGTTTTAGTAAACTGCAGCTGTTCTGGATTCAAGAATCAGAATTGATCCAACAAGATAGAAGAGTATTGCCTTTCCGACAAAGAAGGAGTCGAGGAAATCGACTGCCCAGAACATCAGATAGTAGATACCCAACAAAGTGAGTATCAAACCGATCAAAGTCAACCAACCTTTCAAATTATTGTTACGCATGATAAACCTGTGCTCCCACGGTTCTAGTTTAACGAGTACTGTACGTATTTTCAGTGTACTCACAAATCCGTTTTGACGATATAGTCTATACACTGTGATAGCGATTTTGGTCTGTCATCTGCTTCTAATAAAAGAGACAATGCAATATATGAAAGTTTATCACGATACTGTGAATGTTCTGCTTTCTTTCTGAAATCTAATATAGCACCTGCTACTATTCTTTTGACTCTATCATCGATATACTTCAACTCCTCTAGCTCATTTTTTTCATCAATTATATCATCGCAAAATGCCAATATTAGAGATCCTATCATTTTAAGCTCGTCTGAAATCATATCTTTCGATACCATACGAATATAGTAATACATTGAAGCACTTCTTGCTGAAAACTTATTAGGTGTACATCTTTGTGCAAGTTCACATTCGTATACACGTTGCATCAAAAGACGTTCTTCAACAGTACTATCGATATAGTCTTCTGTAGAACAGTCGAGAACATAGTTTACATTTTCAATATTGAATCCAGATGCCAATACTTTTAGTAGTCTTATCTGTTCATCAATAGGTTTTGAATCGATTATATCATCTATTTTGAATGAAAGATTGATTATTCCATTTGAAGCTAATGCGTGATCTTTGATAGAGTCACGATTATCTACTCCATCGCATTTGGGTATAGGCAGGCATGTTTTAGAAAGGCTTTGATACAGTTCAATAATAATGGGATATTCGTCATCATAATCTGAACACATCTCTTCAAGGCATTCGATGGCTGTTATAATTTCTGGAACTTCTATTTCGTTTGACTTAATATCTCCGAATCGTCTATTTCTACTGTTGAATTCAGTAATAGCCTTATCCATCTCTTCTACGCTAAAATCTGGCCAACATGTTTCAGTGAAATAATACTCAGCATAAGCAGATTCCCACAAAAGAAAGTTAGAAATACGATATTCTCCAGATGTTCTTACAACAAGATCAACATCAGGCAAAGGAAAGTATTCCGAAATAGCGTTAGTAGTCAATGATTCTAAAGGTTTGTCTATTGATTTGAACACATCAAGTATTTCCTCACGTCCACCATAAGAAATACAAATCGATATCTGAGTACCAGTGTTAAACGATGTTTCGTTTTCTAATTTTTCGATATGTTCTAAAAGTTCGGAGGGTATGTATTTTCGAATCCCGATGCATTTTACCTTGACATTGTTGGAAAGAACCCAATCCTTCATCTCTTTCAGCAAATCGCGTGCACAGTTCAGAATATGATTCAGCTCTTTTTTAGGTCTGTTCCAGTTTTGTACAGAAAGTGCATAAAAGGTAACATATGGTATTTTTCTTTCACAGCAAGCCTTCATAATAGTATTCGCGGTGTGTCCTCCTCGCGTGTGTCCTTCTATTCTTGGTAAACCTTGACGAGTAGCCCACCTACCATTGCCATCCATGATAAATGCTATATGGTTTACCATTTTCTAATTGAGCTAAAGAAATCTCTTCATTTATAGCATAACACATCACACTGTCGAAGCTACTAGTTCACACTGAAGCGATTAGATTGCGTGCAAATCTTTGGAAAACTGCCCTTCCAAGCATAAAACCGTTCTATGCTGTAAAATGCAACAATATTCCCATTATACTTAGGACGCTTTCTGAGTGTGGTACCGGGTTTGATTGCGCTTCGGCGGACGAGTTTGAAAGTGTTAGAGGACATGAGATTATTTATGCTAATCCATGCAAATCAAGAAGAGACCTATTAAAGGCGAAAAATGAAGGCATCAAGTACACAACATTCGACTCTCTGAACGAGTTGAATAAAATATATGAAATAATACCTGATGCAAAACCTATTTTGCGCATTCATGTTGACGATAAGGGTGGTTCTAGAATACCTTTAAACAAAAAGTTTGGAATGACTCTGAAAGATGCACATGTTTTTTTGAATTCTAAAATATACGGAATCGCATTCCATGTGGGAAGCGATTGTACCTCCACAAAATCATATGAAAGCGCTTTTGAAAGTGTTAGACAGTTCTTGACCCTTTTTGACAAAAATCCCAATTTTGTGCCTGAATTACTCGATATCGGTGGTGGGTTTTCAGGAAATTCAATGAATAATGATTTTTTTATAAATGAAGTAGCACCTTTGATCAAGAAAGAGATAACAACTCTTCCTTTTCACCGTGTTATTGCAGAACCTGGTAGGTTTTTCGCAGAAGAATCGTGTTCCTTGAATGTTGAAGTCATTGGGAGGAAAACACTACCAGATGGTACCGATTGTATCACAATAGACGAATCTATATACGGTATATTTTCCGGGATTCCGTTCGACGACTTTAAACCAAAGTTTCAGTGTATCACTAAATCGGGTGATACGAAGCCTTTTACCATCTTCGGTCGCACATGCGATTCCGCAGATCGTATTGGTGAAAATATTATGCTTCCATGCAATATCAATGATGGCGATATTCTCCACATCCCTTGCATAGGCGCTTATTCTTATGTTTCAGCTTCCGAGTTTAACGGTTTTCCTCGTACCGAGGTTCAAGAACTTTTGCAGCACTAATTACTTTTGTATCCATGCTTACGTCCCAAATAGTTTCTGTCAGCCTTAGCAGTCTTAGATGTTCTAGGACTTGTTCTCTTTGTGTATACCGATAAAGCATTAAGCTTGCGGTATACAGAAAGCGCACCATACTTTTTGGTAGCCTTGTTCAGAGCCCTGTGTCTTGAGGTTGCCTTCTTTGTCAAAGCATATCCTACACTCGATAACTCTCCCTCTTTTAGCTTTCCGATACCAGGCTCACCTCCAGGAAGCCCTTTTCCTTTTCTACCTACATCCTTGATACAGGCTCCTTTCACATGAACACCATTCTTCTTGGTGTAAGATTTACGATGGATCTTTCCAGATGGACACTTGTGCATTTACTATTGTACGCGAAATTTATAGCCAATAGCATCTGATTCTCTCTAAGAATATGAAAGACTCATTGAAGACAGTACTGAAGTCGTTTCCATTCTCAGACATTGCCAAAAGGTGATATAGGACAGGATTCTTTGCAGAAAAGAACATAGGCTTGGTAACATCAAATTTAGGCTTCAGATCGGGATAAATCTCATCTCCAGGCACTCTCCCTGTAAGGTTTGTTGCTATAAACTCTAGAGGCTCATTCTTCAATTGTTCAAGTTTAGGAGATGTTCCAATAGTCACATCATTTCCTTTCTGAAGTTGAGAAAGTATCTTCGGTATATCGAAATCTGTGGGCATCTCTGTTTCACGAGCAGCCTGTGCGATGTTATTATCTGCAATGTTCTGTCTTCTGCCATACTTATTGGCGAAAGGTATCACATCGAATAGCTTTTCTCCATCATTATTCGTCACATTTGAAAGATATTCAAGATAAGGTCCCATTGTTTCAACCAAATCTTGAGAAGGGAACATCACAAACTCGTATATCTTTCTTCCTACACGTTCACATTCAGGATCTTTGATACATTCGCAATTAGGTTCCACAAGACTGTCATAATATGAAGGACTTCTGTCTGCGGCTGCACCTTGCTCTGCTGCAACATCCTCACCTGTTAAACATTCAGGATGTTCGATGATTGATTTTTCAACACGAGTATTATCAGGCTTCTGGAAAAGATAGTTGTCGGTCAACCAGAGATACTCGATGGGAAGCTGAATGTAAGCAAGAGGTAACTGATATTTGAAAATATTGAAGGCAAGAGATATCACGCGATCATCAGCCTTTCCAGGATTAGCTACATTAGAAAGAGTCCATGTCTCTAAAAGATCTAAACTTGCAGGAGTATTGGCAAAATATTGAATACCTCCAGAGGTCTCAAATGTATAAGGATCGAAACATACATCTCCATTCAAATACTTTCTGTTTGCACGAGGATCTATATTCCATCCACGAGCCATGAAATCAAGCCCATCCATATCAAAGATCTTAGGATACACGTTTGCTCTCATATCTCCGTCAATGTATACAACGGCAAGATCGCTTCCATTAGGTCCTTTACCTCTGCACGCTTCAAGAGCTTTTTTGATGAATACGGGCTTCCCGTTGATAGCAGCCTGATAAAGAGGACGCCCGAAAGGATATTCCTGTGTTAAAAAATTGCAGCCTGCCCTTCTACAGTCGTCTTCGAAACGAGCAATCATCGCTTCAAATTTTAGGGCAGGTGTTTCACGGTACAAACGATTTCTAGCTTCATCTGCAGAAATACCTAAATCGGCAACAACATTTCTTGTTTTAGTTTCGCGAACTCTTTCCATTGCAGAATCAATAGCTCTCTGCATTGGTCGACTCTCCAGCTCTCTTGCAATTGCCGCCTCCTTTTCAGTCGCATCTCCAATATCTCTGATATAATCGTAACCAGCAATTTCAGCTCTTAATTCATTGATTATTTCATCTCTATCTTCCTTCTCGTATGCAGCACAAGGATGTTTTACATTGTTATTGGTATTTCCACGTCCCCACCAGTAAGTAACGATTACAAACTTACTATTAGGATTCACAATAGTAGGATCAGGAAGTTGGGTAGTATTCACAATGTTTATAACTTCATTCGCAGCTGCAACACGTTCAGCATCAGTGGGAGGAACACGAGCAGGAGCAGTTACAGGACCAGAAGCGGGGACAGGAGTATCAGGAAGCGCAGGTATTTCAACAGCAGCAGGTTGAGCTTCGGGGAGATTTAAACTCCTTCTAGTACTAGAAATTAAACTACCCACATGTCTATTCATTTCTTCATTCAAAGATGCGCCCATTTCAGGACTGATATTGGTAGAAACATGCTCTACAGCGCGACTAGTAACCGCATTAGCATGATCTGCTAATGTGTTGACAGTTCTGTTTGCAAAATCTTCCATAGATGTTGCATTTACTGCATTTTCGGCATGCTGTCTTAATGCAGTTCTAGCTGCTGAAGCGAGTGACAACATATGAGGTCTCATAGCACTGCTCAAAGTATTAGCTGCAGCTGGACTAACCCTTCTGGTAATATGATCTGTAGCAAGATCTAATAAAGAATTCCCGTGGCTTTCAACCACTCTACTTGTCATTGCAGCTAAACGCCTCCTAAGACTTGAAGTATCCCGATTGTCACGCGGAACAGAAGCAGAGTTTTGACCACCCTTCTTGGTTAGATGTTTCGATGTAGAATGTTTCCCAGCTTTCTTTGTGAGCATTCTGGCGCGATACCTCTCCATTATACATTGCATCCAAAATGGATTTTACCATAAACAACTCATGATTTTTCAAAGATGTACTACACTACACTAGGTGAACGTATTCAGTATGCAAATAGCTTTGACGATGCTGATATCTGTCAATTCTATCTTTGGATAATCAAAAATCTGGATATGGCTAAAATTGCAGAAAGACTCCGTGGACCAAATATCAAATTTGTGTTATTTCAATATCACAAATATGAGAGACTTCCATCCGGTAAACTCATTTCAGAAATGTTTGAAAGGTCTGGTAAAAATATCATTCAAAGCATCTTTGGACCTAAGATGACATCTTACTCTCGTCGTAAGCCAATCTATGTTGGACACGGTAGGACTGCTCTTTCAAAGAATGTTTATCAGGTTGTACTCACCAATACTGATAATATGGACAGATATGTCAGAGATGACGACACGTTTAGTGTAAACCTGTAACTTACATATAATGGCAGGAATACTCTTCACAAATGAAAAACTTTTTTTAGCTGGATACAAATCTTTCAAAGGTCATATCACAGGCATCGGTGGAAAACAAAAACAAGGCGAATCTCTTTTCACAACAGCTGTTCGAGAAACACTTGAAGAACTCTTAGGTATCACAGACATCAATCAGCATGAACTAGAGCTGTTTGAAGCGATTAAACCGTTCAATACTCTCAAAAATCACGGATACACTCATTTTTGCTGCTCTTTTGTGGATTTAACACTATTTTTAAGGTTTGCATACATTATCAGGAAAGTTACACCGTTCTACGACCTTTTTCCGTGTACATTGGAAGAGCTTCTGCTTGAAAGAAAAAACTCAGAAGATTCTGAGATTTCTCATTTAGCGCTTTTGCCTTTCGTTAAAGATGTAAGAGTTGCAAATCATCTTGTTGATGATATTAACCTCTACGAGACGCCTGCTTCCATGAAGTAGAACAGACTGCACACTGATACATCCATACCACATTGTCCTTGTCAATCTTTACACCAACAATATCAGATTCTTTCCCACGTGTAGGGCATTTATCGTTAGGACACTCGATTGTGTTGAAACGAGGAAGAGTAGGGTCCTGAGAAAGATAGGGGTTCGCTGCGAGTCTGGCAGTAGTGTCCTCTCTCAGATTATGTTCATACAAGAGCGCCGGTGCATCTTCAACATAAGAACATTTTCTACATTTTAGCTGAACCTGTCCACCCTCGGTCTGCTCGATGGTATACAGCATATTTTTGCAATCGGGACAGAACTTCATATTGTACTATAAAACATTCAAAGTTTTAAAGATTTATCCATTTTGTATGAAACGGATTCGGCTCGACTCTTTTTCTATGGAGACTACATACTTAAGGATACAATGCCTGTTACCGAGACACTCGTCAGTTTCTTGGAACGCAAGCGTGTGCAGGGATCCGAAAAGCACACCCACACTTCTATGGGTGCTTCCCCCAAAGATATGGGTAAATACTATATCGGAGAGGACGATCTTGAAGAGTTTTACACTCTTTACCACGACTATGTCGAGGTTTCTAGGAACAAGATCTGGCTTATCGAGGCACCGACCCAAATCGGTCCTATGCGTGTTGATTTGGATTTCGCTTATGATGCCGAAGTCCGCAAGAATCAGCACACACAGGACCAGATGATTCAATTCACTAAGAAGTACGTTTCAGCACTCCGCTCATACATCCAGGTTCCCACCGAACTTGATGTGTATGTCATGGAGAAGAAGCGCCCTACTCCTAAAAAGGGTGGTCTTGTCTCCGGTGGTGTTCATATTCTTATTCCTTCTATTCGTTCTACCAAACATGTTGAAAAGTCTATTCGTGACATTCTTCTGACCGACATGGGAGAGATCTTCGGAGATCTTCCTCTCAAGGAAAAGGAGTGGGACAAGGTCTACGATAAGGGTATCGCTAACCGCTCTGTAGGTTGGACTATGTACGGCGCTTCAAAGCCCGATGGTCTTCCTTATCGCACTGCGTATTGCCTTCGTTTTACTGAAGATGATATTGAAGTAGTCGATGCAGACAGCGATGTTGAACCTGAGCTTCTCAAACTTTATAGCACTCGCGTGACAGACTCTTCTTTGGAGACTCCTATGACAGACAAGGCAAAGGATATCTTTGGAGAACTCCCAGAGACATCAGAGAATGTTCGCATTTCTGGTGGAGGCGCTGTTAAGCCTGGTCGTGGACGTCCCGCAGAACGTAAGATCGCCGGAAGCAGAGACTCATCTCCCAATCCTGGAATGATTCTTCGTCCTCTAACTGATGAAGAGCGCGCATACTATCATCAGCATGTTATGAATCTTTCAAATTCTCGTACAGAAGATTACCATGAATGGGTTCTTGTGGGTCAGTGTCTTAAGAATATTCATCCCGATCTTTACGACGAGTTTGAAGAGTTCAGTCGCAAGAGTGATAAGTTCAATCTTCGCGAGTGCATGAAACAGTGGAACGCATTCAGCTTCAGAAACGATGGTCAGAAGGTTCAGATCGGTACTCTATTGTACTGGTCGCGTCTCGATAATCCCGACAACTATAAGGATATCCAAGATCAGAACATCATCAGAAAAGTCGACACTTCTATCGGAGGTACCGAGTACGATGTTGCTTCCGTCGTTTATGCCAAGTTCAGTGATGTGTACAAGTGTGTATCATTTGGTAAGAATGTATGGTTCAAGTTCACCGGACACGTTTGGCATGAGCTAGATCGTGGTGTTCAGCTTCAACAGGAACTCTCTACCGAAATCTGGAAGGTTTTCAAGAATCGCGCTCGTTTCTACGGCAATCAGCTCACTGATGGCTCTATTCCTATGTGCAATACCAAGGATCCTAAAGCATGTGGTTGCCAGTTCTGCGAATGCTCTTTGAAGGAAGCTGCTTTCCTCCAGATCTGTAACAAGCTCAAGACCACGAAGTACAAGGAGAACGTTATGAAAGAGTGCAGGGAACTCTTCCTCGATGAAGCATTTGTTAAGAAGGTTGATGAAGATCGTCAGCTCTTGGCTTGCAGAAACGGTGTGTTCGATATGAGGTCTCTTCAGTTCCGTGATGGTAAGCAGGAGGACTATCTCTCGTTCACTACTGGTCTTGATATCGATTCAAATCTCCATTACACACAGTATCCTGCTTGGAATGATGTAGACAAGTTTATCAGAGATGTGCTTCCAAACAATATCGTGCGCAACTATTTCATGGGTCATCTTGCAAACTGTTTGTCTGGTGCAGCATGCCAGCGTTTCCACATTCTTACAGGTACAGGTTCTAACGGAAAGTCTATGTTGATGAATCTCGTTGAAACAGCTTTAGGTGATTACGCTTGTAAGGTTCCTATCTCTCTGATCACTCAGGGACGTAACAAATCTTCTGCTGCTTCTCCCGAGGTTATTCGTTTGAAGGGACGTCGTTTCATCACTATGCAGGAACCCGATGAGGCTGTTCCTATCAATACCGGTCTTATGAAAGAGTTGACTTCTTCTGAAAAGATTCTGTCTCGTGATTTGTACGCTGGATCAAAGTCTATGATTGAATTCGAGCTTCAGGGTAAGTTCCATCTCGCGTGTAACGATAAGCCCAAGGTGAACTCCAATGATGGCGGTACTTGGCGTCGTTTGGTTGTGATCAACTTCACTTCTAAGTTCGTTCAGAATCCCGGTCCTGGACAGTTCAGACTCGATACCACAATCGAGCACAAGGTGAAGTCTGAAGCATGGGGTCGTGCATTCTTGGCATACCTCATCAATGTTTACAAGGAGAATGCAGGTCTCGATATCTCTCCTCCAGAGCTTGTCATGGAATACACTTCAGAATATCGTGAAGAGAATGATGCTATCACTAAGTTTGTTCGTGAGTGCACTCGTACTGTTGAAGATGACGAGGTTGTAGTGCCCGTACGTCGTGAAGTGCTCACAGATGCCTTCAAACAGTGGTGGGAGTCTAATCGTGGAACTCGCGATTGGAAGATCCCTGAGATGATGAAGGCTATTGAGACAGTATATGGTAAGTATCAGCGTGGTGGATGGAAGTCTTTCCAACTCCAACAGGATGACGAGTAAATCAGTGTTTAAAAATATGCATACCCTCCTCTGTGCGCCTTTCTGGTTTTGCGCGCTTTACGGGTCTTGCGTGACTTCATTCCGAGTACACGTTTAGCAGTTTTGGTGCTTTCTGCAATCAACTTTTTCAACTTCTGTAACATTATCTTCTGTGCACATTTTTACGCGTGGTTCTTCTCTTACCACCCTTGCGAGTCTTACGCCTTCTACGTCCAGCCATCTGGGTAAGAGGTGGGGTGACAGGAGCAGTTTCAGTCATAGCAACAGGAGGTCCACTGACCTTTGATTTCACCGTGCTCACGGCACCACTGACGGCACCGGTCACAGTATCAACAGCACCACTTATAGCATTTCCTATGTTTTCGAAAAAACTCATTTATACCTTCACTGGTAGATTTTTCTCAACCATCTGCTGGCATACCTTTCAAGAATATGAGCCGTTACAAACACCATAAGCAATGCCAATCCAAGGCTCAATGTATGCACTACAACATCGCCTAATTTTATTGTAATACCGCTAACCGTTGTAAACTTAAAGTCGTGTGCCTCTTCCGCTGTTTGGAAAGGCGATAATACAGGTATCAATATATCTCTGATGAGTGCTGTGAAAAATTCAGACATCACTGTTCCGAGATATATAGCCAACGCAGACAACAAAAGTAATTCTTGACCAGTCTTCATTTGATTCAAAACGGATACATTTTTATACGTTCATCAGAAATACCATACAAGCTAGAATGAACGTGTTTAGTACTATCTGCATTTCTCTCGAGAACGCTAAGGTTGATACTGCTGGTAAGATATTTATTCTATATAAGACCGAGAATGAGCCTCTTGCTTATACAGCTTTGAGTTACAACAATGAAATGAGCCACAATTATTATCACATCAAACCTGCTAGTCTGACTGGTTTCAACATCAAAGACAACATGGATGAAATGGTCGAGTTGACACCTGAGTCATTCATCCGTGAAGTAAACATACGTAATGGACACTATAACTATACAACTGGAAGATATGGAGATACTACTATTGTAAAGATGGGACCTAACATCCCTATCGTAACTAGTTTCGATACTTCTGGATGGAATGAGATCTTTACTACAAAGTTTGACAGCTCTTGGTCCAATGTTTGCAAGTATGTCTACTACAACAAAGCTCAGCTCAAGTACGGTCTAAAGAATCGTACATTCAGACAGGATGGTAACAGATGTGTCCCTACAAAGGATGGTGTTCTGTTCTCATTGAGCAATGAGACCAAGTTTGATATGAATGATACCTGCACAGTTCATGGAATCCCTATGGCATGGATTGTCATGAATTGGATGAAGGTCGATAAGACTACTTCCAAGAAGTCTGTTATCGATCCTGCTCTTAAGAATCTGTTTATGAGACTCTACAATATGAAAACATATTACACAAACAGCGGTATTAGGTTCTATTCTCAGGATGAGACCGATACTATGCAGGAGTATGTCGTGTTCAAATCTTATGCTACAAGTCGTTCCCACAAGCGTCTAAACAATGATCAGATTCAGAAGCTTCTTGAGAATCCTAATCTCTGGTATGCTCCTCGTTGGGGATCCACTCTCACACGTGTGCCTCTCCTCACAAACAAAGATACAGAGTAAATAATGGATACACGCTTTTGGGGACCAGCAGGATGGCAGCTATACCATCTTATAGCTGAAACATATGACGAAAAAAAACAAGAGAAATATGAACTATTTTTCAATTCTATGAAGTTTGTATTACCTTGTCGTTTTTGCAGAGAGAGCTCTGCCAAATTTTTAGAGGAACTACCTTTACACTCTTCGATGAAGAGCAAAAACACACTGACAAAATGGCTGTACAATTTCCATAATCTTGTCAACAATAAACTCAGAATGCAATGTAAAGAGGATCCGAAAGTGATCTGTCCTCCTCCCGATCCTTCGTATGAAAAGGTAAGAGAGGTCTATAAAGAATTACTGAGCGTACCACCGAATGCACCTCCAGGATTAGATTTTTTGTTTTGTGTAGCATACAACTATTCTGATTCTCCTTCAACAGATACCATTCAAGCATATTTTCATACATTCAAGGGTCTTGCAGAAATATATCCGTATCCTGAACTTAGAAAGATAATCAAAAAACATAGTGTTCAATATCCTGTTGAAAATGCCCTGAAATCAAGGGAACAGCTCCTGCATTGGTGGTACAATCTTGCAAAGAAGTTATGTGCTGCTACAGGATTTGAAATAGGATCATTCAGAGGAACACTTCAGAAATATGGAAGGATCAAAAGCTCATGCAACAGAGGAAAGACATGCAGAAACGGTAGAAAGATCAGAGATCATGCAAAGACTTTTAAGATCACACATGAACGTTTAGTACATTTACCTTCTAGTGTCAGGCTTGAGTAGATCAGATATTTTTATGATTATTTCTTTCGGTGGGAGAGGTTCGATTATGATAGGAAACGGTCTCATTATTATATTAAACATAAACAATGCCTTCCCTTGTTGCTGGACTTAACACAATTACAGCAGATGGCACATATACATTCCCAGCAGGCGTATGGGATGTTGCTTATGAAATGATAGGAGGCGGAGGTGCAGGTAATGGAGGATTTGGAAAAACTTCATCTACTGGTGATCTAAATGGAGGTGGTGGCGGTGGTGGCGGTCAGCGTCTTACAGGCACCTTTTCAACAAATCCTGCAAGTTCAACTGTTAATATAACAATTGGACTTGGTGGTATTTATATTACATCAGGCACAAGTCCACTGTTTTTTGGAGTGGCTGCACCGGGTACAGATACCATTCTAAATTATGATACTTTATCGATTACAGCATATGGAGGAGGAGCAGCTAATGCTAATGGTAAATTAGCAACGCCCGGATTTAGTTTAGGCGCCAATTCAGGAGGTATTGGTGGAGGACCGTATGATTCAATGCTTAATCCTATAGATCCTCCAGGTCCAAACCGTTATGATGGAGGGCAGGGATCTGACCAGAATGGAAGCGGTAGCAGTTATACTACTAGTCAAACAGCTACCAATGGTATAGGTGCAACTGCTACTCAAGGTCTAGGTGGTAATAATACTCTTGGCGGAGGTGGTGCAGGAGGTGGAGGAGGAGGTGGTTATAATGGTAGTGGTGGTAATGGTGCTAGTTATAACGGTAGCGGCACTTATGGTCAAGATGCACCAAATTACGGTGGTGGTGGAGGTGGTGCATGGCAAGATGTTGCTTTTGGAACAGCAGGTGCAGGAAAGCAGGGTGTTGTTTTTTTAACATTAAATGAAGTTATTCCGCCTGAACCTGCATCTCCGAATAACATATCACCTATATGTTACGCAAAGGGTACATTGATAGGTACTTCTCGTGGGATGGTACCTATTGAACATCTGTTGATGTCCGATAAAATCAGAACATATGATCGTATTGAAGAAAATACATTCAAACCTGTACACGGTGTTCCTGTTAAAACTCTCACTAGAGTAGAAGACACTCGATTCAAAAATAGATTTGGTGATATTAAATTCATCGGAAAATTCACCGTTGATATCATGAATGAAAAGACTGCACCTATTCGTATCACTGCCGGTTCTCTCGGAGAAAATCAACCTGAAATAGATTTGTTAGTATCTCCTAATCATTCTATGTTGGTAGGTAATCGTCTTATATTCGCTAAGTTTTTGGTAAATGGTTCTACCATATATCAGGACATGTCTTTCAAAAAGATAGAGTATTATCACGTCCTGTCTGATGATCATTATATCATTAATGCTAATGGTGCTCTTTCTGAAACATTAGGTTCTGAAGAGTTGGCTATTTTTGAAGCATTACATACATTTCCAGAGAATGTTGAAACAATTATAGATACAAAAACAAAATACAATTTTAAAATAGTGTCCAAAAAAGTAGAATCTGTAGAATTCAAGACAATACCCGAATATAACTTTACTGAAATGACATTTTAATGAATAAAATATAGTTAAAAACTATAAAAACAATGTCGTTAACACCAACTCCTGATTGGGTACAATCAGTGTTGGGAAGTGGGTTTGATACTGTAGAATCGGTTGTTACAGACTCTACAGGTAATGTGTATATATGCGGGTATACTACTTCAAACTCTGTTACTATTGGCGGAACTGTGTATAATGTTCCTGCTACTACTGTTAACGAAGCTTCCTATATAGCAAAGCTCAATAGTTCAGGAGTAGTGCAATGGCTGCGTTGGATAGACGGTAATAGTACTGGTACTGGAAGTGTTATTAGTTACAAAATTACCATAGACTCTACCGGTAATAGTATATACATTGTTGGTTCAACCGAAGTAACACCTGTTATTATTTATAATGAAGCACTAGCGTCTATTGCAACATATACAAACACTATACTAGGTGGAAATACAGCAGGATTTTTATTCAAGATTAATATTTCAGGTGTACCTCAATGGTTTCGTTTTTTTGCATCAAACGCTCTTGAAGAATTATATTCTGTTACAGTAGACCCTACAAGTGGTAATGTATGTGTATGTTCCAACGGAACAAGTACACTAAGTCAACTTAATATTGTCGATGGTGCAGGTGTATTCACTACGTTAACGTTCAACGTACCGACCGCAGGAATTAGTAAATGCTTTGTGGCAGAACTTACTAGTTCAGGCGCTTTTCAATGGTTGCGTTGGATAGATGGTATTAGCAGTGATATAGCAAACGAGATTGTAGCAGATTCTTCAGGAAATATGTACGTAACAGGAAATAGCGCTTCGCAAACAGTTAATATTTATGATCAAACACCGGCAATTATTGTAACATATACAAACCCTACAGGGTTTCCATTTGACGATTCAGCATTTTTATTAAAACTTGGTACTACAGGTGCTCCTCAATGGTTTCGTTTTTTCGATGGTGCTGTTTTATTCTCCACTGACAATGGTAAATCTGTTTCTACATATGCAGGATTTGTATATCTAACGGGAAGGTCCGATACTAATGCACTTGATTTTGTGAATGGCGCTGGCGTTGGAACAATATTATCACGATATGCGAGCCCTAATTCTTCTTTTTTACCTAACGATGCAGTATTTGTAGTAAAGCTTGATACTACAGGTGCATTACAATGGTTGCGTTGGTTAAATGGTAGTAATACTGAAGAATCGTACGAGATAACTACAGATTCTTTAGGTAATGTATATGTGACTGGAATAAGTGATTCATCGGCACTTACAGTATATAATGGTCCATCTTCACCGTTACCACCACCAGTTTTACCTTTAGTACTGCCTTCAGCTTTAGCATCATATCCAAGCCCCTCTACTGGAAGCGGTCAGGAAACTTTTGCAATTAAATTTGATAGTTTAGGTACACCTCAATGGATAATATGGATCGAAGGTGTTGGAGCTCAAATAGGAACCGGTATTAATGTAAATTCCAACGGTAATGTATATATAACTGGAATAAGCAATAATCCTACAATTTTTGTCTACAATAGTTCATTATCACTTTTAGCAAGCTATACTAGACCCGATACTAATATTTGGGGGTTCATATTGAAGCTACTTCAACTAGCTCCTCTTAACCCTATATGTTACGCAAAAGGCACTTTAATTGGTACTGATAGAGGATTTGTACCTATTGAGGATATCAGGCTTTCCGATAAAGTTGGAACGTTTGGTCGTATTGAAGAAAAAATGGTCAGACCTATACACGGTGTTGCTTACAAAGCACTTCTAAAAGTATTTGATACTCGATCAAAAAATAGATTTGCCAATATAAAGTTCATTGGTCATTTTACTGCAGAGGCTATATGCGAACATACTGCTCCCATTTGCATCACTGCTGGTGCTCTTGGAGAAAATAAACCTGAAAGAGATCTTTTTGTTTCTCCTAATCACAGTATGCTCATAGGTGACCGTATGATTTTTGCTAAAGATATGGTCAATGAAATAACCATATATCAGGACATGTCTTTTGAGAAAATAGAATACTACCATATCCTTTCTGATGATCATTACATTATTAATGCCAATGGTGCTCTTTCTGAAACTCTCGGAACTGAGGAACTCAAACTCTTCGAAACCATGATATACGCTCAGTCTAAGGTCTATGAACCTTTAGCATTAGAAAATAAATATCACTTACAGGATGTTGCAACCTAAACAAGACCCCACTGTTTTAATGCCATTTGACATGCATTCTGCTCTGCCTGTTTCTTAGATGAAGCTGTTCCAGTGCCCAAGATTACACCTTCAGGTGTACACACAGCCATCGTAAACTCACCCTTCAATGTATCCGATGAAAGCATCTTATACACCGGAGTGAAATGATGATTCTGTTGACACTGTTTCTGCATTCTATCCTTATAGTTGTCATCCTCTCGTAGAAGTCTAGAGATATCCAGATGTGTCTCAATCATGTTCGTAACAAAATCGTAAACAACATTATAATCGTATCCAGAATCCAACCAAAGAGCGGCTATGAACGCTTCCAGAACATCCCCAAGCTTTTCTAGATTCTGTCTTCCGTGTTCAGGTTTCATCTCTTCCACATGTTTTGAGATCACAAAGAACCTATCAAGCTTTAGATTATCCCTTGCAAGCAATCCTAATGTTCTATTGCGTACGATGAGCTTTCTGGTATTGGTAAGAAATCCTGGGTTCTCTGAAGGAAATCTCTGGTGAAGGTACGTTGCTACTACAGAACCCAACATAGAATCGCCTAAGAACTCCATCTGTTCATACGATTCTGTTTGAAGATCCATAACACCATAAGGACATGGTGCTAAAGCTGCAGGTTGACCTGTTAAAGTAGTGTATTCAGATCTTCGAACATATGTTGTGTGAATCATAGACTTCTGAAACAAAGACAGATCTTTCACTTTATAGTTTGAGATCCCACATGTGCGCAAGATAGAGTTTATATCCTCTGCACATAAGGGTATATTTTTCGGATTGTAAGGTGAGTATTCCATTGATATATGTAAAAATGTGTTATATGTGTAATCCATTTTTAATCTATTTTCCAAATATTTTAGTCAACCAAGAAATCTTTCTATACCTGTAATCGGGTCTTCCGTGACCATCGACCATCAAAACGAGCTCGTATTTATCACCATTTGCATCTGTGATTTTACGAGGCATATAACGAACATCGATATATTCTGGGTGGTTGCGTGTAGCTGCATGTCTGGTAACTATAGTAGGCATTTTCGACTAATATGTACTCTAATTACAAATCTATCAATCCGTTTTCATGCCTAGTGTTCTTTCAAAACCTACAGAAGAACACACAATAGGTGTTGCTGTTAATAGATGCTATGGAGGATTTAGTCTTTCAGAAAAGGCTGTAGAAATGTTGCGCACTCGTTTGGGTGATCCTAAAATTAAATCCTATTCATTTGATTCCTGTTATGATGGCGACGACGGATATTGCAGACATCATCCTGTTCTCATTGAAGTCATCAACGAACTTGGAGAAGAAGCAGATGGTTCTTTTGCAGAAATAGAGATAGTCTATATTGAAGAAAAATACAAAGGCTTCTATTCTATCTCAGAATACGACGGTATGGAAGGTATTAAGATCAATTATAATAAATTTGCAAATCATGAAATTAAACAGATATTGTATTCAGAAGATGACGACTCTACAAAGATTCAGAAGATGAAAGAGATCATTAAGTAAAAAAGTTTTTATTTATTTTTTTTGTTTTATTTATTTTTTTTGTTTAGTAAACCCAGCAAACCAAATCATATCTATTTTCTTGCATGTCTGGCATATCTGTGATATTTTGAGCGTCAAAGCACTCGTTCAACATATTGTCAATCTCCTGTCTCTGTGTATTCTGGTACATTCTAATCATCTTCTGAATCTTGTTTGCTGTGAGATACATCTTCAAACTCTTGACGATCTCTGTTCTCTTTTCCTTGATCTCCTTTCTCTTTGTAGCAGCCAATCTCTGCTCTCCACCCTTGATGCTGATGATGAGTCCCTCAACCCACTCTATCGCATCCTTCTGTTCTTCGAGATCACCAAAGTTGAGCCAAGGCTCGTTGATGTAATCATCGCGCTCTGCGAACAGCGAATTGAGCTGATCTATACGCTTCTTGTTTTCTGCATCTGCGCGGATCTTCTCAAGCTTGGTAGCCCACTTGAGCCACAAATCCCAGTTCTCGAAACGCTCCTTCTTTTTTGCCTTCTGCTTGAAGTCATCAAACTCTTGAGGAGTCATGTTGACGACAGCAGTCTCTTCTGCACGCTGCTTCTGCCTCTCTTTGAACTCGGCATCTTCTGCACGACGCTTCTCGAGACGAGTAGCCCAAGCCAGCCAGTCATTCCAAGAGTCGAACTTCTTCGAACCCTTGGCTTCCTGCTTAGCCTTCTCAAATTGCTTGAGGGACATCTTGAGGTAAGGTGCGTATTCGCGCTCCTCCTCCTCGACAATGTAATCACCCCAGGAAATTCCCGACTCCAACAAATTCATGAACAAAGACATCTTTTATTCGCTGTATACGCTGAAATGAACCTGTGCTCCCACGGTTCTGGTTTAACGAGTGATAGTCTAATTCTATGAGTACTCACGAATCCGTTTTGGTGAGTGAACGTACAAAAACAGCAAAAAAGGTTTTTGTCTTTTTTGTTTTTATTTATTTTTGTTTACTCCATATCGATCACAACATGATCAAAGCACTCCTTCAACATATTATCCACCTCTCTTTTCTCATCTTCAATCTCTTTCTTTCTCATAAATTCGTTGTACGCATTCTGAATCGCCAATGTAGCGTATGTTCTCATATATACGGTATTCAATTGAACCATCCAACTCCACCAAGCTTCCCAAGAATTCATCTTAGGTACGGTTGTAGGCAACCTATATCCCATGTCGATCATATCATATACGCTGAACATTTGAATGAACCTGTGCTCCCACGGTTCCGGTTTAACGAGTACTGTACATATTCTATGCATACTCACGGATCCGTTTTCATCAATGAAAAGTCGTTTTCATCAATAAGCAAGATCGCACACAATAGGACAATGATCTGATCCAAAGTATTCTGACAAAGAAGTAGAATCCACAATAGAATCGCGAATACTTGCTGAAACCATAAAGTAATCCAATCTCCAGCCGTTTGTAGGCTTCCTCGACTTGCAAAATGTACTCCAATGACTATACAATCTTTCTGAAGGGTGTTTGTACCTCAGAGCATCGACATAACCGTCTGTAATCATCCTCATATGATGGTATTTTTCTTGAGGAGATTGGCAGGCAGCAGTAGGATCCTGTTTTTTGTAATAATCCAGCTCAGAAGCACATACATTCAGATCTCCACACAGAATGATAGGTTTATCTGTTTCATCAATGATTTCAGACATATATGAGCGCAGAATACACTCCCAAACGCATCTTTCATCAAGACGAGCAAGATATGCCTTTGAATTTGGCGTATAGCATGAAATAACAACAAACTCTTCAAATTCAGCAGTGATAAGTCTACCTTCACGATTGAAATCAAGGTTATCCGTGTTTTCAATCTTGACTGGATCTATTCTATCAAAATTGTAAGTAACTTTCAACGGTTCTACTTTGGAGAGCAAAGCAACACCAGAGTAGCCTTTCCGAACTGTAGAATGATTTGTGTAGACAAAAGGCATTTGACTCTTAAGAAAGTCTAAATCTTTTGCAGAACATGTTTTGATCTCTTGAAGACACAGAATATCAGGGTTCTGTTCGTCAATCATAACCTTCAAACAATTATTGTCTGAAGTGGCATCTTTAGCACCGTTCTTCTGTTTCTTGGCAATCGCACGGATGCCGTTCACGTTAAAAGAAATAATACGCATCTCCACCTAATGTTCAACAAACAGAGTACTTACAAATCCATTTTTTCTAGAATAGTATATAAAATGAGCAACCTTCAAGCAATTATAATCCCTCCCGAGTCTGCAGACATGGCTCGTAATCAGATTGAAACTGAAATTAAAAGACTGGGAAAGACTGTAGCTGAGGGTAGTCAGTTAGAGTTCAGTCTTAACTATTTACAATCCAAAGCCAAAGGATGTGGAGGTGCTCGTAGAAAGCATACCAAAAAGGCAAAAAAGGGCGGAAAGAAGCATAAGAAGACACGCAAACATTAAAAAGGTAAAAAATGTATCTGTACAAATCTCTCATAAATATCGCTTCAAATCTCTCATAATAAATCTATTTATTCAATCTCTACATCGGTAAATCTTCCCTTCCCGATGTAACCGATGAGAACATCTCCTGCTTCTTCTGTAGAGCGGTAAACCTTACCGGATTTCTCACCTCTGAGAAGCGTTTCAT